CCGAAGATTTCAAACAGGACATTATGACTTATTTTAAGGAGAGAAAAGAGGACGAATAAAAAACAATAGCGTTAAAATAAATAATAATCTATACTTATTTTAACAACAATAATATGAGAAAAATAAAAGGAGGAAAAGCGATTGCGTCGGGTGGATTTGGGTGCGTTTTTAATCCAGCCATAAAATGCAAAACAAGAAAAAATAAAGACGCTGGTATAACCAAACTAATGAAAACTAAATACGCAAAGGCAGAATACAAAGAAATACAAGAATTCAAGGGTCTATTAGACGACATTCCAAATTATGGCGATTATTTTTTACTAGATGGATTTTCCTTATGCGACCCAGAAGAGCTTACAAAAGAAGATCTTGAAAAGTTTGACAAGAAGTGCAAATCGCTTAAGAAAATGGATATAACCGCGTCAAATGTGAACAAGTCATTGGACAAATTAATGTCATTAAACATGCCTTACGGAGGAGTTGATGTTGGTGACTACGTTGAACGAGAAAAAATGGATTACAAAAAAATTCACAAGATGAATTCTGCATTGATTGAGCTTTTTAAAAACGGAATTGTTCCAATGAACCAAAGAGATGTATTTCACTGCGACATTAAAGATTCCAACATTTTAGTAAAAGATGATGGAAATGCTGACGTAAAAACTCGTTTAATAGACTGGGGGTTGTCAACTACGTATAAAAGTGGTGCAAATATTCCAAAACCTTTAACAAATAGACCTTTTCAATTCAATGTTCCGTTTTCAGTTGTCTTGTTCAATGATACTTTTTCAAAAATGTACACAGAGTTTTTAAAGAAGCACAAGGAACCCAGTTTCTTTATTATTCGTTCTTTTGTTATTAATTACGTAATATCGTGGGTGAGTAAACGCGGTCCAGGACACTTGAAAGCAATTAATAGTATTTTTAAAGAATTCTTTGAGCGCGGATTAATTAACATTGAAGAACAATTTAAAGAAGATTTAATAGAATTTGATTATACGTTTTATTTTATATTTGAATACATATCTTATATATTGTTCAAATTTACGCGCAATGGAAAGTTTGATAAAATGGAGTATTTTAGTCAAGTGTTCTTGAAAAATTTAGACGTCTGGGGGTTTGTCATGACCTATTTGCCCATTTTAGAATATTTGACTGGATATTATAATAAATTATGTGACTGTGAAATGCAAATTGTTGATAAAATTAAAGAAATGATTTTATACGCCATTGAATGTAGTTATGTCCCAATTGATGTTGATAAAATTGTTGTAAAATTAGAGGATTTAAATGCGTTGTTTTTGAAAGCTGATAAAAAATCCACCGTGCATTTCCAAGAAAAACGCCCAACATCTAGTTTAACGCAATCCAAATCTAAATCCAAATCAAAATCAATGTCAAAATCCAAGTCAAAATCAAAGTCAAACACAAAAACAACGACGTCCAAATCTACAACAAAAAAATCTTCTCAAAAATCAAAGTCTAGCTCCAGAAACAAAACGTCAAAACATAGCATTTAGATATATTTTAATAATCTTGTCTTATATATATTATATTATTAAAATATGTCATCACCACCACCATTATCTAGAGTTGACTCGCAATCGGAAACACCAAGAATAAACCCACTAAACGGCGTTAGAAAGGTTGGTAATAATTCAGATGCAGAAACAAAAAGAAAAAAATTGTTAAAATCTAAAAAAACTCTAAAAAAATTAGAGGATGATCCTTACTATAAAGAACTTATGAGTTGTTCGTGTGCAAAAACTCCCGATTCCAAAGGGTTTCCCAAAATTCTTCCAAAAAAAACTCCTTCTTCTGGACCCAGGTCTAGCTATTCTCCTTCTTCTCTAGGGTCTGGTTCTCTCCCTCTTCGTGGAAAAAATGGAAAATGTATTACAGGTTCAGTAAGCAACGGCACAATTACATTCCAAAATTTTCCTAGTAACGGTCAAAATACAAAAAAAAATTACACAGATTATGGAGTCAATATAACACTTCCAGACGGAACGTCATATACTAATAGATGTTTTATATTATCATTGACGCATGTATTAGGAATAGACGTGTGCGAATTTTATGGCAATGTTATAAAAATACTGCAAAATACTTCAATTCCTCCCAATTTGTTGTCTAGACCAGAAATAGAAAAATTAAAAAATAAAAATATTGATGAGTTGCACGCAATTGAAGAAGACGCCAGCCTTGGTAAAGAAGAAAGAGAACTTGCCGGAAATATTGCAAATTACATAAATGAAAAAACGGTTATAATGTCAAATGGAAAAAACGGCCGAACCGAATACATTGACGGCTCGCTTTTTTTAAAATATTTTAAATTTGATAACTTATTATCAAATGGTTTAATACTTTTAATTACCGACAATAACAGTTTTAATACAAAGTTGGTAAATTCATCTGGAAGCATAGCAAAGGGGGGAGGAATTTATATAAACCCAAATGGAAATATAAACGGTAGACCAACTTTAAATACACCGATAATTTATAATTTGGGCGACACCCATTACGTTGTTGGTGACAAATTGACTGATCAAGTGTTATTAGACTCCATTATTGAACGATGTGATAATATGACGGGAGTCAACAACGACGCTCCCTTTAACTATCCTGCAATTATAAACTCAATGAAACAAACGGCAGGTTCGCGAAATAGAAAAACAAGGAAATTAAAGAAAACTAGAAAATCAAAAAAGAGAAAAAATAATAGAAAAACTAGAAGGAGATAAGAAAATTAATTATAATCTCGCATTATATTAATTATGAAACTAGAATTACTAATATTTGGTGTAACTGCATTTTTAGCTTACAATACTTATTATGATGGAAAATATACAAAAATGATAATGAAAAATAAAAAATACTTTCAAATTGCCTTTTTTGTATTTTTAGGTATCATCTTTTATCTCATGGTAAAGAGGAATCCGGCAAGATGCAAAAATATTCTTCTTCATGCCAACAATGTTGTAAAATATATGCCTATTGATAAATCCTCCATGGATATGCTTAGTCCATTAATAGACTTTACAACAACATCTAGCAACTCAAGTTTTATGGGCGACTTAAATAATGACAATAACATGGGTGCAAGTATGGGGACATTAAACGCAGAGAAACGCATTTTGCAATCTGGAGGTAAAAGCACAAAACGTTCAGTAAGTGAAACAAAAAAGAAATATGTAGCATCTAACCAAGATTGGAAATGTGGAGATTGCAAACAACAATTAAACGCTTGGTTTGAAGTTGATCATATTAAACGCCTTGAATACGGCGGAACCAATGAAGTCGGCAACTTGGTCGCTTTATGTAGGGATTGTCACGGCAAAAAGACCGCCATGGAAAACATGTAATTCCACTTTGGGAAAGTGGAGCAAAATTACACTTTGGGAAAGTGGAGCAAAATTACACTTTTCCCAAAAGTGTCTTTGGGGAAAGAAAAATATAATGTAATTATATTATTATATTATATTATGAGTATCCCAAAAGCTACAGCAATTCCTATAATAAACAACGCAACTCTATTAGACTCTACAAAGAATTATGATTACACAAAACTAAAAACCCCTCTTATATATGGAACATTTTTCGCTGTCATGTTAATACTTATGGGAGTTACTATTGGACTAATATATTCAAAAAATGTAGATTTGCCAGGAGCTCCATCATTAACGCAATCACAGAACAATACCGCCATTACAATTATCGCCTTTGTCTCCGCAATAGTATTGATTATTCTTTTAATAATACCGCAATATAAAGACTTCTTGAATTTTTTAGGCAAATTAAAGTTTGTTTTACTCCTTGCTGGATACATTATTGGCCTCATTATACTATACCAGACGGTGCCCAAGGGAATTGTAAATGCATACTCGTTCTTATTCTTCCCAATAACCATGCTAATTGGAATTTTTCTATTTTATTTAGCGATGGAAAAAGGAACCTTGTATGGTTTAGATTTGAATTATGAGCGAATTAAATATGCATTGGTTTACTTTTGTTTACTTGTTTTTATCTTATTATTTTACACTGTAGACCCAGGGGGGTATTTGAAAACTTATTTTGGGCCTTCTCTCATTGTTACAATCCTATTAGCTATTTTTGGCTTTCTTTATTTGATAACGTTGATGACACTTCCTTCTATTAAACAAGACACTGCGACAACTGGAGGGTTCTTTAAAGGTCTTACCAAAATGAGTCTTTTCAGTGGAATTGCGTTCATTATTTTTTTAATAGTCATCGTTTCCGGCATTCTTGCTTACCCAGACGGATTCACAAATGGAACCGGTCTTGCAGGAACTGACAAAACAAACAAGGTTTCTCTCATTGTAATATTACTTATAGTCATTTTTATTGCGTGGATCCTGTTTTTTGGGATACAATCCTTCTCAAGAATACCTTTTCGCGACAGCAATGGAGATATTAATTTGAGCTTATCTAATATAACGAACATTTCTCGTCAGGTTTTTATGCTTTTATTTGGTCTCATTTTTTCTGGTTTACTTATCGGTTGGCTTGTCATGGGAGTTGAAGGTCTTTCAAGCAAATCTGGTATAGTGTCATTTATATTAAATGCTTTAATTGTTGTTACTATTTTGGGATTGGTATTTAAGTTAATTACTGGCGGAACTTATTACAAAAAGAGTCCATTCTTTAGATTAATTGTCAACACACTTTTATACATTCCTTGCATTCTGGTTGGCGTTATTGACACTATTATGAGCTTTTTAGGATTTGGTGCTAGCGCTGGAAAATCTGGAATAGGTGGATTGTGGTCTGGTTTATCTAATACAATAGAATCTACCAAAAATACTCCCACGACATATTACGTTCTGCTTGTTTTTATAATTTTATTATATGTGATTTATTTTTTCCTAGGACAACAAATACAAACAAATGTTGCAAAACAAGGCGGAACCATACTAGTAAATAATCCGGTATACACAAATTCAGAGAACACAATTGGCACATATGACAATTTAAATGGAACAGATTCCGATGAAAATAAATACGACTATAATTACGCAATTTCATTTTGGGTTTATATAGATGCAGTTAGTCCAAATGTCAGTTCATCTTTAGACAAATATACTTCCTTATTAAATTATGGAGACAAACCAAACGTTTTATATAATGCAAGCGAAAATACTCTTATGATCACTTTGTTGAATACAGGGGAACCCGCAATAGGTAGCGCAAGTCGTCTTAAAAACCCACAAGAGCTAGACGCAAGTGGTAATATAATTGTTTATAAAATGGAAAAAGTATTATTGCAAAAATGGAACAATATTATTATTAACTACAACGGCGGAACCATGGACATTTTTTACAACGGTAAATTGGTAAAATCTGTCAATGAAGCGGTTCCTCAAATGAGCAAAGACACTCTAACAATTGGTGCAGATAAAGGTATAAGTGGTGGAATATGCAATGTAACGTATTTCAATTCAAGCATTAATGCGTCTCAAATATACTATTTATACAACACAGTAAAAAACAAAAATCCTCCCGTTGCAAGTTCGGCGAAAGAATCAATTGCTAAAAACGTTGTGGCGGGCGCCGGTGTAAAAGCAAATCCACCGGTTATTACAATCCCAATTACAATTGATGTAAAAACAGAACCTTCCAGCGAAGAAGCCAACCCCAACCCTAATCCCGCCGTAAAAGCGGATCCAAATAATCCTTATATAAGCTACTTGTCATTTAAATGGTTCGCCACGGCCAATAATGACAACTACAATGGTTAATAATTTACGCGACAAATAGATAAAAATAAACGTAATAAAATATTTATTGCAACGCAATAAATATTTCCTCACTAAAGAAAATTTCTATTAGTATATTATATATCAATGGAGATTAAGAACATTATCCTCGTAGTCATAATTATCGTGTTGTTATACATAGTTATTCGTTATGTATTTTCAGATGTTAACACACTTACAAATCTTAACTCTGGAACAATGATGCAAAAAATTACCGCTGGTAGTTTAGCAACGGGAACAGTCGCCAATTCTAGCAACTTTACTTATTCAATTTGGTTCTACATTAACGATTGGAACTACAAATACAGTGATGCTAAAATTTTGTATGGGCGAGTGGGGTCTGTAACAGACAATCAAAATATAACAATTGATAGCATTAGTAATAGTTTGCCATGTCCCGCCGCTGTTTTAGGCGCAATTGAAAACAACTTGTCCATTTTATTAACATGTTTCCCTGGAACAACGCCAGCATCAAGCGAAGATACAACTGCCTCGGACGGTTCAGTTGTTCATACATGCAATATTAGCAACGTTCCTATTCAAAAATGGGTAAATTTACTTGTTAGTGTATACGGCAGAACGCTTGATGTATACCTTGACGGCAAATTAGTAAAAACTTGCGTATTACCTGGCGTTGCCAAAATTAATTCTAATGCCGACGTTTATGTCACGCCAGCTGGTGGATTTTCTGGATGGACCGCCAAATTCCAATATTACCCCAATTCAACTGATCCACAAACAGCTTGGAACATTTACCAAAAGGGATATGGCGCGAGTTGGTTGTCCAACATTTTTGGAAAATACCAAGTTAAGGTGGCTTTTACTGACAATGGAACTGAAACCGGTAGTTTTACATTTTAATTTGGTTTTTCTTATATAATATATATATATGGATAACGGTAGTTTCACAACACAAAGTACTGGAAGAGGAAGCGGAATAAAAGATTTTATGAATTCAAGCAGTTTAGTCGCCAGAATTTCATTTTTGTTACTAGTTATTTTGGCGTTTGTTATTATTCTTCAATTTTCAATATCAATTCTTGCGTGGTTTTTTGGTCCCAATAATTCTCCTAAAATAATTAATGGCATGGTTGATGCCAAACAAACAATAATTGTTCCACAGGATCCAAGTGCGTCTGATGCAAAACCCATTAATCGTTCTGTAAATGGTCCAAATGGAATTGAATTTACTTGGTCAGTTTGGGTTTTCATAGACGATACACCATCATCTAAGTATCGTCACGTTTTCAGTAAAGGAAATGCCAACATTGTTCCAGACACTGGATTAAACTTCCCAAATAATGCACCAGGATTGTACATTATGCCAAATACAAACGCATTAAAAGTTATTATGAATACTTTCAATGATATCACCGAGGAAGTTGTAATTAATGATATTCCTTTGAATAAGTGGGTTAGCGTTATAGTTAGATGCAAGAACACTAACTTAGATGTTTACATTAACGGAACTATAACAAAAAGCATGGAATTAAGTGGTGTTCCCAAGCAAAATTACGGAGATGTTAATATTGCATTAAATGGAGGTTTTTCGGGTTACATTTCTAACTTGTGGTATTACGATTACGCTCTTGGAACTGCTGCTATCTATAATTTGGTTAAAAATGGCCCAAATACAAAAATGGTCGGCTCATCTGCAATGAATTTGAAAAATTCAAATTATTTGTCAACCAGATGGTTCTTTGCTGGCGCAGGAGATCAGTTCAATCCCATTGGAACAACACCCTAATTGTTTTGAATTGTCTGGCTATATTGTTTGAATTAAATTTTCTTTTATTTTATATAATTGTATATAAAATAACATGTCTTGTTTTGGACCAAATTATAATCCTGAACCAACGAGAGAATGGAGCCGATATGAAAATCCTTGTGCATATTCAAATAATCCATTAGTATTGTATAATGGCATCGCATATAAATTAGACGTTCTTAAGAAAGGAAATGTGCTTCAATACAAAAAAAATAGTTCAAATATAACTAAACAACAACGTTATGCTCAAATTGCTCGCGGAATGTGGACAAATCGCACAACAACGTGGGCAACACAAACCCAAAGCTACACAAATCCAAATACTAATAGTTTAAGACGACTTGGATACACCACTACTATTAAAAAAAATTTTGTTCCTCTTAATAAATTGTCCGATTCTATAATATATCAACCAACTTCTTTGCCTATTACATGCCCTCCTACAATTGCTACAAATGTATTTGATTCGTTGCCAATAAATAATGGTGACAATCAACAAGCGGATTCAACGCCAACGATTCCCCCGCAAGAATACCCCGATCCAATTGCTCCTCTTAATCCTATAATTCCCCCAATTGTTCAGGTTGAGCCTCCAGAAACGGTTCTCATCCCAGACGGAGGTACACTTATTTGCAATGTTAGCGAAAATCCCTGCACCGGAGAAATTTATAGCTCAACTGAAAATAATTTTTGCAATCCAACAACGGCTTCAGATGTTCCTGGACCAATTATCAGCCTGTGTTACAATGATGGTTTGCCTACGTATTATCCAAGAGAAAGACGCACGTATTCTGCTGGTGGAAATAAATGGCCTCAAGGAGAAAAAATTATTAATAGCGCAGTTGAACCTTTCTTTCAACCTCAAACATTTATTCCAGCTACAGCGACCATTGGAAACACTATTGTTAATAACAACACTTATGGCAATTCTGGAGTTTATGGCGGTGCAAATAATTACAATGTATTAGTAAATCAATACAAGAATTTGGAAAAAATGATAATTGATTCAACAAATCAAATAGTTGAAAATGAAACAAATATTGCAAGACAGATATATGATGCAACAACCGCAATAAGTGAAACTGAAAGAAACCTTGCATGGAATATAGATGCTTCAAGAGAAGCATTGATTGACAAGGAAGAAAGCATTAAGCAACAAATGCAATATTATATTGGTGCTTTAGTTGATAAAATACTTGCAAATGACTATGCACATAAAAAAGAAATTGTGGAAACTACAAATGACGCAAAAGATAAAATTATAGAAAACACCAGTTCCGAATTTACAAAATTTTCTACTTCTTTTTCAAATCAAATAACAGGAATTTTTACTAATCTAGTACCAAATCAGTCTACAATGAATTCTCAAATTATGAGGCCATTTTCTGGCGATGGTGATGAAATTATGTATCCACAGACAGATGAGACTCTGATTGCGTCTGCCGCGAAGGCATTTAAAGATTATTTTGAAGAAAAATTTTCAGGTAACGAGAATCAATTTACTACACTTCAAACTGATTTGATCAATACAAAAAATGCAATAATAGAAAATGAACATCTTATTAAAATGCAAATAGAGCAACGACCAACTAAAGATGAATTGAAAGAAGAGCTTGCAACAAATACAAGCAATGTATTTAATAGTTTAGCGCAAAATATAAATATGGTGTTTTCTTCAATAACTCCTGCAATTTCTATTTCTTCGCAATTAAATGATGAAATTATTCCACAGCAATTGGATGATGAACTTATGTATCCGCAATTAGGCGAACAAGAAAATCATGTCGTTATGTCTCCTCAATTAGACAATGCGTTGCTAACAAGTGCCAGTCAAACTTTTAAAAACTATTTTGATAATAGGTTTTTATTAAACACAAATCAATTCAACGCGATACAATCTAGCATTTTGCAAACAGAAATAGACATTAAATCTTACGTTTCTGATAAAATAGAAGATAATGCAACAATTACTAACACTAAAATAACCGAACTTTCAGACACTATTTTAGATGAAAATGTGTATATTAATCAACAGCTTGCCAACAACAAAGAATTAATAATGAGCAGTGTTGCCGAAAGCGAAGCTAATATTAAATTATATATTAATGAAACCAACGAAGACCATGAAAATGAATATAAAACATATATTAATCAACAATTTGAACTTACCAAAGCAACTCTTGGTGGAAAGATTGATATCGTAAAATCAGACGTCACTGGTTTAATAAATACAACTAAAGCGGAAATTATTTCTAGTAATACCGCTATTAGTGGAAAGATTGATACTGCAAAATCAGACATTACTGGTTTAATAAACACAACAAAATCAGACGTCACTGGTTTAATAAATACAACTAAAGCGGAAATTATTTCTAGTAATACCGCTATTAGTGGAAAGATTGATACTGCAAAATCAGACATTACTGGTTTAATAAACACAACAAAATCAGACGTCACTGGTTTAATAAATACAACTAAAGCTGAGATTATTTCTAGTAATACGGCTATTAGTGGAAAGATTGATACTGCAAAATCAGACATTACTGGTTTAATTAATACAACTAAGGAGGATATTGTCTGTTTAATAAATGCCAATAAAGAAGAAATTATTTCTAGCAACGCCACCATTAGTGGAAAGATTGATACTGCAAAATCTGACATTACTGGTTTAATTAATACAACTAAAGCGCAAATTGATGCAAGTCATGCAACCATTGAAGGAAAAATAGATACTGCAAAGTCAGACATTGCCGGTTTAATAACCACTGCTAAAGCTGAAATTGTTGCGGGTAACGCAATTATTAGCGAAAAGATGGATACGATAAAATCAGACATTACCGGTTTAATTAATACAACTAAAGCGCAACTTGAAACTATTATACAGTCAGTGGTCACTTCAAATAACCAAATATTTGTTTTGTTGAGTACCGTTGCAGCAAATGGAACTGGTGGAAATGGAAATGGAAACGGAAACGGAAATATTCAAGAAACAATGATACACACACTTTTAATTAGCGAAACAGTTTCTACCATTATGACTTATTATTCAGATTTAGCAGATGGAAATTTTGAAGCATTGTCGGCAGAATTAACGGGTGAGAAATTTACACAACTTTCTAAAGAATTATTTGACTTTAAAAGTGGATTGGCTGTTAACTCGGATTATGAAACTATTAGACGCATTATAGTTACTTCTTTTGAAGCGTTGATGCGAATGGTAACAACTAATATTGCATACTTAGAATTACAAAATAATTATGAAGTTGTTTTTAATAGATCAAAAATATTAGACAACATAGAGTTGTTAAAAGAATACATTGACGCCTTAAATAATTCAGGCAATTTAAGCATTGTTCCAGAAATTAGCATTGTGGCACCGTTTATTGAATTAAGACCAGAGATTCAAGCCTACATTGACAAATATGGATTGCCCGAAGATGGAGTATTTAATCCAGATAAATTAGCAGAATTACTTTAGAATTAGTTTATTGTAACAAAAAATAATTATGTCATTGCTATGAAGAGAATCTAGTAATTTAATAAATGCGCGTTTTAAATAATATATTATATTAATTTTTTTTGTGAAAAAATTAATATTAGTATTTATTATAACATGCCCGAGACTTACGTGCCTTCCACCACGCTTGACCAGTGTCCCGTTAACGAGATACCCTTGTATCCCCCCGAGTATTTTACAGACACCTCCGTCGTGTCTGCAACTGTTTTAGCCAATCTTAGCGCCGATAGAATTGAGAAATTCACCGCAGCGCAAACAGCAGTTCTACTTGCTATTCAATTAGTAGATTTAGACGAAGCGCGCGTTCAAAAATTGTCATTCGCTGCGTCTTTAACTGTGGTTAACAACACATTTCCCCTAACTTCAATTCAAGTTGGATATTTAAAAGGAACACAAGTTGCTTTATTAACATCCGGTCAAATAAAGTCATTGAATGCCGCTAGAGTTCAAGCTATTACTATTGCATCATTGGCGTCATTAACAAAAGATCAAATGGGTTTGTTTGATGTTGATCAAATCCCACACTTTACTACGGCGCAAATAGCCGCTTTAAAGGTTGGTGCAAGCTCTTCAAACCAACAAATTCAAGGTCTTTCAGTCAATCAAATTAAAGCATTAACTGTAGCAGACGGCGCAAATCAGGTTGGTGCATTAACGGCTGTTCAAATTCAAACATTGTCTGATGCTCAAGTGCAAGCATTTACCGCAACTCAAATACCAAAATTGCACGTAGAACATTTGCACGCAACCGAAGTTACTGGGGAAAATGCTCACAGCAAACAATTGAGCTTATTAACATCTGCTCAAATTAAGGCGCTTATTGAGTCCCAAATTCAATCCCTTTCAACTGAGGCTCAGGTTCAAGCTTTATCTGCGGCTCAAATTGCATTCTTAAATGCAAGCCAAATCCCCTATTTTACAGAAGCTCAAGTGCCATTCTTTTTAGAAGCTCAAATTAAAGCTCTCACAGATGAGCAAATACCGGCTCTTACTTATGCCACCGATAAAAATCAAATCGCAAATTTTACAACAACTCAAATCCCCTTTTTTAAGCCTGAGCATGTAGGATTAATGACGGCAAACCAAGTTGTTAATTTTTTGCCCACTCAAATAGCGGTATTTACAGATTTGCAAACCGCTGCTTTTACAAAAGCGCAATTAGATCTTATTGTGAGTGCTAATGCCATTAATGCCTTTAAACAAGCTAAATTTAATAGCGTTCGCAATTATCCTTTTAAACCATCTCAGTTAGATCTTGTTCTTCCAGCAAACATTAAGGACATCCAACTTGATCATCTTTATAAATTGTCTCCTGCTGCCGATTACATTAACGTATTGTCTGCTGATCAAATGAAGGGTTTTACTCAAACTCAAATGAAAAATTTTTCAGACGCCGCTGTTGCCGCATTATCTGGAGTTCAAGTTCTTGCTTTGGAGCCTGCTACTAGCGAAGATCACTGTTTATTGTCTGATTTATTTGTATCCCAGTTTACTTTTTTTAATGAAGAGGCGCAAACCGCCATACAAGGCAGCAGCAAATTAGTTGCCCCCCTTGACCAATTCCAAAGTTCCGCTTTAGATAAATCAAGTGGATTCTACACACAATTTGCCATGACCCCAGTTAGAAATATAACTAATCAAACTGCATTAACTTATTTAACTCCACTCCAAATTACTTATTTAACAAGAGGACAAATTGTGTCCCTTAAAAATATTAGCGGTGGCTATCAAACTAAGATTAGCAGAGATGCTATCGCTTCATTAAATGCAAACGTATTGGGAATGGATTCTGCTTCCAGTGTTATTGTCTCTGCAAGCAACCCGCTAGATTATCAATTAGCGTTGATTAATCCCCTTGACGCGACCCACGGAGCCGCTTACACAACATTGGGTAACTCTTTTACTGCCACTCAACTTAACGCTTTTTCAGCCGAGCAGTTTACTGCTTTTAATTCAAAATTAATATCTTCTAACGAGATTTCTAATTTAAATGGATGCTTGCCCAAGATAACTTCACAAAAATTGTCAAATATGACTTCTACTCAAGTTACTAATTTTAAACCATCACAATTATTGATAATGAAAGATTTATTTGCAGCGGCAGCAAACATGAGTTATGACACAGCGTCAAAATTTGCTGCATATCAATTGGCGGGAGCTAAAGATTTAGACACCCCATCTTATTGGGTTGCTGCGGCAGATTGGGTGGATAGCACACCAACCGGTTTACAACCCATTATTTGGTTTACTACAACGATTATTGATTTCCTAAAAACATTAATAGCTTCTAATTCAAAGATAAATTTTGAGTTGTCTGCATTAAATGTTACCAATGTTTCCACTCCTTCTTTGGAAACTGTTTCCGAAAATACACTTGGAACTTATGATAATGTAATTAAATTTGAAATGACAGAATCTGACGCAAAGTCGTTTATTACTTATAAAAAACTTGCCAATGACGTTCTCGCGTTTTATACGGATACAACAAAATTCAACGTTAAAGGTAAAAAGGCAGGATCAAGCAAAAAATCAATAGGATCTTTTGACTTTTCTCACTCAAATGTGTTAGAATCAAACGCCACTACCGATTTAAATTGTTCCGTCGCTCACCATTTCACTAGAAAACAAGTTTCTGAGAAATATGGTGTAAATAGCGTAGATCTTATTAAAACCCCCGCAACTAAAATTTCTGAACTAAATGCAGCAATTAACACAAAATCAAATCAAACAATCACCGATTCTTTATTAAAGATTGACACTTCAAATCCAAGTGGCGATAAGGCTGGACTCACACAAGACGCCAACAATAAATGGTTCTCAAATCTTACTGGATTTACCCAAGATAACGATGACACAGTTAATGTGCCCACAGCCATTTATAACTTGATTGCCGCAAAGTTTGGATCCAGATTAGAAACCAATGTTGCCACTGACGGCGTCTACAATATGCCAATAACAGTTGGAGACACTTTCAGATTTCTAATTAGCCTTGCCGGCTCAGGCGCATTCTCATCCGTCGCAAATATATATTTAGTTGTAATTGAGGTTGTTGCTTAAATTGGCTAGAATAATAATTTTTTAATACACCAACACATTAAACTTATAAAAAAATTGATTATAAATATTGATGAAATAACTTATTTATAATCAACTAACATGTCCTATCTTTTCAAGACCACAAAATATATTAATTTTCATAATAATTCTGAGTTACCAATTATGGTAGACTCGTGGGTTGATGGTTCTAACACGCTCCGTTGTTTGCGCGTTGGACCAGGAGAAAAATTGGTTCTTCATAGCAGTGTAGGTGAATGGCACGTTAATTCTATGCTCACGAATGATGAAGACTACAAACTATGGGAAGAAGGAGGTCTAACATGGTACACTAATATTGGAAAATTTCGTTCCAATCCTTGTGCCAGTGAAAATTATTCTTGGATGGAATGGGAGCACATCTTTGACTGTATTTACAGCAAATGTGACCCTGTTTTAGATTCTAGAAGCAAAGAACCCATTACTGGTCTAGTAACATTTGTTTTCAAAGGTCTTCCTACGCCCTCAAGCTAGGATTCACACAAATGTCTTGACTAGGGAAAATATCACCGGACATGCAACTATCATTGGCGCCAACTTGAATACAACTGCGGAAACCGCGGTCTTCTCCAATGTAACACCATCCAGATTTACCGACAGATTTACTTGCTTGAATGGAACTAGAAGCGTCATCCGCTGTAAATGAACTGGGTGCTTCTTGCATTTTTTGCTGAGTTTGAGGAGTTGCAGAATTCAATGCAGCGTTTAATTGATTATTTTGAGTTGCGTTTTCCTGTTGGACATTTGCACTTGTTTTCTGGCTTCCTACAATTGACGAACTTGCCGTTGCACCAGTAACAGCTCCAGCAGTTTGTTGAGCAACATCAACCGCGCTGGTAACCGTTCCAGCGGCTAAATCTACGGCAGCCTTTGTTCCTGTTGCCGCAGTATTAGTAACTGATTTAGTCACGTTTGCGGTGGTGTTTCCAAACAAACCGGCAAAATATCTTATATATGGTCCAAATATTTCAGAAAATGCTTGCGTTCCTTTTGCTAAATATAGAAAAATATTAAATCCTAAAATAGCGAGAACTAAAACGATTATTATCCACGTGGTTAATGACATGCCGAGAAAACCGGTTCCCGACGTTGTTGTTCCATAGGTTGGTGTTGTTACTGGTCTTAAAGACGCTGGCGCCGAATATGTATTTGGAGCAATATTCATTATAATAAAAATCAATATATTAAATTTTTATTATAAATGCTATTCTTATTTATTTTTGTTTATTTTGTTTATTTGAAAGTTAACAAGTACAAAAATTGGTTCACGTTTGCCAACATTTCATCGCGAATATTGTACAAATCGCCATTTGCCATTGTTTTCAAAACAGAGCGGTTGTCTAAACCCACTAAATAACTCTTAAACTTTTCAAGTTCTCTCTTGAATTCCTCCGGAGATCTGTAATCTCTGAGAGAAATTGATTTTTTATTCGTCAAGTTCACTCTATCTCCGCGTTTTCCAAGTAACACTTCAACAAATGAATCTACGTTCTCGTGCAACTTGTCGTTCAAATCGTCGGTTGCCTTGTGTGTGGCATAGCTGTGCGTTTTCCAGTGATACAACTTAATTGCCATCAAAACTTCTAAAAACTTGACAACAACTTCTTGTTCAAACTTTTGCAAACTACCGTTGCGATTTTTACGCGTTCCATTCCTTGAATTTATTTTTCTAGTTTTTTGCATTTATTCTTATACATTAATAAAAGAATAAATTTTTAAATATATAAAATGATTCCGTTTGGCACCACCTTTACACCCTTGAAGATTTAAAACCGCACCTTTCTATATAAAATGAAAGGAAATTTCAAGGTTTGCCTATTTCAAGGCGTGTAAATTTTGATTTTGGGAATTCTTCTAAAAACCCTGATGAATTATTATTTCTTGATAAATAATTTGGTTTTTCTTTATTATTTATCGCATTATACGCAATTTTATAAATATTTGTAGCACCATTCACATCTCTATTCCAATAACCGCATCCGTTCTTACAACAAATCAGTCCATGGACGAGAATGTTTCCTGTAAAAATAAAATAAAACAAATAAAAATACTTAAAAATTTATATATATTATATACAATGATTTATAAAGTAGTCGCTATATTTAATAATTTTGTATTAAATTTTTTTGGATTTTTATACAAATATTGTAAATTTGAATCATTAGAAGATAAATTTCATAATCATAAAAAAAATAATAAGTCAATGAATCAGGTTAAATTTGAATTTGAAAAAGATAATGAATTTGATATAGTAAAAAATAATATATTAGATATGATAAATAATGAGGATTTTTTAAAAAAATATGATATAACTACTAATAGTATATTAACTAACACTAATAATAAATTAGTAATATCCTTCAAAAATAATTGTATTTTTATATATTTCAATCATTATTTTATTTCTGGTCCAAATATGTTTATATTATTAAATAAAATGGTAAATAGTAGTCCTCCTAATTTTTTACCAACAAATCCATTTTTGAGTATTATTTATTTACCATTTTACCTATATGATTTGACTTTATTGAAAAAAAGAGAATATGTAAAAACAGAAAAACAAATAGAACATATAATTGTTGAAAAAAATATTAATACAAAAAATAAAAAATGTTATTTATATTTGAGTATATTAAATAAAATATATAAATCTCTTCAGTTAAACAGACCAATGGTAGTTGCTTTATCAGTAGCATTTGAAGAATTACCATATATCAAAAATAATGTTGGATTAATAATTATAAATTATGAAATAAAAGATACAATTGAAACATTAGAAGAAAAATTAAAAAGGGCATATTATCAAGCCTATTGCAGTAATTTTATTATTAATTGTCCTTTACCAAATATTGGAAATTTTGAATTGCGTAATTATGTAGATTGTATTATTTCATCCATGTATATTAAAAGCGACTTTGATTTTAAAATTGCTTGGAATTGTAGCAAGTTACCTATTGAACAAATGTATGTAGGTTCTGTATCAATAATTCATAGTGATAATACTATGGATATAAATATGTGTTTGAATACATGTTCTAAAAATTATAATAATTCCAATAATTATATTGATAATTATTTTAAGTAAATAATTAAAGGTGCGGTTTTAAATCTTCAAGGGTGTAAAGGTGGTTATACTCTCGGAATAAATGTATCTCCAAAATTATTCATTTTTTCCAACTTGGCAATTGTTTTATCTAAATTACTCTTATTTACATTTGTAAATAAATAGTCTGTCTGTGGAGATTTTTCATTCTTTTTTATTTGTTTGTATATATTGTCAATCTTGCCAGTTACAAGCGTCACTTGATCTTTATTCTTTAATAGCTCTTCTTCTAAATTAACAGGTTCAGTTAAAAGCGCCACAGCATAATACAAAATATATCTTCTTTTTTTATTACAGCTATTAGAATACTTCAATGTAAACAAATTCAAGAGACTTTTCATAATCTTTTGAACCAATTTATGGTGTTTTTCTGATTCTTGTATAAGAGCATCCCAAATTAACCATACAACGTCTTGTTGGTCTTTATTACTGACTGGAATTTTTGATCTTCTCTCGCACTTGCACGGTTCTTTCTTATTTTTGCATATTGTCTCAAACTCTGAAATCCACTCAATCCAATAGCACGCATTTATGCAGTTCTTTCCGTCTTTTGAAATATTATATGTAAATTCGTTAATTGCTATATATAACTCCTTTGGATCTCCGGGCAAAATTATGTGTTGCGCATATTGCGCGTTTGGTGCTTTTAATTTGTCAGTCATGTGCGTCATATCAAAATCTTCTTTTTTGATTTTCACTTCATCAAAACTATGCTTGCGTTTTGCATCACATAGAATGCAAATAATTTCGCAAAATAACTTTCTAATCTTATCACTATTTCTCATTTTAATTTCATTTCCATTGTATCCATTGCTAATAATTTCCTTAAATGCTTGTATTCTTAAATCAAGATATATGGCAAGTTTAGGATTTCCTAAATGAATGTGTTTACTATAAAAATAAAGAATAATTTCCCACAAGTCACTATAATGACCCGAACATATAAATTCTGCACACCAATAGCACGCTGGCTCTATTTTTGATTTTGATAAATTATTTAGTAACTCTTTTTTTACGTCGGTTTTTTTGAATTCAGAAAATGTTATACCTTTAAATTCCTTTTGTTCTCGCATATCATTGATTTCTATTTCAGACATTTTGTTTATAATTTATATAAAACAAAAAAAATCACAACAATACATATAGAAGGAAATGACAACCAATATTCTTAAATATATTACTAAACCATTGCAATCCATTTCTAGCGTGTATAAAAAATCATCCACATGGGGAAAGGTGTTATTTTTTGTAATATTGTTATTAATCGTCGTTGGAATTTTTAGAACAACTAGAACAGGAAAAGAAGGTTTTGAACAAACAGATAAGTTTATGTTTAAAACCGATTCTGATGTTTATGATGATTTCTATAGCGACATTTACGATCATTTGGTTTTCAACAACTTGAAAGATGATTATGAGATTGGTCAAATTGTTAATTCAACTAAACCTACTCAAGAAAGCATTATTTTAGATGTTGGTTCTGGAACCGGCCATCACGTTGGACTTTTGAATAAAAAAGGTTTTAAAGCAATTGGTCTAGATAATTCGCATTCTATGATTGAAAAGGCAAAGGAGAATTATCCCGAATACGATTTTGTTGAAGGCGACATTTTAAATGCAATGCAATTTCAACCTCAAAGTTTTACTCACATTTTATGCCTTTATTTTACATTATATTACATCAAAGATAAAACCCAGTTTTTCAATAATTGCATGAACTGGTTAATGCCAGGTGGAAGCTTAGTTGTTCACATTGTTGATAGAAAGATGTTTGACCCCATTTTACCACCAGCAAACCCACTTTTGATGCTGACTCCTCAACGATATGCAAAAGAACGTATTACATCAAGTAATGTTAATTTTGAAGGCTTTAAATACAGTGCCAATTTTGAATTAGACGACGGCAAGAACTCTGCAAAGTTTGTTGAGAAATTCAAAAACAAGGAAACTGGAAAAATATTCAGAAAACAAGAGCACAAGATGTACATGGAATCCGAATCAGATATTTTAGTCCTTGCAAAGAATGCCGGGTTTATTATACAAGGAAAAATAGATTTAATCAAAGTTGGTTACGAATACCAATACCTATTTATCTTTCAAAAGCCTGCGTAACCATCTTTAGAAAAGGTGGTGCCAAATGAATAAAAATCTTTATTATTTTCATGGGTTATATGCATTACACGCAGATACAAAGACGTTAATCGCGTAAACATGCGCTACTTTTACTCGCAATAAATAATATGTATCAATACATTCTATACATATTATTAGTCGTCATTTTTCTTATCATTTGTTTCGCCGCGTACATCAAAATGAAATTTCGTTTTTGGACACTGCAACCAGTTTTCCACTTTTACGATTTTCGCTATTATCTGTTTCCACCAGGAATTATTGATCATGAACTTCCAGAAAAAAACAAGTATTGCAATTTTAATGCAATTGAAACACTCAAATATGAATCTGTGAGCGAGCTTAAAATGAACAAGTTTGTCCGTTTTATATGCGCCAATTACTTGCAAAACCAGGGAAACTGTTACGAACCAAAGAAAAATAATATTATGCCATATTTTGAAGGGCATAATGCGTCTAGTTTTTTCTCTTTTTACTACGAAGATGAACTTCTAGTAAGCTTAAAAAAAGGCACTACAACTCCAACGAGAAAACTAGTTGGAATAATGACAACGCGACCTCTCACTGTTGTTATAAACAGCTCAAAAAATCGCTCATTGTTTGACGTATATTACGTTGATCATTTGTGCGTGGATAAAATGTATCGCAAGAAAGGCGTCGCCGCTCAAATTATTCAAACGCATCATTATAATCAAAGACATCATAATAGACAGATTGTTGTTTCGTTGTTTAAGAGAGAAGACGAGTTGACCGGAATCGTTCCTTTATGTGTGTATAATAGTTATGGATTTGAAATGCATGGTTGGACCAAACCCATAGATTTGATGCCTAGTATGGCTCTAGTAGAATGCGGCAAGTCAAACATACATCATTTATTTGATTTCATGAGAGAAAATTGTGCGGCAAAGTTTGATATATGCATTCAACCAGAAATTTCCAATTTATTAGAGCTTATAAGGTCAGGGAATGTGTATGTTTATATGATTATTGAGGCGGGATACGTCAAATGTGCATATTTTTACCGAAAATCGTGCACATTTATTCGTGAAAGTGTTGAAGCAATATGTTGCTTTGCGTCTATTAATTGCTTTGACGCGGGAGAAACAGATGTATTTATTCATGGTTATAAAGTTGCACTTTGGAAGATTTGCGAGAAGCATGGGTTTTGCTTCACAGTTATAGAAGAAACGTCTGATAACGGGTTGGTTGTTTCGGCATTGAAAATGAGAACTAAACCAGTTATTGTAAGTCCAACTGCTTATTTCTTTTATAATTTTGCGTATCACACATTTCAACCTCAAAAGGCACTTATATTACATTGATTCCTCGCACATCTTACCAATTGCTATCATTTCTTCCTTTTTTTGAAGGCTAAATGACTTGGCATTCTTCTTTTGCCTGCGCATCTTGTTAAGCTCATTAATATCGCTCATTGAACGCGATGCAAATAACTGCGCACCACAATCCATAATATATATTTGATTTGTGTGATCTTGATAAGAACTTGGAACGTCTTCTTCGTCAAAGCTAATCATTCCACAATCATCCACGAATTCCTCGTTGTCTGGCGGCTTTGAACAACGAGGATGGTTGCATTTTATAGTATACACATAATCAGTAAAAAATGTCGTCGCGCTTTCTCTGTTATTAAAAAGATACACGGATGGTGGATTAAATGTCGTGACTGGTCCAAATTCATCGCACTCGCTTACCTCGTGACAACCATTGTGCTTTGTATGAACTACCATACAAGCAACGCTGCTTGGATTGCAGTAAGACGGAGACTCTGCAGTTTTGGGTATTTGACTAGAAACGGACGACCATATTGATGCGGCGTTGCAACATGCACGTGACATTTAGTATTATTAGTAATATTATGTTTAAATCAATATTATTAATTAATAACACGTCCACCTCCAATATTTTTAATTGACTTTCCCAAAATTGCTCCACTGTTTTTAATTGTCCCACCATTATTAATAGTTCCATTGTTTGTGATAATTGCTCCAGGTTGGTTGACAACGCTATTTTTTCCAAACATTTGAGTTGCAAAAACGGTAATTGTGCCGTTGTTAATAATGTTTCCATTATTTGTCAATGAATAATTAGTTATAAATGGCTCAGCGTTAGTTTGTGAGAAACCATTTGTTTGTAGTTCAAAACCGGCCGGGATTGTTAAGGTTTGATTAGCCAAAATATTTGAGTCTCCTTTTAACGACCACGTTGTGCCGTAGAGAATCGCAATTGTTGATAAAGGAACCGCTCCAGTCGTTGATGAAGCGAAGACCGCGTTAGACGGTGGGGTCTGTATGATGGCTTGAGATTGAGCTCGAAGTTGAGCTTGAAGTTGAGATTGAAGTTGAAGTTGAGCTTGAAGTTCAGCTTGAAGTTCAGCTTGAGATTGAGATTGAGATTGAGATTGGAATTGTGATTGAGTTGGTCCCGAGGTCGCAGCAGGGTTTGGTCCTCTACTTAAATACAAAAATGGATGATTTTGCATGTTTTTAATTGTTCCCGAAACTGGTCTATACAATAATGTACGAACAAGCATTATATTAAACCTGTCATTTGCGACCCTATATTGACGCATTTTTCCTCTAAAATATGACATATATAATATATAAATATTATTATATTATATACAAAATAATTAAATGTTGATAGAGTAACAATTTAGCGCACGTATTTGCCGACGCGCACAAAAGAATCAACCACAAAAATAATAAATATTCCTAAAAAACAATACAAAACGACTTCCTCCGTTACGTTTCCAGTGCGTTCATCTTGTTGCTCTTCTAGAAGATGTATCATGTAATTGAGTTTCTCAAGTAAAATACCATTCTCTCCACTCATTTGTTGCGCTGGAGCAACCGTGTTGTAATACGGTAAATTGTGAGGGGTTGTTTTATAAAGCTTATCATAATTGGGCATAAATCTTTTGTAATAATCCTCTTGCGATTGTTGGGGGTGATTATTATCCGTATTCTCTAAAGTATAAGACGAACCATCCATTTTGGACTCTTGTCTCTCATTTATCTCTCTAATTCGTGTTTGTTCAACTCCAACTGATGTAGGGGGGGGCAAAGGATTAAAGTCTGCTAGTCCCGAAGATTGCTCGGGCGAATTGTGAATGCTCTGTAAAACAGAATTCACTTTTTCCGAGTAATTGTTTTCTTTAGGAAGCCGCTTTTGTGTTCTATTATTTGCTTGTCTTTTTCTAGCTATTGGTCCATCGTTATCTTTACTATTTATTTGTGTATTTTCATCATCAAATGGTGCTGCATACATTGCTAAAGACATTCTCTTAATAAAAATTAAGATAATAATTTGGAAAACAGACTGAAATTATAATAAATTGCTGAATAAATTTTTTTAACTTTTCATAAAAATTTAGATTTCTCCTAATATATAAAAATCTTTAAAAGTGCAAAAAATAATATCAGCAATATTTATAAATGAATCGCGTGAAAAAGTTATTAAGTTACACTAACAGCAAACACAATATATTGGCGGTTGTTTTTGTTTTGGTTGTTCTTTTAGTAGCACAGCACCCCAACTTATTTAGTCAACCAATAAACTCTACTTGGGGGAAGTTATTAGTTTTATTAATAGTCGTTTTATTGACAAATTACAACATTGTTGCAGGATTGGTCGCTACTATTTCAGTTATAGGATTGTACATATATTTGCATGATTCTGGATATGAAGGGTTAGAAAATGCGAGTGAATCTGCTAAACAAGATCCTTCAGCGCCCGTGGCCAGCACCGGTAAGACAGAACCAGCAACCGTAACAAAAGACGGAGAAGCAAAAGACGTGACCGTTACAAATGTGCTGGCTCCCGCTCCCGAAGATAAACCCAAGGCTCTACCTCCTCCAAAGACGCAGTCAGTTGCAGCACCAACTGCAAATATGGTTGACAAACAATTAAGCGCGACCGAACAAGTGAAATCTGCGCAGTCTAAACAATTACCCGCACCAAAAGGCAAAAGTGACACAGTTGAAGCATTTTCACCATATACTGGAAGTTTATTTTCAGCTTCCTTTATTAAACCTTTGCGCATTTGAAACGCGCAAAGTAACCGTTCCACGCCAATCATAACTGCCCGCAAAGCGGGCGTTTTGAATGTGCAATGGTGTAAAAATGATAGATAAATTATAAATTAAATAAAAATATTGCGCTATTATAGCAAGCTATAATGAATAAGAAAATTAGAGACATATTGTTTTTATTGGGTGTTGTAATTTTAGCCATTTCAATTGGTTTAATTATAAACGGAGTTGAACAAAGGGAAGGGTTTGTTCCCGGATTAAATGCGTTTTATAGACCATATGCAAGAAAAATAGAAAACTTTACTTCTGATAAAATAAATAATATTTCTAATATTTTTACTAGATTTGCAAAAAACTACAAATTAATATAACATTTTATTGTTGTTTATCGTTTATCATTTATATATTTTGTAAAATTATAATAATATATAAATATAAAACTGAGTTGTTTATTTAATAGTTTAAGTTATTTTATACACGATAACAGTTACAACATTAGACAAAAAATTTGTAATTATTTAGAAGAAAATAAACCAATCATAGACGGTTTAGATACTAAGTTTATATTAAATCTAGAAAATTCAAATTACATTCAATGTATGCGCAATATCTCAACATGGGGAGGTGCAATTGAAATTCAGGCTGCGTGCAATATATGGAATGCAAAAATAATAGTACTAGATATTAGAACGCCTGGAAGAAATGAGATTGAATTTATTCCATTAAATAATTCAAATGCAAGTAATTTATATCGTTTAGAATGGAGTGGTGGTCATTATGAACCAATTGGGTAAAACTTAAACATTTTATTTTTATTAATTTTTATATTCTTTAATTATATGACAAAGAAAACACAACAAAATCAACACACAATGCCAAATTCCAATATTTTTACACATTCTCTAAATTTTGTTAACAATCACATTGGATATCTCAACAATAGCAAATTTTTTGCAGGTTGCGTTATGATTTTACTCAACATTGGGTCAAAGTTCATATCTATTCAATTTAGCAAATCAACGGAAGAATATCTTAAGATGTCAATTAGTAAGCAAATTCTTGTATTTGCTATGGCATGGATGGGAACGCGCGACATATACGCGGCTCTTGGACTAACTGCCGTATTTGTAATTTTATCAGACCATTTATTTAACGAAGAAAGCACATTCTGCATTGTTCCCAGTCAATATAGAGTATTGGATAAATTGCAAACCGCAGCAGATTCAAGTGGAGATGGAACTGTATCAGATGATGAATTAAACGCAGCAATTGCCGTTTTAGAAAAGGCTAAAAAAGAGAAACAAAAGCAAACACAACAAAATTTGTATTCAAATTTCAAAGAGGTAGTACAAAATAATTAAAACCGTGTTTTAATATTCTTAATGTATTATAAGTATGTCATTCCCTAATACATTAACAATATTCATAAATACTAGAATTAGAGGATACCCAAAAATAAAATATGAACCTGATATGACTATTCCTAATATTAAAAGTGAAACGGTTTATTTTAATCCTCTAATTAAACTAACTAGATCCGCTGTATATAACATTCCTTCTGGATATCCGGCATCAGAAAGATACACGCAATTTTTTAATAAGAACGATTATAATAGTTTAGTGAACAGAAGCGCATCATCCACTTTTCAAAAAAGATTCACTTTAGAACAAGCAACTAAAGCAGGTGTTATTGATAACAATATTAAAGTAACACTAGACACTCTCTTCAGAAAAAATACTAAATTCTATATCAGAGGAAAACCTTACACTATATTTGCACACGAATGGATTAATGGAGATTGGCAAATTGACACTAAGAGTTTTGAGAAAAATGTTATGAGTTCTCCATATGGTCAAGGTTTATATGGCTATCGTCAAAACGTTTCTATGCAAAATCAATTGGCTGTAACAGAATTGGATAAATTTAAGAAAGAACATGGCAATGTCATGCGAGGGTTTGCAGTTTCAACCGATATGAGCAAATTTAAAGAAGATTATGAGTCTAGTATAGCAAAAGGAGCTAATAAGCCAAAAACTCCAGAAGAAGCAGCGGCTGAAGAAGAACATGCAAAAAAAAACATCCCAAAAATAGCGCGTAAATTAGCAGGAAAAAAACTAATATTTCAAACAGTTGTAAATTTGGACGATGAAGCAAATTTATCAAGCGACCCAGTGTCATTAAATTTGATATATTCTATTAATAGGGACTATGGTGAAGATGTAAAATTAAATGAAAAAATATTAAAACCTCTATATGAAAATTTATTAGAAAAGGGAAACATTTTTAGACTTGCAAAAGAAAGATTTGACGCTTCAATTGGAATCTTTTCTGCGGCGGTAAACTCAAAATCAACAACGCCAATAGCAACACCAGTGGAGGATACGTCTGGAGTTCCCATTGCAAGCGTTACTCCAGAAGCGTCGTCTTTAAACAATGTTTTCAAAAATAAAAAAAATTACGACGACGCTGTTTCCAATATTAACGGCGTTATTCAAACTTTTAGAACTAGAGGAGTAACAATTAATACTATATTAAACAACGCACAGATGAAAAATCAAATATTGCAGATTGTAATACTATTAGAAAAATATAAAAAACAATTTTTGGATGCGTTTTTAGAAGCAACTAAACTATTGGTTAAGAAAACAATCGCGCAAATTGATTATATCAGAGCTTTATACGCATTTTACACCCAGTTATATATTTCAAAAGAAAACCTTTTTAAATCGCAGAATGTAGAAAAACAACACCAAAATATATTGACGTTAAATTTGATTAAATTTGACATGCAGTGTTACAAAAATATTATAAACAATATTAATCCATCATCTAATAAAGAGCTTGGGAATAGTTTTAACTCCTTGTTAAAAAGCGTGACTCATATAGAAAACTTTATAAAAAGAACCGAAGCTATTCCAAAAAACTACGCCGAGCTTCTTGTAAAATATTACAACTTTCCTGGACTGCTTTTAATTAATCGTTATCAATTTGACATCTATACGTTTACTGTTTTAAAGTTTGATCAGATAATTGACCTTGGACTGTGGAAAATATTATATAAACAAACAGACGTATTTTTAGATAGCATAAAAGATTATATTGTTGGAAAGAGTGATGTAAATGAAATCGTTGAAGGAAAGCTGGGCATTGCAAGAACTCTTCTTTCTCAATATAATGAAAAATACACTCAACAACAGCGCGACGCTTTAAGTCAATATATATCGCGCCAAAATACTCCATTGGAAAAGCAACCGTCTAGTGCATTAGATTTTGCTTTTCCAAATTCGGCATTATTTAAAGAGCAGCAAAATGACTATATAAGGTTGCAAACGGCAATAATATTGTGTTACGATCTAATCACGATATATTCTAAAATATCGGCAATTAAATATTCTAGAGAAATTTCCCTAATAACTACAAAACAAAATTTGGGTAACATATTGAACAAAATATATGAAAGAACCATTGGTTCATATGAACAAATTGCAGGAGATACAAACATTCTTCCATTTGTTCCAGATTATTTGTTTTTTGATAGAGGAACATATAGCAGCGACGCATTATTAAACGACAATTTAAAATTATATAAAGGTCTTAAAACCGATAATAAAAATAAACTAGGAATTTTTAAACGATCAATGAAATCATTAAAACAAAAGTATCACGATGCAATTGACATTCTTGTTCCACAATTGACAAAGTTTGGCATTCGTGAAAAATGCAGACAACTTGTAGAAGATGAAGACAGCGATTCTGATATTGATGGATTAGATGATGATAGACCATTAACACCTGGAGAAAAAATTATAAAATTTTTTCAAAATGAAAATGAAAGATTGACAGACGCAGAAACAACTTTGACTTTACAAGAAAACATAATATATTTATACGAAGATTCTATTAGGGAACGCATAGTTGGTAATTTGCCAGAAGAGCAAAAAATGGACCTTATTGAAAGTTGGAAGGTTATTGATAACCCTGGCGGAGGAAATTGTTTGTTTTATGCAATCGCGATGATATTTAACAACGATCTTGTTAACAAGGGAACAATATCAAATAATCCATTTGCTAATAAAAATGGTTATTATTCACAAGAATCATTAAGAATGGCTATCGCGGATCCAAATTACGGCATTACAGACGCTGAAATTGGTAGATGGGGCGTTCACAGAAATGTTGAGAACATTGACGAAAACGCGCCAGATGATCAGCAAGATTATAAACGTCAATTTAGTTTTTTGTTGGATGAAAACGGTAGATGGATTGGTGATGATTACGCCGCCGTTAGGAATGCAATTAGAGATCCAACTGGGCGTTATTGGGGAGATATGACAGCAATAAACGTTATTGAACGTTTATTTAAAATTAAATTTATTATTATTGACACTACTTTGCAAAATCCTATTCCCGAGGGAACGTACGTTAATTTTCAAGATGATGGCGGAGCAATGGTTTTTGGAGTTGTATCAAATAGGCAGGTTGTTGCTCGGGCTGGAGGCGGTAGAGAAAGTATATATGAAGTTATAAGCAATACTCTTGAAGTTTACCCAAATATAACGCAATCCAGGAATAGAATTGCTGTCGCCGAGTCAGGACATTATAGAGTTGTGCCTAGCAACGGAAACGAAGATATTGCAAATGAGTTTACACATTATGCATTCATTCTTTTAACACAAATTCCTAACTCTGGAGTTCAACATTATGAAATTATGACGAGCACCATAAATAACAAATTTATCTATGAACTTCGTGAAATACCATCATATTTTATGTATTTAATTTTTCAAACACAATGGAAATTTTTGTCTCCCGCGGCGAGAGATGCTGGTTGGTTTGGTCACAATAATGATTTTTCTAATTATTTAGATCACCTTATGGATGAGTATAGAGAAAACGTACGCCTTCACGGGTTAGGTCCTCGTCCACAACCAATTCCTCCTCCAAGAATTCGAGCAGCTCTTAATAAAAAAAGGGCCGCTAGATTTAAAAAGGCTAAGAAAGGTATGACTGGTGGCGCAATTAGCAGTAGAAATAGATACGTTGACATTAATAGTCCAAATAGTTCTATTGGAGACTCCAAGTTGAGTTATTATGTTATTGTTGATTTGGAGTTATACCCGGGAGAATCTATACCATTATTAAAACAGCCTGTTATAGCGTGCAATATGCGATACGAAAAAATAAGACAATCTTTTGCCGACATGTTTGGTTTAGTTTATCAGCCCTTGGACTTTTATGAGAGAGGTCACGTTGCCCCATCTTCAATTAAATATAGAAAGACAGATGAGGATAGAGACAAGGAAAGAAATATCCGGCCTCCAGTTAATTATGATTACAGAAATAATGCTTATGATAGAAATAGAAATTATGGATACAACACAAGAAGAAACCCTGCATATTATGGTGGCAGTGAAAAGAATAAAACAAGAAAAATATAAAAATTGATTTTAATTAATCTTTAAAATCAATTGAATAAAAATGTCAGACAAGAAAATCTTGGAAGAAAGCGTTGTCAATTTCTTCTCTGGAAAGAAAGAATATAGGTCATTGAGCAATTTCTGGGAAAATGATGTTGTAATTGTTATAAATGATACTGTAAGAACTTATGAAAGCGGAGAACATTGTTTTCATGGGGAAAAATACTTTCGCATAGGAGAACATTGTAAAGACGAGAAAAGAAGAGAATCTTTGATTAGTCACGGAATGAAATTTATCAAACCATCTCTATATAAAAACTGCGCGGAAGCAAAGAAAATGGGTGGAAAAAAAGGTCTTGCATTCACTATGGAAGAGATTATGTTATGGGATAATATCAGCCAAGTGGTGCAAAAAGAAATATGCGATTATAAGTTCAGGTTATATGAACAAGTAAGAACCGATTTAACGAAAAGTGGAAATAAACTTCTAATACATCCTGCAATGCGATGCAGTGAAGAAAAATTGGAAACTAGAATATGGGAAGGAAAAGGGGTTATTAGAGATGGAAAAGTGAGTGTAATTGGTGGAAATGCATTGGGAAATTTGTGGGCTAAATTAAGAATAAATGCAGTTCTCTGATTGCATAAACTCGTCAATAAAATCCTGTGGAATGTAATTGAAATCAATAATTTTTTGATTCAGTTGAAACTTTTCATATGCATTTTCTTTTTTCATTCTCTCATCAAAGTAGAGTTTGTCTTGAAAACACTTCAAGGCCGTCTTGGGGCCACACTTTTTTAAAACAGACGTAATATTATCGCTTGTGTCACCCATGACAATCTTGCAAAACAGATCGGCCTCTGCGCTTCCTCCATGTGTTTCCTCAGAAATATTCTTGAACCCAAGATTGTAGATTTTTACATTACCGGTAGCCAGCTGCAAATAATCCTTGTCGCTTGTAATGATGGTAATGTGTGCGTTGGGGACTGTTGCTAAAATGTGCTTTACAGAAATTGCAATACAATCATCCGCTTCTAACTTGGGGTGCTTTAGAATGGCTCTGACGCCTCCCTCTTGGAATAACTTGTCGTCATAAACCATTTTAAAGAACGGGCCACCCATAAAATTGTCATTCTTTGCGCGAGTTCCCTTATATTTGTCATAAAACTCGTTTCGCCAGATGTCTTCTCTCTTGCAATCCTTGCCGACGATCAATATTGGATCATCTGTGTATATCCCCAATTTCTTTGTCAAACTGCCAACAGTGTCAACAAACGTCTTTCTAAACTTCTCAACAAACTGCTCATTCTTAAAAGGGTCTTCAAGCGGATTCTCCGGATAAGCGCTTTTCCACCATCTCATAATTGAATGGTACCGGTAAAAGCAAAAGTAGCTTCCATCAATAAACAAGAAAGAAACCTTGTTATCCGTTTTCATACTTTTAGCAAATGCTTGCATTACACTAGTATAACGTTTGATTTTCTTTTAATCAGTTTCAATTTTTAATTATGTCGTTAATATATATAAATGCCGAATCCATTTACATTAAGACGGCGTAGTAATAGCCAAATTAATCCTGATTTAGAATCAAGAGAAGTTCAATTTCAAGTTAGAAATAGACCTCCAACCCCAAGAGGAAGCTGGTTTACTAGAAAAAATAGAAGACGTCAAATTGTCCCAGTATTTGATGACAATATTGTTGGAACGGAACAAATCCCGATGGCGTCTGTTGAGATATCTCGTCAAAATTCACATTCTTCAAGAACTGGAGACTACCCATCAATAAAAGAAATAAACCTAGACGAGGTTCCTGTTACAGACATTGTTTCACCGGCAGACTTTCGCTCGGCAGAAGTAGTTGGAAACGAAGGAAGCGATTGTTGTATTCCAGGGTTTTCTTCAATACAAAACTGCCGCATATGCCCAGAGCGTTTGCAACCAGAAAGACCGCGACCAGGTGAAAATGTTACGAGCAGAACTGAAAAAGGTGGCAGAAAGCGCAAAAGAACAAATAGACGCACCAAACGACGTAATCAACGCCAACTGAAAAAAAGGCACTACAGCCGCAGGAAATAATATATATTTGAAAAAGTGAACTTAAAGAAAATGGCGGAAATTTCGAGGGTCAAAAGTGTTTCCAAAATCCAAAAAAGGACAAAAAAAATGTCCAATTTTCAAAAGTGCCGAGGTTTTATGAAAAAGGGGTATAAATTTCCCCCTTGTTAGCTTAATGCTGTAAAAATAAATTTTAAATGTTAAAAAAATGTTACGATAAATTTTAAGTATTTTATGGGAAAAGGTTTAGGAAACTTTTGTGTTAGCTATATATAGAAACAAATGGTGACAGAAAGTTGCAAAAAAGTTGCTAAAATTTTTCATTGTGAATCGTGTGACTATTTTACAAGCAAAAAAAGCAGTTTTGATAAACATATTTTAACCGATAAACACAAAAATGCGCAAAAAAGTGACACTAGTGACAAAAAAGTTGCCAAAAGTTGCCTTTTAACTTGTGGCGATTGTGGGAAAACATATAATTCGCGAAATGGTATATGGAAACACAAAAAAATATGTAATAATCAAGAAGTTGTTCCAAACGCCCTACCAATTGACATGTCATACAACATTATTCTTGAAATTGTGAAACAGAATCAAGAGTTTAAAGAGTTGATTTTTGAACAAAATAAACAGCTTGTAGAACAAAATAAAAAACTGATAGAGTTGGCAGAACAAGGAAAAACTATTAATAACACAACCAATAACAACAATACAAATAATTTTAATCTACAATTCTTCTTGAATGAGACGTGCAAAGATGCGCTTAATCTAACTGATTTTGTTGAGCAAATTAAACTACAATTAAGCGATTTAGATATGATTGGTAGAGTTGGCTACGTGGAAGGCATTACTAAAATCTTTTTGAGAAACCTTAAAGACATTGATATTTGTAAACGACCCATTCATTGCAGTGACTTGAAGCGAGAAACTTTGTATATCAAGGACAAAGATGCTTGGGAAAAGGAAAATGGCGAAAATATAAAAATTAAACGAGCAATAAAGGGAATTGAACATAAAAATATAAAACAACTGCCACAATGGAGAGAAGAAAACCCAACTGCAGAAGACACTGAGACCAAAAAACACATGGAATATCAGAATATATTATTGGAATCTATGGGAGGAGCCACTTCAGAAGATGATAACAAGAAACATGAAAAAATAATAAGGAATATTGCAAAAGAAGTTGTCATTGAGAAAAAACAAGAAAAATAATAACTATAGTAATAAGAAAAACTAATTTATTAATAAAAAATTATTTTTAAATCATATAAATGTCGTTATCATTTTAGTAACGACATTATTGTTTCTTATAAAATAATTTTACTCTGAAAATCCAAAGAATTATAATTATTTGTCAAATATTCCTTCGCCAACGCTTGTTACGGTTGCCGGAATTTCAAAAGGCTTTAAAGAAGCGCATCCTTTAAAAGCACGGTTTCCAATGCTTGTTACGCTTGTGGGAATATTAATACTTATTAAAGAAGTGCAATTATAAAATGCTTCTTCACCAATGCTTGTTACACTTTCAGGAAGAACAATGGTTGTTAAAGAAGTGCATCCATAAAAAACATAATTGCTAATGCTTGTTACGCTGGTAGGAATGTTAATAGTTTTTAAAGAACTACAACCATCAAAAGCACTAATGCCAATGCTTGTTACGCTGGTAGGAATGTTAATAGTTTTTAAAGAAGTGCACTCACCAAAAGCGTATGTGCCAATACTTGTTACACTTTCAGGAAGAACAATGGTTGTTAAAGAAGTGCAATTATAAAATGCTTGTTCACCAATGCTTGTTACACTTGTAGGAATATTAATTGTTGTTAAAGAAGTGCATCCCTCAAATACTTGTTCGTCAATGCTTGTTACACTTTCGGGAAGAACAATGGTTGTTAAAGAACTGCAATTATAAAATGCTTGTCCACCAATGCTTGTTACACTTTCAGGAAGAACAATGGTTGTTAAAGAAGTGCATCTATAAAATGCTTGTCCACCAATGCTTGTTACACTTTCAGGAAGAACAATGGTTGTTAAAGAAGTGCATCCCTCAAATACTTGTTTGCCAATGCTTGTTACATTTTCAGGAAGAACAATGGTTGTTAAAGAAATGCAATCACCAAAAACACCTTCGCCTATACTTGTTACGCTTGTAGGAATTTCAATGGTTTTTAAAGAAATGCACCCAGCAAAAACACCTTTGCCAATGCCCGTTATTCCCTCTGGAATGTTAATTGTTTCTAAAGAAGTGCAACGAGTAAAAGCAGTATCACCAATGATTATTTCTTCGTCTGGAGAAGTTCTTTTTACACTTTTAGGAAGAACAATTGTTTTTAAAGAAACGCACTCATAAAAAACGGCTAAACCAATGCTTGTTACACTTTCGGGAAGAATAATGGTTGTTAAAGAACTGCATCTATAAAATGCGTATTTGCCAATGCTTGTTACGCTGGTAGGAATGTTAATAGTTTTTAAAGAACTACAACCATCAAAAGCACTAATGCCAATGCTTGTTACACTTTCAGGAAGAACAATGGTTGTTAAAGAAGTGCATCCATAAAACGTGATGTCATCAATCTTAGCTACGCCACTAGGAATGTTAATAGTTGTTAAAGAAGTGCAATATTTAAAAACACGATTGCCAATGCTTGTTACGCCTTTGGGAATCTTAATGACATTTAAAGAACTGCAGCGAGCAAAAGCCTCGGCCTCAATACTTTCTAAGCTATCAGGAAGAGAAACGGTTTTCAAAGAACGGCAATATTGAAAAGCAGAATTACCTATTATTGTTACACCTTCAGGAATGTCAGCAGCTACTAAATTGGGACAATTATAAAAAGCGCAATTTTCAATTTTAGTTACTCCAGCAGCAACAATCATACGAAATGGCACTTTTGGGAAATCGGTTGATTTTCCATCGTAAGTGAAAGTAACAAGTTTTTGTTTGGAAATAGAATATCCTATTGCTCCCAAAGCAACAATAGCTACAACAAGACCAGACGCTTTCATTATAATATAAAATAACATATATTTTTTTCCCAATTATAATAAGCAAGCTAGTTTTGTGGGAGCTTATTATAATACAAATACATTTCAAATAAAAACGGTAGTTTATTAATACAACATTAACGTGTTAAAATCCAAAGAATTATAATTACTTGTCAAATATTCCTTCACCAATGCTTGTTACAGTTGCAGGAATTTCAAACGGCTTTAAAGAAGAGCATCCTTTAAAAGCGTTATCGCCAATGCTAGTTACGCTTGTAGGAATATTAATACTCATTAAAGCTTTACAATCGCAAAAGGCTCTTTCTCCAATGCTTTTTATTCCATCTGGAAGAACAATATTTTTTAAAGAAAGACACTCATTAAAAACGTATGCATCAATTGTTGTTACACTTGTAGGAATGTTAATTGTTGTTAAAGAACTGCACCCATCAAAAGCGTTTTTGCTGATGCTTATTACTGTATTAGGAATTTCAACAGTTTTTAAAGAAATGCACTCATCAAAAGATTGTTCTCCAATGCTTGTTAAACTGTTTGGAAGAATTATATTTTTTAAAGAAAGACACTCATTAAAAACATAATTGCCAATACTTGTTATTCCCTCTGGAATTTTAATTGTTTCTAAAGAAACGCAACCATCAAAAGCATTATCGCCAATACTAGTCACGCTTGTAGGAATATTAATACTTGTTAAAGAAGCGCAGTTAAAAAAAGCCCTCGTCCCAATGCTTGTTACACTATCAGGAAGAACAATGGTTGTTAAAGAAGTGCAATCATTAAAAGCACTATCGCCAATGCTTGTTACGCTGGTAGGAATGTTAATAGTTTTTAAAGAACTACAACCATCAAAAGCACTATAGTCAATACTAGTTACGCTTGTAGGAATATTAATACTTGTTAAAGAACTGCAATTATAAAATGCGTCTACACCAATGCTTGTTACACTTGTAGGAATATTAATTGTTGTTAAAGAAGTGCAAATATAAAAAGCAGCCTCCTCAATGCTTTCTAAGCTATCAGGAAGAGAAACGGTTTTCAAAGAACGGCAATATTGAAAAGCAGAATCACCTATTATTGTTACTCCCTCGGGAATATCAGCAACTACTAAATTGGTGCAATTATAAAAGGCGTAACTTTCAATTTTTGTTACTCCAGCAGCAACAATCATACGAAATGGAACTTTGGGGAATTCGTTTGATTTTCCATCGTAAGTGAAAGTAACAAGTTTTTGTTTGGAAATAGAATATCCTATTGCTCCCAAAGCAACAATAGCTACAACAAGACCAGACGCTTTCATTATAATATAAAATAACATATATTTTTTTCCCAATTATAATAAGCTAGTTTTGTGGGAGCTTATTATAATACAAATACAATTCAAATAAAAACGGCAGATTAATAATACAACATTAAGTTGTAAAAATTATAATTACTTGTCAAATATTTATTCGCCTATGCTTGTTACAGTTGCGGGAATATCAAAAGGTTTTAAAGAAGTGCATCCTTTAAAAGCGTTATCGCCAATGCTAGTTACGCTTGTAGGAATATTAATACTTATTAAAGAAGTGCAACCCTCAAAAGCTCCTTGACCAATGCTTTCTAATCCATCAGGAAGAACAACAGTTGTTAAAGAAGTGCATCTATAAAAAACAAAATCGTTAACGCTAGTTACGCTTGTAGGTATGTTAATAGTTGTTAAAGATTTACAATCAGCAAAAGCTAGTTGACCAATGAAAGTTACGCTTGTAGGAATGTTAATAGTTGTTAAAGAAGTGCATTCATTAAAGGTTTGAAATTCAATTCTTGTTAAACTGTCTGGAAGAACAATAGTTGTTAGAGAAATGCAATCACTAAACGCATTCTCGCCGATACGTGTTATTCCTTGAGGAATGTTAATTGTTTCTAAAGAATTGCAATAAGCAAAAGCGTTATCACCAATGATTATTTCTTCGTCTGGAGAAGTTCTTGTTACACTTTTAGGAAGAACAATTGTTTTTAAAGAATTGCAGTTATAAAAAACGTCTAAACCAATACTTGTTACACTATCGGGAATAACAATAGTTGTTAAAGAAACGCAATCATAAAAAGTGCGATCGCCAATGCTTGTTACGCTTGTAGGAATGCTGATTGTCTTGAGAGCGGTGCATTCCCTAAAAGCCTCGGTGTCAATGCTTGTTATTCCTTCAGGAATATTAATAGTTGTTAAAGAACTGCATTTAAAAAAGGTGTGAAAATCAATTCTTTCTACTCCATTGGGAATAGTAATTTTTGTTAAAGACGTGCATTTATAAAAAACACCGAAACCGATACTTGTTACACTTTCAGGAATTTCAACATCTTTTAAAGAACTACACAAATAAAAAGCATTATCGCCAATGCTTGTTACGCCTTTGGGAATCTTCATGGCTTTTAAAGAAGAGCAATTTGCAAAAGCATCGTCCTCAATGCTTTCTAAGCTATCAGGAAGAGAAACGGTTTTCAAAGAACGGCAATATTGAAAAGCAGAATCACCTATTATTGTTACACCCTCAGGAATATCAGCAGCTACTAAGTTGTGGCAATTATAAAAGGCAAAACTTTCAATTTTTGTTACACCCGTGGCAACAACCACGCGAAATGGCGCTGTTGGAAAATCGGTTGAACTTCCATCATAGTTGAATATTTCAAGCTTTTCAATATTATCGTTATTGTTATTGTTATTGTTATTGTTATCACTATTATTTTTTATTTTGCTTAAAATACATCCTATTGCTCCCAAAGCAACAATAGCTACAACAAGACCAGACGCTTTCATTATAATATAAAATAACATATATTTTTTTCCCAATTATAATAAGCTAGTTTTGTGAAAATCTAAAGAATTATAATTATTTGTCAAATATTCCTTCCCCAACGCTTGTTACAGTTGCAGGAATTTCAAAAGGCTTTAAAGAAGAGCATCCTTTAAAAGCGCGATTTCCAATGCTTGTTACGCTTGTAGGAATATTAATGGTTGTTAAAGCCTTGCAATCGTTAAAAGCTGTTTCCCTAATGCTAGTTAAACTATCTGGAAGAACAACAGTTTTTAAAGAAAGGCACCTATTAAAAACATTGTCGTCAATACTTGTTACGCTAGCAGGAAGAACAATCGTTGTTAAAGAAATACATTCGGTAAAGGCACCATATCCGATCCTTGTTACTGTATTAGGAATTTCAATGGTTTTTAAAGAAATGCAATTATTAAAAGCGTAAACGCCAATGCTTGTTATTCCTTCAGGAATATTAATTGTTTCTAAAGAATTGCAATAAGAAAAGGCAAGGTCTCCGATGATTATTCCTTCGTCTGGAGAATTGCTTTTTACGCTTTTAGGAAAAACAATTGTTTTTAAAGACACACACTTATAAAAAACTGCGAAACCAATACTTATTACGCTTGTAGGAATGTTAATTGTTGTTAAAGCTTTGCACTCATAAAAAGCGCGATCGCCAATGCTTGTTACGCCATCAGGAATATTAATAGTTGTTAAAGCTTTACAATAAGCAAAACAATTGCTATTAATGCTTGTTACGCCGTTGGGAATATTAATAGTTGTTAAAGAGACGCAGTTATTAAAAGCTGCATCACCAATACTTGTTACGCTATTAGGAAGAACAATAGTTTTTAAAGAACTGCAGCCAAAAAACGCGTTACTGCCAATACTTGTTACGCCTTCAGGAATTTCAACATCTGTTAAAGAACTGCAATTATCAAAAGTGCCAAAGTTAATACTAGTTACGCCCTTGGGAATCTTGATGGCTTTTAAAGAAGTGCAATTAGCAAAAGCATCATCCTCAATGCTTTCTAAGCCATCTGGAAGAGAAACGGTTTTCAAAGAACGGCAATATTGAAAAGCAGAATTACCTATTATTGTTACTCCCTTAGGAATCTCAGCAGCTACTAAATTGGCGCAATTATAAAAAGCGCAACTTTCAATTTTTGTTACTCCAGCAGCAACAATCATACGAAATGGAACTTTGGGGAATTCGTTTGATTTTCCATCGTAAGTGAAAGTAACAAGTTTTTGTTTGGAAATAGAATATCCTATTGCTCCCAAAGCAACAATAGCTACAACAAGACCAGACGCTTTCATTATAATATAAAATAACATATATTTTTTTCCCAATTATAATAAGCTAGTTTTGTGGGAGCTTATTATATTACAAATAAAACGTTAATTTAATAAAATAATGAAAAAACGTTAAGTTGTGATAATCTAAAAAATTATAATTACTTGTCAAATATTCCTTCACCAATGCTTGTTACAGTTGCAGGAATTTCAAAAGGCTTTAAAGAAGTGCATCCATAAAAAGCGTTATCGCCAATGCTTGTTACACTTGTAGGAATGTTAATAGTCGTTAAAGATGTACAAATATAAAAAGCTCCTTTGCCAATGCTTTCTACACCATCAGGAATAGTAATAGTTGTTAAAGAACGGCATCCATAAAAAAGATATTCGCTAATGCTAGTTACGCTAGTAGGAATATTAATAGTTTTTAAAGATTGACAATTAGCAAAAGCTGCTACTTCAATGCTAGTTAAACTATCTGGAAGAACAACACGTGTTAAAGAATTACAGTTATCAAAAGCGTATTTTCCAATGCTTGTTATTCCCTCTGGAATGTTAATTGTTTTTAAAGAAGTGCAACCAGAAAAAGTAGTATCACCAATGATTATTTCTTCGTCTGGAGAATTGCTTTTTACACTTTTAGGAAGAACAACTGTTTTTAAAGAATTGCACTTATAAAACATACGCTTGCTTATGCTCGTTAAGCCACTAGTAATTTTAACATCTGTTAAAGAAGTGCAATCATAAAAAACGGCTAAACCAATGCTTGTTACACCACTAGGAATATTAATTGTTTTTAAAGAAGCGCAATTATCAAAAGCATATTCGCCAATGCTTGTTACACTTTCAGGAAGAACAATGGTTGTTAAAGAACTGCACCTAAAAAAACTTTGAGATCCAATGCTTGTTACGAGATAAGGAATATTAATATTTGTTAAAGCTTTGCAATCAGTAAACGCGTTATTACCAATGCTTGTTAGAGTATCAGGAAGAACAAGCTTTTTTAAAGCTCTGCACTGAAAAAAAGCACGACCGCCAATACTTGTTACGCCCTCAGGAATTTCAACATCTTTTAAAGAACTGCATCCTTCAAAAACATAATCGCTAATGCTTGTTACGCCCTTGGGAATCTTGATGGCTTTTAAAGAACCGCAATTAGCAAAAGCCTCATACTGAATTATTTCTAAGCTATCAGGAAGAGAAACGGTTTTCAAAGAACGGCAATATTGAAAAGCAGAATTACCTATTATTGTTACACCTTCAGGAATGTCAGCAACTACTAAATTGGGACAATTATAAAAGGCGTTACTTTCAATTTTGGTTACACCCTTAGCAACAATCATACGAAACGGCACATTTGGGAAATTGGTTAATTTTCCATCATAAGTGAAAGTAACAAGTTTTTGTTTGGAAATAGAATATCCTATTGCTCCCAAAGCAACAATAGCTACAACAAGACCAGACGCTTTCATTATAATATAAAATAACATATATTTTTTTCCCAATTATAATAAGCTAGTTTTGTAAAAATCCAAAGAATTATAATTATTTGTCAAATATTCCTTCCCCAACGCTTGTTACAGTTGCAGGAATTTCAAACGGCTTTAAAGAAGAGCATCCTTTAAAAGCGTTATCGCCAATGCTAGTTACGCTTGTAGGAATGTTAATAGTCGTTAAATATTTACAATAAGAAAAAGCTTCTTTGCCGATGCTTTCTACTCCATCAGGAATAGTAATTCTTGTTAAAGAATCACATCCATAAAAAAGATATTCGCTAATGCTAGTTACGCTAGTAGGAATATTAATAGTTTTTAAAGATTGACAATTAGCAAAAGCTGCTACTTCAATGCTAGTTAAACTATCTGGAAGAACAAGACGTGTTAAAGAATTACAGTTATCAAAAGCGTAAACGCCAATGCTTGTTATTCCTTCAGGAATATTAATTGTTTCTAAAGAAGTGCAACGAGTAAAAGCGTTATCACCAATGATTATTTCTTCGTCTGGAGAATTGCTTTTTACACTTTTAGGAAGAACAACTGTTTTTAAAGAATTGCAATTAAAAAACATAAAGTCACTGATGCTCGTTAAGCCACTAGTAATTTTAACATCTGTTAAAGAATCGCAATCACGAAAAGCGTTTACACCAATTCTTGTTACACCACTAGGAATATTAATTGTTTTTAAAGAAGCGCAATTATCAAAAGCACTATCGCCAATGCTTGTTACACTTTCAGGAAGAACAATGGTTGTTAAAGAACTGCACGTAAAAAAACTTAGAGATCCAATGCTTTCTAATGCATCGGGAATATTAATAGTTGTTAAAGCTTTGCAATCAGTAAATGCTAGTTCACCAATGCTTGTTACGCTATCAGGAAGAACAAGCTTTTTCAAAGCTTTGCAATTATTAAACGCACTCTCGCCAATACTTGTTACGCCCTGAGGAATTTCAACATCTTTTAAAGAACTGCAGTTATCAAAAACACAATCGCTAATGCTTGTTACGCCCTTGGGAATCTTGATGGCTTTTAAAGAACCGCAATTAGCAAAAGCCTCCAGCTGAATTATTTCTAAGCTATCAGGAAGAGAAACGGTTTTCAAAGAACTGCAATATTGAAAAGCAGAACCACCTATTATTGTTACACCTTCAGGAATGTCAGCAGCTACTAAATTGGCGCAATTATAAAAAGCGCAACTTTCAATTTTTGTTACACCCTTAGCAACAATCACACGAAATGGAACTTTTGGGAATTCGTTTGATTTTCCATCGTAAGTGAAAGTAACAAGTTTTTGTTTGGAAATAGAATATCCTATTGCTCCCAAAGCAACAATAGCTACAACGAGTCCAGACGCTTTCATTATAATATAAAATAACATATATTTTTTTCCCAATTATATAAATTCCTATTTACAGTCTAATCTTAAAACGCATCAAACAATAAATCAGAATGAAAGAGATCATTCAGTACTTTGTTAGCAAATGGCATGTAATCATTCCTGCACAAACACAGACTTACTCCTTGTGACATTGCCAGCGCCATTTGGAACTTTACAAAGTCATCGCTTACATATAACCCAAAAGAACGCAAATTATTTCCATTCAAATATTCATTGAATTTTTTCATGAATTCATATATTTTCACTTGACTTGCATCTTTTGAATTGTGGATTGCTTCTTCTATTATTTTACTAGCCTCTGCGTACAATTTCTCCCTACATTCAATAGGAACTCTTTTAAACGTTTCACGAGGTTCAATAAACGCGTTTAGAACTTTTTCAGCTAAATTTTTACTTGTTTCTGTAAACATCGTGCTTATAATTTCTAGAAAGTGTTGCGTTGTTTCTTTATTTACACGCGTTACTATGCCAAAATCTATCAATCCCAATTGATAAATTGGCTCCTCTTCATTTTTAATAAAAATAATATTTCCAGCGTGCAAATCTCCGTGAGTTACGTTGTCGTTTATAATTGAAACAAACCCATATTTCAAGACAAGTTTTGCATACTCATCATAATCTTTTTCATCCAGTTTTGAAATATGAACGCCTTTTACGTAATCCATTATAATAATGCTAGGATACTCTTTTGTTGCGTACTCGTGAACCTTGGGTATCTTTATATATTTCAAGTTTTTGCAGTTTTCAGCCATCTCCATTGTATTTTTAACCTCTTCTCCGAAATCTAATTGTTCACGCAACAAATTAATATTCTTTTTAATTACATTGGGAATGTCAAGTGTATTAAATTGCGGAATGAATGACACCAACTTGATAAAAAACAACAACTTTTCAATCGCGTCGTCCAACATGTCATCAATGTTCTTTCTCTTCATTTTAACAATCACTAGTTCATTGTCTATAGTCCGCATTTTATAAACAAGTGAAATCATTCCTGAATTTATTGGTATTATACCATTGTCAGGAGTTAAATAATAATCTTTTATTATTTCATTAAATAAATCAGTATCAATGTCGCTCTCCGCATAAGGCGCGGAATCGGTGTATTTCACCAATTCTGCATTCATTGCACTATCAATCAAATTATTATTGAGAGAAATTGCTTGAAACATCTTGACATATAAGATATTTTTTTTAGATAAACTTCTAGCCACTCTGCGGACGAATTCACAATAATTTTGCTTGAATAAAAAACAAATGCATTCATATAAAAAAATGGCGGCAACGTCAAGTATAAATATTATGTTTGAAAATGTTTTTTTTATTGAATTTATATTATATAATATTGCAAACATCCTTTATCTATGTTATATTTATTTTCTCTATAAATTGTTTGGATCTCAAAAATATTTTTCCAATAATCGTTGTTGCCATTTTTTCCACAAACTCTGGAAAATCAATTGTGTTGTAAAAATTTGCAGTCGTTTTAATGCTTGCTTTGTAAGGATTAATAAAATTGCACGTAGTAGTTGCGTGTGAAATTTGCAAAAGTTCCACGGACGGCTTTAAGTTTCTTTTTGGTAAATTGTTATTTGTTGTTGTTGTAAAAATAATTTGGTTGGTTATGTTTTCAAGTTTAACGTCAAGGTGAGCGTATTTTTGCGGAATTCCAAAATCGTCAAAAAAGTGTTTGAATAATATAAAAACCGTTGCAGATTTATCAGAATGTTTTTCTAAATAAAAGTCTTCAAATATATCTGCTTTGTTTATTTCGTGTATAATTGTAATAAAATCTAACGTAATAATTTTTTCTAGCAAAACGTTTTTATTTTCAATGTCATATTCAAACAAAAAACTGTTTTTCTTTATTTTGGTCATCTTGTAATCTTTCTTATCCATAATTATTCTTTTATTGTTTGTTTCATCGTTCATTTATTATATTTACCAGCCAATATAATAAATGAATTATAACTCTTAATAATTTGCTTTATATGAGTGTGTTTATTTATGTTGCGCGTCTTGTAGTTTATTCACGCCAAAATGCGCACTGCATTTTTTACATCAATGGCAACGTTTTGCATGTGGATTTTCTCATCACTCCAGCAATGTGCACAGCCTTCACTAATGCTCAAGTTCCAATCAAGTTTTGATGCATTGTTTGTAAATATGCCGTTGAAAATCTTGGACGCGCGTTCTTGATGAAAATCTGACGTGGTAACAACAATTTCAACAGATTCCGCATCATCGTATGACTCGGAGATCCACTTTTTCAAATAAGCAAAATTTTCTGCAGTATTTTTGGCCTTGTTGTCCAATACAATTTTTCCCTTGGACCCTGTAATTTTTTCTCTCATTTGTTCTGCCTCTGTTGCAATCACGGCATTTTTAACTCCACCAGTCACAAACCATACAATATCCGAATCTTCTATTGACACGGCGTAATTCAGAGCCGCCGAAACGCGTTCTTGTTGAACGTCTTCAATGGCGCATCCAAGCACCACCATGACAGTTGTTTTGCTATAGATTTTTGTAGCAAAACAGCTAAGAATAAATAACGCGGTTTTAATTCCAAACATCCTGAATATCTTTGGAATTTACCAGTTTTAAAATTTTAGGTCAATTTTTTTTAGATGTCCAAGCTGACGGTATTCTTGTCAGACTTTTGACGTCTCTTGCTGCGCTTTGGCATATTACCATCCGACTGCAACTCTTTCAAGTCGGAAATACTAATTGTGCTGCTATCATTAATGTTTATGCTATTGTTATTTTGTTGAGGAGCAGCCTCTTGAATGTTAATTGTCTTGGTCTTTAAACCAGACAAAATGTCGGAAATATCGGCGGGTCCCTTCATTTCAGCGCGAGGACCAGGACCGCGTCTGCCGCTTCTGTCTCCGTCATTTGCGCCTGAAAAGTTCTCCCTGATATTGATTCCATCATTCTGATTGGGATTAAAACTGCTTCGCCCCATGCTAGCATTTAGATCAGGTCGGCCGTTGAAACTACTATTGTTACCAGGTCGGCTTGAAGGAGCATTTATACCCTGAGTAGCCATGGGCGGTGGTGGAGGACCGGTCATAGGAACCTGGGGCTCAGGGTTCATCATGTTATTCATAAAGCCGGAAAACCCAGGACTCTGTTGGCCCATGGAATTTACCGCGGCTGTTTGAAACTGACGCATCAAGTCAGGATTTTGACGCAAGATATCGTCCATGCCTGGCATGGCAGACTTGAACATGGTATTAGTCATGTGGACCATCATTGCACTTCCGCCAAGTTGAAACAGTAACTTGAGTTCTGGTGCCATTGACGCTTTGCTCTTATACTTATCATAAAGTTCACCAAAAACATCGTCATAATCAGTCATGTTCTCGTTCACTTGCTCCGACCAGCCGTCCAACTTTACGTCAAATGGATCAAAACGGTTATTTAAAAACTCAATACCATTAATGCATGCCATGAGCATGTTTCCTTGAAACTTTACTGAGTTCTGTTTTGTCTTTTCCTCCATAATCATCTCGTATTCACCCTGCATCTCTGCGAGAGGAGACTCCATGCTGTATTTTTTAGTCAAATTAACGCCTTTTTGTTCTAAAGCTTCCAACTTCCTTAGAAACTTGAACTTCTCTCTTAAAAGCTCCTCCCTGCTCATTTGAGGTTGGCTAGACATAGGCTTGTCAGGGTTAATAGGAACATTGTTGAACTTGGTAAAACCATCCCATGTCTTATTTTCAGGAGAACCCTCTGCTGTGGCTTGACCAATAGTTTTGGAAGCATCGTCAAACCTTACCGAAGGTTTCTCGTCATAATTAAGAGAAAAACCTTTGCTAAACATATCGGATTGTCCCTCAAATAAATTTCGGTCAGGTTCCTCTTCCACTAAATCATTCAATTCATTCTCTAAATTATTCAAGTCATCAAGGTCAATGTCGCTTGAAGGGCGTCCACCGGCCTTCTTGTTGTCATTCATCAAAAGTTCAAGTCCACCGCCAAAATTAGATGACTTTAAAGATGGTCCGCTGTTTCCCATATTTAATTCAGAAATGTCAATAATTTCGCTGTCCATTCTATCTATTATGATTTAATAAGAACATATAATTTTAAGTAATACGAATTGTAAATTATATTTTATCCACTTTTGAGAAAAGTGAAGCAAAATTAATTAGATTGTCAAGATAAACCATTAGAAACTTTAATTTTCTAAACGTTTATATAATGACTTCTTTAACGGGGATTGTTCCTGTTCCTATTCCTAAACCAAAATTATCAAGAGCAACGTCTTTAACTGTATCAAACCAATCAAGGGGGACGTGTTTTGCACACGCTGCGTCGCGAATATTAGCACGGTTTATCAAAGTAATTGGCAGGCGCTATTTTGATAGTGCTGTTATAGAAAAATGCAGTTATTATTATAAAGAAGATTGTGCTTTAAATCCATTTGAATGTTTTAATAAGAATTTAAGCAGATACAAATCATATACTGCGCAACCAAGTCACTTAGATGTTTTAAATTTTAGAAAAACTAGATCACAAAAATACTTTAAAAAATACCCATCCTGTTTAGGAGACGCTGCAACGAGAGACGAAACAGAAAATCTTAAAGAAAATATATTTGCCGCTTTATACTCATACATTTATATTACTATAACTAGTAAATATGGATGCAATGGAGGCAAAACTTCTGAAATAATTGACGATTTTTTACATAATAATTTAAATTCCGAAATAAGTGTTGAAAATATTGCGTTTACTTTAAATTTTGCAAAACCATGCACTGAAAGCACTTGTTTTCCAGTTATAAAATCTGCAAAACAAATAGAAACTGTTTTAAAAATTCCATACGTAAGATTAATTTGCGAATCACTTTACAATGTTTTAAATGGTTTAAAAAATGAGATAAAAGATTCAAATTATGATATTTATGCAACGGCAATTACTGTGGATGATATTGGTGCTCAATTTAATTCGCGAGTAGAACATTTAAAAAAACGGCTAGACCTTGGATTTTATGGGGGCCTATTTCTTAAAGTTAGAGGGGAAAGGCATGCAATGGTTATAACTTCTTACGAGGACGTTATTATAAATGGAAAAATAGCAGATACAAATTTTGTTGTTAAAAATTCAGTGGGTGTAGATTTTATATATTATGTACAAGGAAATCGTCAAGAAAAAGGTGTGTTTAAGATTTCATTAAGTTCAATAATTCCACAAATTAAATTAGACGAAGCAGCAATTGCATATATTGTTATTACAAAATCCAAGCCCAATGAAAATCCAAATATCAAAGAGTTAAAAAGTTCTGGAGGTCGTCATAGGAAAAAAAGAAAGACAAAGCGCCAACGACTAAAACAAAGTCGCAAAAGTAATAAAACCCGAACAAAACGCTAAACATATAACTGTAACATTTCATTTGCTGCTACTATTTTTTACACTAGTTTAGTTTCAATAAACCACTTACCTTGCAAAAAAGAATCTGCTAAATCATCTTTTTTCAAATGGTTTTTAAAGAATGTTTCCCACGAAGTATAATTAATGTTATTTGAAATGTTTTCCAAGCATTGCTGAACTCCCAACTTTTTTCTCTCACTATAACTGGTTTTTAAACTCGCATTCTGGTCTTTCAATTTGTTGGAAGCTGAAACAAACTCTATGTTGATGCTGTCATTTCTCATGATAAAATATTGGGCAATCATTCCTTGCACGGTTTTCATGCGATTGGCAATTGGACTAATTTGATTTTCAATAACAACGTGGGTAAGAGTTGACAAATGTTCATTCAAAATTGTATCCAACTTCAGTTTCATATTTTTGCCGATGGTGACTAAATCTATTTTTGACGCATTTGTATCTATTATGGGTTCAAAGCATTTTTCAAAAACATAATTGTTAATTAATGCCGCTAAATCGGACTTTTTAATAGGATTCTCATATTTTACTTTATATTTGTCAGCCAATTCATATAGTCCACTTATTTTTTGTTTATTTATATTTGACGGCTTTAAGTCAGTTGTTGGGACTTGGAACGGTTGTTTTTTGCTATGTTTCAAGCAATAGCATTTTCCATTTTTAATAAATTTGGCAGGTTTATTGCAGTCTTTGAATTTCTCTATTTCACAACACTTTGATTCGGATTTTTGACTTAGGTTTATACTATCCCATTTTGCGATTTCGTAGTTACCAGTTCCATCGTCTGGTTTAACAAATAAACAAAATGCCAAATTTTTAATTCCAACGTCTATGCTTAACACCTTCATATTCTAATAAGTTGTTATATAATAATATTCATGTGTATTATTATTTAAATCGTATATTAGAATACTATTCCCTTATTGGTTATTTATTGGTTATTTATTGGTTATAGGTGCGTTAACAATTGGCGCTATCATTCTAGCCTGCAACTGTTCTCTCGTTAAATAAGGCTGTTTCAAGTTGCTGTTGCAATAACCAAAACCAGGAACATTTGTGTCAAAGGTAGATTTGAACGCATAAGGAACGTTAGATGATGGGGTTGCATTTGTTTGAAAGTGAGTTGGAAGACCCAACGCGCTGCAGGCCTCTTGGTTGTTAATTTTCATAATATTACTTGCATTGTGCGTTAAAAACTGTCTATATTGCCAACTTGTCGTTATATTTTCTTGGTGGCGAATACGATCATTCACAACCGCCTCTGGTTGCCAACTAGAATAAACTCTACCATCAGCCATAATAGGAGGAAAATCAAAATGAATATTGTTAGATCCACTGTAACATGTTGCCCAAGACATAATATATTATGATTAGAGAAAATTATTCAGAAGTCAACATTTTAAGAATAACATTTTTAGTGGCTTTGGAGTTTTCTTGGATTAAACCTTTTGCAAGTGCGATACTTTTAAGTTTTGTCATTGACATTTTTTTATAATCAACACCTCCAGATTCTGAGTGTTCCTCTAAATTAGAAATATCAATACTCTTAATAAAGCTCAAGTTATCTGGATTAACTTTTTCCGTTAATTCTGACTCAACGTCTTGGTCAAGATCTTGGTCAATTGTATTATTTTCTTCGTCGTTTTCACTTTCTAAATCATCCATGTCATCAAGTTCTTGCATTTCATCTAAATCTTCCAAGTCTTCGTCAACATTTTCAGATTGTGAATTTACAAGCTCTCCAAAATTTATTATTTTAATAGTTTCTGCATTATCATTTGAGCTTAATTCAATAATATTTTCAATCGGCGCAATAAATTCAAAACCCGAAGAAGCTTTGCTATCTTCATCTTCGGAATCATCTTCTTCTTCGGAATCATCGTCGTCGTCACTATCGTCATCTTCATCAGAAACAGGAATCAAATTGTCGGCATCAGAATTATGGGAAAATGTTGTTTCTTGTTGTCGTTGTTGTTGTGAAACTCCGCCAGTTTGAGGAACATATGACATCATTTGTAAACGTCCTCTAATAAAATTTAGCTCTTCAGCCATAGTTGAAACAAGTCCTAGCATAGAGGCCATTTTATGGTTTTGTTCCTGAAGACGTTGAACAAAGAACATACCTAAAAGTCCTACAAGAAGTAGAGTAATTCCTAAAGAAACAAGAAAAGGGACAGTAAATATATCAGATAAAGCCATTATTAACAGAAGTGTATATATTTTTATTTTGTGGCGAACGAATTATCAATTATTTCTTTTGGATAATTCATGTCATGCAAGACTTTAATTCCACCACGCACGGTTGATATACCTTTATCCAACAAATAAGTATATCTGAAATCTTCTCCCATTTTTTCTGTTTTCATGTGAAAATTTTCTATAGCGGAATTATCATTTAACTTTTTACACAAGTCTATAAAATGTGTCGTTAAAATACAATTTACATTTTTATACTTAATTAAATAAGCCATGAATGCGTTCGCGCTTAACACCGCCTCGTCTGGATTTGTCCCTGAATATAATTCATCAAATACACAAAAATGTGCATCTTTAGAAGTGGTTTCATGAATAACATCAATAATCTCTTTGCATCGTCTTGCTTCAGCTTGAAATAAACTATCTCTACCCGATGTATCAGGAATGTTTAAATAACAATGAATGTATTTATATGGAGCCATATTTGCGCTTTCGTAAAACCCACAACCAAACTGCTGTGTAATAATAACATTTATTAATGCGGTTTTTAGAATAGTTGTTTTTCCTGAAGCATTTGGTCCGGTAATTATTATATTTTTTTTGAATTTTAATGAATTTTTGACCGGATTATTATTAATGAGCGCGGGATAATAAGCCTTTTTAAATGTATTTGATTTTTTCTTTGCAGTGAATTTTGCTAAACTTATATGCTTATTCTTAATGTTTTCAATTAGACCTTCTAAATTTTCAATATAACCATTGAATCCAAATGAATACAAGAATGCGTCGTTGTATTTTTCGTCATCATAAATATCGTAAAAAATCTTTAATACCTGACCCAATTCGCCGATTTTGCTGTATGATAAGCTATATGGCGTAATTTTTTCTAGATTCTCTCTTAACGATACAAGGATTGACAGTTTTCCTTTTAAATTTGTGTTGAATTTTTCGTAAGTTGACAATTCCGATGAGTATAATAAAAAATTATACATTTTTGCCTCGGTGTTTACAATATATTCTTTAATTTCATGTAAATGCGAATGTATCTTTTTCATATTTTGATGAAATCTCGTGCAAGTTAGTACATTTTGATAAATAGAGAACAGGTAAAACGCTGCAGACAGTAGAATATAAATTTTTTCTTCTATTTTAACACTTTGAAATTTTGTAAATAGCTTTCCAATAGCGTGATTTTCTGCAATTGTTTTAAGTATTTGGACGTATTCATTTACAGTAAGACTGAGACCTTTTGCTTTTATTACAAAAAAAGGAATGATAAGTATTATAAATGGCACGCACAGTGAAATAACTGGTGCTGCTAGGTTGTATACACTCATGATTTGAAGAAAATACTCTGATTTATTTAAATGCTCCCACATTGGCCAGTCAATATAATGATATTTCTCTTTGAATCCATTGTCGTTTTTGATCTCATCCCATATGTCAATTATACCACTTTTACCACTTTTATCAAAAGTGGAGCAAAATTCTTCGCTTAATGGTTTTGCTCCACTTTTCCCAAAAGTGGATAAAGTGGATAAAAGTTTCTGAGTCTCTTTTAAAAACTTGGTGTCGGTTGTATAACAAGTTGCCATTTGCTCAACAACTTTCTCAGCAAAGACAGTCTTGGGTTGAAAAGCGTAATGATATAACGGAGACCCGGCTGAAGGGTCAATTGTTTTTATTAGTTCTAAATCTGTTGCAATGTTCTTATTTAATTCCGTTTTATTCTCATTATAAAAAATTGGCAACTTGAAGTGTGTGTTTATTTTTTCTATATTGGATATGGACATTGTATATTATATCAAATATAGAGTTATTTTCTTTTTGTTTTACGCGAATTTTTATTTGTTTTTCTTTTTATTTGTTTCATTATTTACTTGGCCAACCCATCAAAACTAGCAGGCATCTCATTAATTTGAGTAGAGTAATGCGCCTCAATCTCCTTCAACTTTGAAACATCGCGCCGAGTAATCAGATTGATACCAACTCCCTTCCTTCCCCAACGACCACTGCGACCAATTCGGTGCAAGTAGTTGTGTACACACTTTGGAATGTCAAAGTTAATTACCAAGCTCACCTGTTGAATATCTATGCCTCGCGAAGTCACATTAGATGAAATCAATACACGATAACTACCCGTCCTGAAATCAGCAAAAGCCTTATCACGTTCAGCCTTGTCCATTCCACTATGAATTCGGCACACAGGGAAACCGTCCTCAATCATCGCATCGTATAGCGCAGCAACTCGCTTAATGCTGTTTGCATAAATAATAGTCTGAGATACCGACATAAAGCTATACAAGTCCTTCAGCGTCAAGTACTTTTGACGATCATCTTCTACCGCGACATAGTATTGCGAAATTCCCTCCAAAGTTAGCTGCTCTGCCTTTACTTGAATTCTCACGGGGTTTCTCATAAACTTGCTAGTAATACCATTAATGTGGTCGGGCAACGTCGCACTAAACAGCGCAACTTGGATATCCGACTTGAAATTCTGGAAAATATTATACACCTGCTCTTTAAATCCACTTGACAACATTTCATCAGCTTCGTCAAGAATCACTAATTTAATGTTCTTGGAAAGAATGTGATTTCTACGCATCATGTCATAAACGCGTCCAGGGCATCCAGCAATAATGTGCGGAACATTTCCCTTCAAATTTCCAATATCCTCGTCAATAGATGAACCGCCCACCAATACTTGAACGCGGAGATTCTTTATCATTGAACCAATACCCTTCATAACATTTGCGGTTTGAATGCTAAGCTCCCTTGTTGGCGATAGACATAGAATTTGAGTGGTATCACTTTCCGTATTTACGCGCGACAGAGCACCAATAGTAAAGGTTGCCGTTTTCCCTGTACCTGATTGGGCTTGCGCAATAATATCCTTTCCAATAATAATAGGTTTAATTGCCTTTTTCTGAATCGGACTGGGTTTCTCAAACCCATAAGCATAAATTCCTCTTAGCAAATTGGTATCAATCTCTAATTCATCCCAATTATTTATTTCGTAAGAAGAATCGTATGCTTCCTCTTCGATAGGCGTTGCGTTGTTATCTCTTTCAAGCGACATAATATATTACCGTTCTTATATTTAAATACATTTTATTTAATATCAATTTTTTTACATTAATAACAAATAAGTCTAGTGCAAAATATATAAAAAAAAATTGATATAAATGGAACTATAATAAATACAATAATATCATGACGATGGCAATGAGATATACTCTGCAAGATTTTAACGATATTACATTCAACGGGTTTGACATTGCACTTCCTGAAGAAACTCTTTTGATTATTACAGAATTATCGCAGCAGGTTGGCTCACCTACTTACATTAAAACTCCCACATTTCAAAAGCGCGAAAATATTTTAAAGGTTGCTCCCGACGCGTTGGGGGATTTCAAGAAAAAAAAGCGAGGAAAGCCGAATGAAATTCTTAATGACGCCGATTGGGAGACAATTAGAACCTTTCAAACAACAAAGATTGAACAAAAGGTTGGTATTGATGCGCAAATTGATTTGTTGCGTTTTTGGCTTAATAAAATGACAGACAAGACATTTGTGGAGGCGTGTGATAATATTTTGGAGATTTTGAATCAACTTATTCAAGAAGAAACTACTGGCGTAGACATGACGCGCATTGGAAATTCAATTTTTGAGATTGCATCCAATAATCGTTTATTTTCAAAACTATACGCTGAATTGTATTGCAAATTGATAGGCAATTTTGAAGTCATGAAGGATATATTTAAAGAGAATTTAGAAACTTTTATGGGTCTATTTAACAACATTGAATACGTTGACCCAGAGAAGGATTACGACAAGTTTTGCAAAGTAAATCTTGACAATGAAAGGAGAAAGGCGCTCAGTTTGTTCTTTGTAAATCTTACTATAAATAAAATAATTAGCGAAAGTCAGTTGCAATGCATGACGTGCGGATTGTTGAAAATGTTGGTTGAATTTATAAAGGAAGATAACAAGAAAAACGAGGTTGATGAAATTACTGAGAACATTTCAATCTTGTTCTCATATAACAAGCAGCTCTTTGAAACGTGTGATGAAGTGTTTGATGGAGATAAGTTTGTTGCGACAATTGAAAAGTTGGCAAATTGCAAGGCAAAGACTTACCCAAGTTTGTCAAGCAAGGCAATCTTCAAATTTATGGATTTGATTGAAATGTAAAAATAATACTTTACTATACAATTAGATACTCTACAATTAGATATTGTACAAATAATAATATTAAACAAATCTTGATTATTATTAGATGGCGGATATAAAAAATGAAGAAAATATAACCTTTTTTTTAAATGACGAAATGGGTTGCAACGACGATGAATTAATGGACCTTTATAAATTGCAAAACGAGCTTAATGAACTTGAAATATATGGCAATTCTGGTGATGAAAGCGGCGACATTTTTTTGGAGATGAAAGATTATGAAATGAATTATAACGTTAAACAATTAATGTTAATTTGCGAATATTATGATATTTTAAAGGACGTCCGGACAAATAAACTCAAAAAGCAAGATATTATAGAACAGATATTGTTATTTGAGAAAAACGTGGAAAATGTAGAAATTACTATGAAACGCAAAGAATTGTGGTATTATATAAGTGAATTAAAGAATGATAAGATGATGAAAAAATTTGTTATTTGGGGATAAACATAATTAAACGTATTTAATTATCTTTATAAAATATAGATGGTATTATCAAAATTAGATAAAGGTCTTAGTTATCCAGAGTTAAAAAGCGTTGACCCCGATGATTTTAAAAAAGAAGCAAATTTATACGAGATTGAAGCAAAAGACGTGGACATTATTATTGCGGTAGGTCACGCAAAAAAAAATTTTGAGGAAAAAAATATAACATATTTTCCCGTTTATTTAGTAAAAACAAATAACAAGGTCATTCAAATTGGGGTCTATGAGTTATTTACAACAGATTTGTTGAATTATATGGACGAAGACGGAAATTTAGAAGTTGAAAAGTTGGATGATCCTCTTATTTATACATTTGCCACAAAAAAAATGTTGGAAAACTTACGATTAGTGCCAGATTCCATTGCAGATGAACAAGAAGACTTGAAAGAAGACGAGGAACAAGAGGACGAAGATGAAGACGCAGATGAAGACGAAGATGAAGACGAAAAAGATGCCAAAGAAGGCAAAAAAACGCAAACAGAAGAAGCATTTGAACGGCCCAAAATTCCAAAATTGCGCGAAGATGTTTTTATGCAGTCAGAAGCGGTAGTTCCAATGTTACCGCCTTTAAATGAGGAAACCAAATTAGATGCAGAAGCAATCAAAGGAAAATATAAACAAGCGGCGGGCGAAACGTGGATTAAATCCTTTATGAAAAACAATAAATATGGCATTATAGACAACGAGGGAGGCGGCGATTGTCTCTTTGCAACTATTAGAGACGCGTTTGCGCAACTTGGTCAGCAAACAACGGTTCAAAAGTTGCGAAAAAAGTTGGCTGCAGAAGCCGATGAAAAACTTTTTTTAAATTACAAGGAACATTATGACATGTATACTGCGGCAGTTATTGGCGCTACCAAAGATGCAAAGGAATTGGAGATTGAGTATGAGAAATATAAAAAGCTTTATAGTGAAACTTTGGATAGAACTGAAAAGAAGCATTTTATTGAAGCGGCTAAAAAAGTTAAAGCGCAACGAGATAGAATATTAAATGAGAAGAAGGTTTCGCAAGATATCTTGAGCGAATATAAATTCATGAAAGACGTTGATACTCTTGAAAAATTCAAGAAAAAGATTCAAACATGCGAATTTTGGGCTGAAACTTGGGCTTTAAGTACTCTTGAGCGAATATTAAATATTAAATTTATTCTTTTGTCAAGCGAAGCATATAAGGGAAAGGATTTTGCAAATGTTTTGAATTGTGGTCAGCTAAACGACGATATATTAGAATCTCGCGGTGAATTCAATCCGGATTTTTACATCATGGTTGACTTTTTAGGCTGGCACTATAAATTGATTACGTATAAAAAAAAATATTTGTTTACCTTTTCCGAGCTGCCATATGATATTAGAAAACTTGTTGTGGATAAATGCATGGAACGTAATAGCGGAGCATTTTCATTGATTCCCGAGTTTATTAAATTCAAAGAGAATTTTGCTACGAAGGGTGTTTGCAAGTTTGAGGAATTGTCAGACGCTAAAATTCGCGGATTATATGATGAAGCTCTGGTGTTTCAATTTTATGATAAATCGGCTCACGGAAAACTCCCTGGAAAAGGCTCTGGCGAAACAATTCCGAAGGAAGCGGTTCATCATTTTTCCAATTTGCACGCTGTAAAAGACTGGCGAAGAAAATTAGACGATTTTTGGGTTGAACCTGATAAGACGTTTGTTCTAGATGGACATCGCTGGAATAGCGCGGAACACTATTACCAAGGATCCAAATTTAAAGAATCTAATCCGGAATTTTATTTGTCATTTGCGGCGGAATCAGGAACTGATTTGTCTAAGAATCCTGAGATGGCCAAGGCGGCTGCTAGTTCCTCTGGAAAATACAAGGGAGAACTTTTAAGACCGGCAGAGGTTTCTATTGATCCAACTTTTTACGGAAAACGCAAAGAGAAGGAGTTGTTTGACGCCATATGTGCAAAATTTACGCAAATAGAAGAGTTAAGACACGTTTTAATGGAGACAAAAAATGCAAAATTGATGCATTATTTGAAAGGAAAGGAGCCTGAATTGGCTGAACAATTGGTCATGGTGAGAGATAAAATCCGCGGACCTACTCTTAGTTTTTAACTTTTATTTTTATTTTATTTCAAAAATTCCTTCGCATTGTAATATAATATAATATAAATGGAAGAAGATTATGATAAAATAAGACACAATTATAGGAAACACGTTAAGAATTTATTAGACAATCACGGCAACGAAAAAATTATTAAAATTATAATAAGAAAATGTAGCGTTGGAAATTTAGTAACAAATCTTTTAAATATAACGTCAATGGGCCATTTTCAAAAAATTTATAATAAATTTAACGACGATAGTACAATTAAACACGCTTATATAATATGTAAAACTGAAAATAGTACAGTGTTTTTTTTAGAAAAAATGGATGGAATCATAGAAGCAAAAATTGACCATAATTGCAATAAGTATTTTCACGAAAAATACAAAGATGATGCAAATATTTTTTTAATAGATCAAAAAGGCAACGAACCAACTGTTATGGAACTATTTGAAAATACTAGAAAGTACATGGGGGATGAAAAATATTTTTATTTTAGTTGCTATAATAATAATTGTTGTACATTTGTTGAGGCTATTATTAAAAGCAATAACCTATCAAATGAAGAAAGTTTAAAATTTGTAGACGAAAATATTATTAATGTTTATGAAAATCTTCCGCTTCACGTTAAAGCATCTTTTATGAAAACGTCTAAGATTACCGACAAAATCTGTAAGATTTACAATAGAGCAATCATTATTAAAGAATTATTTAGTGACCAATTTTTAGAATAAAAATATTTATTTATTAATTTTACCAAAAACAGCATTTTCCACTAAATCTGATTGTCTTGCTGAGCCTGATGAGAGAAGTACTGGAATCCACTAATGCGTTAAAACATTCTGTAGTATTTTTAACGCTTTCGCCCTCAAATATAAGAAGCTTTTCTGTTAGCATAATATTGAATACTAATTTAACAATGTCACCACACACGTTACTTAATTCAATTGTCTTCTTTTTCAAATTTAATGTGGTAAGAAGTTCATACATATTGGAAAATAAGGAGATTAATTCAGGAACATCGTCTGCGTCAATTTTGTTATCGGCTACAATTTTTTTAAAAGAATCTTCTATTTTATTGAAAAATTGCGAATTATTTTGAAGAATCAATGAAATCACCTTTATAGTTTCAGGGTTCAATTCATATTTTTGTTGCATTTCTGGTCTAACTGAGGTTAAAATCATCAAGTTTAATAAAGACTTCATCTCAAAAATATTTTCAACCGGTTGTTTTGCAACAAGTGTGTCAGTTTCGGTTGGTTCAAGCGAAGCGATGGTATCTGATTCAACTACTTTAATAAATTCTTCAATAACAGCTTCCAATTCTTCAACTGTTTTGGTTGCTTGAGAAATAGGGTTGTTTACCTCTACTATTTCTTCTATAATTTCTTCTATAATTTCTTCCATTTTTTCTTCCATAATTTCTTCCATTTTTTCTTCTACTGTTTCTTCTTTTGGTTCAGCAGAAGGAATAATGTCAATAAGAACGTTTTCTGGTTCAGATTTTATTTCTTCTTGTTTAGTTTTTTTAGGTTTGCCTCTAGATTTCTTTTCTGGTTTGGGGTCCATTTATATTAATTATATAGATTATAATTCTAAATAATTAGTACAATTATATTATTTTAGAGTTTTCCCGATTATTGTTTAATGCAGTTTGAACCAATCTCGTTTAATTTAGGAGCCGGTGAATATGGACAACATCCATATCTAGTTCCAGCACATCCACCAATGGAAGGTTGTGGTGCTGGTTGTGGTGCTGGTTGTGGTGCTGGATTAGGAACAGGAACCGATTTTGTTACAACAAGAACGTGTCCAGTGAGAACAATTACCAATATGATTACAAGAAGCGCAATAATTATTATTTCCAATAAGTCCATATATATAAAACAGATATAAAAAAATAAAAACTAAGAATATAAGAAATGCTGAAGCTCACTAAAAATAGCGAAATGCTAATGTCATTTTTCTTAGAAAAGAAATGCATTAATCATTCAGAACAAACTTATAAAACCAATAATGTTTTGAAGCAATTATATCACGACATAAAAGAAGGAGAAGCCTTTGTAAAGTCACAAAAGGCAAAAGAAGGCGACAGTTTTTATAAATTAAACGTAACAAAAATTACAAACGTCTCTCAAATTCCGAAACCAAAATCTTTTAATCCAGGAAGTTTTCCTCCAGAAGTACGAGAACACATTGATAACAATATGTTATATAATTTGTCTTATACTTTTTCTCTCATGAATAGGGAGATCAGAGTCCATTTTATTGTTGAAGAGGCCAGCCCAGAGTATCAGATTGAACTCTACAACGAGTATATAGAGAAAATTCTTATCTGGTTGCACGTTATCAACGAATATGCATCAAAGAAATGTTCCAAACGACTTGTAATATATTTATATTTTACTTCTCTCAAAAAAAGACTTCCAGAAAGCAACATTCATATTTTGAATCAAAATAATGTAAATACTGCATTTACTTACACCTGTCCAGTGGATTCCGAAATTGTTGTTTTCAGGAGAGAAGAATGGTTCAAAGTGTTAATGCATGAAAGTTTTCACAATTTTGCCATGGATTTTTCAGATATGAATACAGAAGAATGTACAAAACACATTCTCTCTATTTTCAAGGTTAAATCCGATGTTAACTTATTTGAAGCATATACTGAATTTTGGGCAGAAATAATGAATGCAGCATTTTGCAGTTATTATTTTTTAAAAAATGCACCCACTCACACCGAAGACGGATTAATAAATGAATATTTATCAAATTGCGAATTTTTTATCAATTTTGAGAGAACATTTAAATTTTTCCAAATGGTAAAGACGTTGGATTTCATGGGTCTTAAATACAAAGATCTATACTCCAAGAGTTCTGTTTCTGAATCCATGAGAGAAACTTTGTATAAGGAAGCATCAAATGTTCTCTCTTATTATGTAATTACAACAATATTGATGAACAACTATCAGGGTTTTTTGGCGTGGTGCAATACAAACAATTTATCACTCCTTCAGTTCAAGAAGACGTCGTCAAATATTACTTCATTCTGCCAGTTTATTGAGAGAAATTATAAAACAAAGGCTATGACAGAATCGGTTGTATGTATGCAAAGATTCTATTACACTGTTAAAAAGACTGACGGCGTTGGCAAGAAATCAAAGTCTATGGATTTTATTTTGAATAATATGAGAATGTCGCTTTGCGAGCTTGGTTAGGATTTTCTGGATTTTCTTATTTTTCTAGATTTTTTGTTTTTTCTAGATTTTTTTGTTTTTCTAGATTTTTTGTTTTTTCTTGTCTTTTTCTTTTTTCTTGCTTTCCTTGTCTTTTTCTTTTTTCCTCCGTGAAATTCCGTGTCATAAACATCGTAATCATTTTTTTCTCCTTTTCCAAGCAATCCAATTCCAGGTCTATCTATTGAAGGATCTTCTGCTCTAGATGGCTGTGTTTGCAATTCTACATTAATTCTAGGCTTTATATTTTGACGCAGTAACATTTCACTGTTTTCTTGCATATATTTGTCTTTTGCTTTCATTCTAACTTTTAAAGATTTATCTCTCCTCAGGTAGTTGGAATGGTTTGCAGAATCCTTAAGTCTTTCGGCTTCGTGAACTTCCATCAAATCCGGCACGTCTTTCCATGTTTCTGAATTATCTTCAGATTTGTAATAATTTTCATACATCTTTAAATCGCCTGGATTTAATGCCATTTTATTTTATATTATATTACGTCTACAAAATAATATAAAATAATTAAATAACTAAATTCTATTGTTTACATTTAGCGTCTATGCGACTTTCTTCTTTTTCCACCCTTTCTGCTTTTTCTTGTCTTTCTGCTCTTTCTACTCCTTTTGCCACCTTTTCCAGCGCCAAAACCAGATTCAATGTCAACAGACCCGGTTTCCATGGCATTCATCTCGGCCGTTGTAGTGCGCCCCATGGCGCCTGTTTCATTCATCATTGACATTGGAGGAGCCGTTGGAGCATAACCTTCTTCCATTCGCGACATTTCTGCACTATTTGATCTTCCTAACATAGGTCTTGATGCAACAGATGGTTTAGACGCAGTTCCTTCTTCCATTGCGATTGTTTCTGCGGTCGTAGTTCTACCCAAATTCTCTGGCTGGCCAGCACGTCTTCTGCGAGACATTTTTCTATTCTTTCGCCTAAAAGTCTTAGAACGCATTTATATATTATGTTGAGAACAAAAACTTTCGCCAGGAATAGGATTTCTTCTGCATTTTTTATTGTTTTTATTTCTATGTTCGCAAATATATTTATAACAACCTCCTCCAGATGACTTTTTATTAGCTTTCCAAGCTGCGCTAGCTTCATCAAAATCAATGTTTACTTCATACATTTGTTTGAGTTCTTTGAATTCTTGTTCTTGTTCTAAATAACGAGATGAGCTACGAGTCAGCATAATTATATTTTAATGCACAAATCCGTTTAAGCGCGTTTGCAAATTTATTTGTCATAAAAGAAAAATTGAAACCGTTAATGACCGTTAAATTAAAACTACAACCGCCAAACCAAGTTCAAGATGGGAATCAAATACCTAAATAGCTTTTTAAAGGACAATTGTCCTGAATCTATCAAGTGCGTCTCCATGGGCGACTTGTCTGGCAAAAAAATTGCCATTGACGTGAGCATATATCTCTACAAGTACGTTGGAGACGATTGCCTTGTTGAGAATATTTACTTAATGATCTCTATATTCAGGCATTACAACATTATTCCAATTTTCATATTTGACGGGAAACCTCCAACTGAAAAAAAAGAACTATTAAAGCAAAGAAAGGAGGACAAGAAAGGCGCAGAAAATGAGTACAATCGTCTAAAAGAATGCTTACTATCTTCAATTGATGATTCTGACCGACAAGAAATAATTACAAACATGGACTCTTTAAAAAAGCAATTTGTATATTTGAATAAGACGCATATAGAAATTGCAAAAGAGTTGATAAAGAGTTGCGGCGTTTCATATTACGTTGCTCCAGGTGAGGCGGATGAATTGTGTGCATTGTTGGTAATAAAGAAAAAAGTGTGGGCGTGTCTAAGCGAAGACATGGATATGTTTGTATATGGTTGTCCACGCGTTCTTAGATATTTCAGTTTATTAAATCATACAGCAGTTTTGTATAAGATGAAGTATATTTTGCAGGAGCTTGGAGTTTCGCAAAAAGAGTTTCGCGAAATGTGCGTGTTGTCTGGCACAGATTATAACATATCAAATGACTCGGAAAACAGACCAAATTTACAAAAGACAACAAAGCTTTTCAAAAAATATAAAAAGTCAAAGGACACCGAGGACTTCTATGAGTGGATTCAAAAACATGACGACGTGTATATTGAAAATTACGATGCGTTGAAGAATGTATATAGTATGTTTGATTTGACAAACAATGGAAATATTAACACGAGTTTATGTGAAAAAATTCGCATTGTAAACACAAACGTTGACAATGATATGTTGCGACCAATTTTGGAGAAAGATGGATTTATATTTCCTTGTGAAGTTGCTCAAGGATAAGTATTTGAAAAATATACAATGTAATTAAATTTGTATATTTTTGTTTTATAGGTTTTTCTTGTTTTTATTTTCTTTTTTATTTTCATATTTTTTATTTTCTTTTTTATTTCTTGTTTTTCTTTTATTTTTCTTTTTTATTTCTTGTTTTTATTTCTTGTTTTTATTTTATTTTTCTTGTTTTAAACGGCGGCGGCAGCCTCAGCCTTCACCGACTTGGCGAAGTGAGGGCTCATGTACTTCTGAAGATTGAAGTAGGTTAGGACATCAGTCTTCTGGAGCTTGAGAAGAGCCGCGAGCTTGGCATCAGGGTTGATCTGGCGACCATTTGCCTTGTCCTGGAGATTGTTGGTGCGGATGTAGGCATTGATGTCGCGAGTCACTGCAGTGCGCGCCATCTCGGTGCCCTTGTCCTTGCCAAGGAAGGAGGCAAGCTCGTCGCTAATGCGAGTGGGCTTCACGAAACCACTGGGGGCGCGGTTGCCGGACTTGCGCTTGCGCTTGGAGCTCTGCTTCTGGGCAGCCTTAAGCTCGCGCTGCCACTTCTTCTCAAGACCCTTGTACTCAGACTTTAGGGAAGAGATGAGGGAAGCAAGCTGCTGGAGCTTAGCATTGAACTCGGTGGATTGCTCAATGATAGACGCCTCAAGGGAATCAACCTCGGTAACGGCCTCAACGGGGGCAGCGACAACGGGGGAAGCAGCCTCAGCAACGGGGGCCTTGGCCTTCTTGACAGTCTTGGGGGCCTTAACGGCAACATTCACAACGGGGGCGGACTCAACGGGAGCATCGGAAGACGACTTAGGCTTACTAGTTCTTACCATTCTATACTATACCTAGACGACTACCTTTTAAGTTGGTTTTAGGTCTAATATATATATTTGTGATGCCACACAATCACAAATGTATACTATGAAATTCTAAAAATGCGACACCGATTGAAAAAGCCAAGGAAGAGATGAAGCAGCATTTTCACTAACTAATGTCAAAGCTCCAAGCACGTAATAGGCTCCTAAAGTTTTACTATCCTTGTCAACGCCAGTATTTACGAGTTTTTCTAAAATAGTTAAAACAACCTTTTTAACATTTTCATTATTTTCTTCGCTATTCAAATAAGAAAAATTAATATTCCTAAAAGGATCGCCAAATGGAGGACAAATTTTCTTTTTCATTTCGCTTGTTAACTGTGCTCTATAAGACCAAATATCAATAAGTTCTCTCACAAACTTGATCATTTGAATCCTTGGCAACAATGAAAACCACAAAGGATCGCTGTAGTTTCCTAAAGCATCAATATTCTGAAATAAATCAAGGGTTCTTAATTCTACCGACTTTTCATTTGATACAGTTTCATCCTTAATCTCAATGTCAATAGGAATCTTTAGGACTCTGCTAACTCTAATTAAATTTCGCATGTCTTGTATCACCATTTTTGAGATGTCATTGCGATTATAAGGATTTTTCACACTCTTTCCAGATTTCAAAATCAAATTATAGAGAGAAATAATGTCAAAACCATAAATAAAACCATCTGCATCCTTGTAGCTGAAAAATTGCGAACAATCTAATTCTTTCATTGTGTCGCCGGTCAAGAAGTCCGAATCATTTGTGCAAAGACTTCTATTTGAAAACGCCGGACCGTGCAATAAATTGCACTTGCGCTGTAAAAATCCCCTAAATATTTTTTGAATGTTAACAATTGTTTTTGATAATTTTAAAAATACGTAAATGCGACCTAAAAGCTCATTCTTGTTTCCAGAAACTTTTAATTTATATTGCTTTGCAAACTGCTTCAATTGTTGCACGTTGTAATTATATTTAAAAAGAATATCAGAATTCTTAACAGTCGGTAAGCATAAATTGTCGTTATTAATTTTTTCTAGTTTTTTTGGCGTCGGTATAGTTTTTTCACATTTTGAAAATAAAACATTGTTATAATCTTCTATTGATATAACAGAAATAAGCACGTTATTTTTTTTAATAAAGTTTATATCCGTATACTTTCCAGCAATCATTTCTTATATATATCATATAGAAATCTTTTTGAGCCATTTTGTTAAAATAATATTATTTAAAGACGCGAAACCTTGAATGGTGTCGTTTCGCGAGAGTGATTTTCATTTCTAATAACATTTCAAAAAAAAATTGATTTAAAGATAGCCCCTTTATTATAAGTATCATAGCAAGCATGGCCGAGACAATCGTTGATGGAACCCAATTTAGCGCTCAGAATATTCGTTATTCTGCACCCAAGGCAAATGCCGCCGGTGGTAAGAGCGTCAATATTCTTAATAGTACTACTAATTCTGGTCTGAGACTCGCAACTCCTCTTATGTTGACGTGGGGTGCGTCTGAGTTTGAGGGAAATGGAAAGTTTGAAATGTCGCTGCAATTTCCTCGCGGCGAATACGCAAACGCTGATACTGATGCGTTTCTGCGAAATATGCAGGCTCTTGAGGCTAAGGTGAAGGCCGATGCGCTCGCCAATTCTAAGGATTGGTTTGGTAAGCAGCACACCAGCCCCGAGGTAATTGACGCACTTTACACTCCTATGCTCAAGTATTCTAAGGACAAGCTCACAGGCAATCCAGATCTCACCAAGGCGCCGACAATTCGCGTGAAGCTTCCTCTTTGGGAGGGCGTCTGGAAGTGCTTGATTTGCGACGAGGATGGCAAGAAGTTGTTCCCCGGTGAGGCCACCAAGACTCCGCTTGACTTTATCAAGAAGGGTACTCAGGTTGCGGTCATCATGCAGTGCGGTGGCATCTGGTTTGCAAACGGCAAGTTTGGTGTGACCTGGAAGCTCGCTCAGGCTGTTGTTCAGCGCCCCAAGGGCTCGCTTCTTGACGAGTGTTTGATTAAGCTCAAGCCTGCCGACAAGGCGCGCCTGCAGGCGACTCCCGCTCCTGACGCGGATGATGATGAGCCCGTTTCCAGTACCGTTGTTGACGATTCTGACGAGGAGGAGGAGGAGGAGGATGAGCCTGTTCCTACTCCAATTGTTGTTGCTCCTCCTCCGGCTCCTGTTGAGGTTAAGAAGGAGGTTGCCGCAGCTTTGACTGAGGAGCCCAAGAAGAAGAAGGTGGTCAAGAAGAAGGTTGCTGCCGAGGCTTAAACAAAAAAGATAATTAAAGTAAAAACAAAAATTAGATAGTAGTTGTACCCTGTAACAAGTAATAAATAAAAACTCTTTTTTATTTAGAAGGGAACCCAGGTTCCCTTTCAAACCCTCCTACATTATTTTTCATTTTTACTCAAAAAAATGAAAAACTTATAATTATTTGCGTCTATGCTTTCTAGTACGCTTAGACTTTTTTGTCTTTTTTATTGAACGCCTGAACTTTCTAGTTTTTTTTGTTTTTTTTGTTTTTCCACCCATAATAGCGCACTGACCCTTTTTATCGCATTTTTTTGTTATGCGTCCCAAAACTTTTTCGCTTTCTTCTCTCGGCAATGTGTCGTGGTGCAGCGCCTCTATTCCTGGAATTTGTCCTCTGAATGCTTCGCCTGACCTTGTCTCAGACGTTGCGTCGGAATCTTCCAATGGTCTGCACAATGGATCGTATATTTGCAAGTGTTGTATTCTAAGAAGATAACCCAACATTATTAATTCACTTAAGAATAGATTCGGTTCAGTTTTTGAAAATATTTTATTAGTTATTAATTTAAAAGCATTGTACTCTTTTGTCGCTCTTTGAATGTCTAAAACTCCATAAAAATACGCATCTAATCTTCTTTTAGCTTCTGGAAATTGTATGTTATTTAGATCAAATTCCCTACTCGTTGGCAAGGGGTTTCTTTTTGGCCCCCATCTAGATTCAGAAACAGGTAAAACTAGATCCGGTATTTCAAGCCCAGTTGAATCTCTCATATCAATTAAATGCAAGCCTTCTCTCGCTCTAAACTCTGGTTCTTCTCCTTCATTTGGTCTTAATTGATAATATCTATCTGCGCTATCAGGTTTTACCTTTTTAGTTACCCAAATTTCTTCCATTCGCATCAATCTTACTATATCCGCCTGCCAAGTTCCTCTTGAACTTAATTGAAATTCACCACCTCGTCCCCATATTTCAATAAAATTTGCTCGCAATTGTTGTTTTACAATATAGTCTAATGTATCCAACATATCAGGCGTTACTTGCGCTTCACCTATATATTGATGAAATAACTGATATATATTTCTCACAACTTGAACATCTACTTCAGAAGTGGTTAGTCCAGCCCATCGTTCATTGTCTTCTAATGGCATTTGCATTGGCGCAGAAGGACCTGGCAACCCCATAGCCATTGTTAACGAGACATTATTTGTTATATAACTTGATAATGCTGCTTTTTCGTCTGCAAATTCTTCAAATGTGTTTAGCATTTCATCTATAATTGACGTTCTCATTTTAACATCTAAATCATTTCCATGCCCAGTGATAACCCAACATCCAGACGTCGTTGTTTTGCTTGGAGACACTAACGGGAATACTTTTGCAAATACAGCCATTAAATCTCTATTTGACAGATTGGGTGTTTGTAGTTGACTTTTAATTTCTTCAATTATTTCTGGTTCTGCCATTTAATGCTTAACTATATTATTCAAATATTATTTTAATAATTATATCTGCTTTTTCATCTATGTTATAAATATCCGCATCTAATATTTTTGATATTCCCTTTTTTCTTAAAACGTGTGTCTGAACCGGTCTTAGAAATAGTTGGTCCAAAGGCAATTCAAACGAATTATTTCCAATCTTTATGATTCTTGTCTTCTCATTCAAGAGAGAAAAAGTAATTGGAATACGTTCAGTTATTACTAAATTGTTGTCCTCGTCTATCTCCATATTTTCAGGCAATTCCGGATTGCATTTTACTACTATATCCGATTCAAAATGCAATTCGCTGTGCCAGAGAGGAACAAAATACAGCTTATTATCAATGTCTAGTTTATAGACGTTGTTCTGGAATAAATCATTTATGTTTGGGTTCAGTACGTAAATCTGCATGTCCTTGTATTTGTCTAACAATATTTCTCTCACCTTGTCCAAAGTATTGTCAGTTAAACGCAACAAAGTCTTGTATTTAACAATAAAATTGTAGACTGCAAGAGACTGTTCTTTATTCATGTCTTCAAATAATTTCAATGAAATTTCTTTACATCCGCTCACAATATCTTTTACAATGTTTGAGAGAAATTCATTGTATTTGCCTTTTAGAATGCCGTCAATAAACAAATGCAATATTGCAGTGTAACCTGAATTCAAATTGATATGTTCTTCCCCAAGTTCAGTATAATTATTTATAATACTTATTTCTCTCTTCAACACTTCATAAGCATGTTGGATTCTTTGGAAATATTGGGTTGACTCTGGAGTATTGCCGTTCTTATCAGGATGGTTTTGCAGCGCTAATTTATGATATCTTTTCTTTAATGATTCTTGCGATAGATTTGAAACGTTTTCAATTTCAAATATATGTAAAGCTTCTTCTAGGTCCATTAATTAGTATTTTAACCAAAATAATATCTAAGTTGTAAACATTATTTTATATATTAATTTGGGATAGACGATGTGGCAACTTTATAATCAATATACTCTTTTGTTTTATTTGACATTTGTTTCGCAATGTCACGTGTATTATCAACATTGTTAAGTCCAACGTGTCTCTTATTTAACCCAGATACTTGAGTTCCGGGCGCAACATAAACTGTACCATTAATGTTAGTAGTTCCATCCAATGAGGCGTCCTTAATATATTCCGGCATTATAAATAATAAAAACATTCTAATTTTTATTAAGTTAATCCATATACAAAAAACACAACAATGTTTCTAGAAACAAAACAAAACAAAAAATAAATTTAAAAAGAATGGATTATACTAGCCACGTAAAACATCAGGTTCTCTACATGATAAATCGGTCTGTAATTATTGTTATAGTATTGAAAAAAAGTATACGTTTTTACAAGCAATCCAGAAATATCTTTATCCTTAATCTTTTTTTGAGATATTAAAGTTGAAATAATATACCACACACATTCTGCAATGTCTAAATTGTAAATGAATATGTCGTATAAAAGATCCCTAAATTTCAAGAATTTTATTTCTTCTATTTTTATAATTGAATCAATAATTTTATCGCAAATGATTTTGTGTGGCATCATTAACGGATCAAGAACGTTGCTTATATTTTTTATATTTGCAATATTTTCAAGCTTTATAGAATTTGGAAGTCTAGTTTTAATACATTTTGCATAAAGCGACTTGGTTGGCCGAGGAATATTTATTATCTCACAGCAATTCAATATATTGTCTGGAATAAAACTAATTTTTTCGGCAATTAATATAAACTTCAAATCAATTGCGCTCGCATTATTCTGTTGCATGTAGCTGTAAAAATTTTCCAAAAGCTCGCTATGTATTTCGTGGAAATATTTGCACAATATAATTCCCGATTTTTCTGTTTTTGCCGAAATAATGTCAATGATTTGCATATAAATGTCGTGCCACAAAAGTTTTGAATTGCAACCCAAGAGAGACATATCAATCTCATAGTGTATGTCACTAATCTTGAAAAAATATTGCTGTTTATTAAACGTTATACTAATCTTCTTTTCATACTTTAATTCCGTTGGACTGTATTTTTTAATGGACTTCAACATTTGAGTGTACTTCCCAACGCCTTGCGGTCCATAAAATATCATGTTTTTCAGACCTGTTAGCTTATTAGGAAATTTTTGATATATTTTATTCATTTTTGGATGCAAATCTTCTTTTTGATTTGAAACAACGTATTCTTCAAAATGGGTTTCACGAAACTTCATTATATAATGAAGCGCAAGAATCTTTATTTGATTATATTACTTATTTTATTATTTCTGCGTTTTGTCTTTGTATATTATTGGAAATTTTATATTAAACACTTTTCACCATATTTAATCAGTCTAAGATATGAATATAGTTAAAACAATTGAACAATATGATGACAATAATATATATTTTTGCGATCCAATTAAAAACAACGTGATGAATGATGGGTTTTTCATCAGAATTCTATACTCAACGCCCTTATTCGTGGTTAATGGAATTAATTTATTTGTAGCATTAAACGATATAACGATTGATAAATATTACAACAAATACAGGTGCAGTTTTGTTGCAAATAATCACAAACAAACGATTGAGAGTATTAAAACAATTGAAGAAAATTTACTAAAAAATGTCAATATAAAAAATAAAATTCCGCAATTTAAAATTTATGAGCAGCTTAGGATTGGAAATATAAAAATTTTTTCTGAAAATGTAGAAAAAATTAATAACAATTTATTTATGCTTAAAATATCAGGCATTTGGGAAACAGAGTTTCATTACGGCGTCACTTATAAGTTTGTCAAAATTAACCATCCGTAGAAAAATACTTTAATATAATTCCTAAAGTGATCACCACAATAATGTTTATGATTTCTAAAAAGTACAAAACTAATCCCGTCGCCTTTCCAATTGCTCCGGTTTCTATGAAACTTTTATCGCGAGTGCCATTATAAAATATAAACATTTGCACCATTAGTAAAACAATAAAAATATTCATAAAACTATAATAACCATTTGCAACGTTTCCATTTGTTATTTGATTAAAATAAAAACTTAGCAAGTAAACCATGTAAACTAGGATTCCTATCAATACTACAAATGGTCCAACTGTTATTAGCTGGGATATAATAGATGATGCGTTTTGCTGAGTCCTCTTCACATTGTTCATTAAATACCCCATTAGTAAAAGAGTTCCGGTTATAATAAAAGAATAACCAGTAATAGTTCCGGTTAAACTAGAAGCTGAACTAGATCCCATTGTGCATATAATAATTATGATTCCAACTACTATTAATGAATTGTAAATGTTTGAATACCAATTAATTGTCATGTCTTGTTCTTATATATAGTTTATATTATTTCTTATCCAGAGACTAATGTGTGATATTTTGGACATAAATTTACAAAAGGATGGGGTCTTAGGTTTCCTCTAAAATTTTGTTATTTAATGCGTCTATTTGGTTTTGTAAATCTTTTATTTTTAACAATAATAACGGCACCATCTCTAAATAGTTGACAGATTTGATTGAAACATCATCGTCGCCTATAGTAGCTGAAACAGTGTTTACTAAATTTGGAAAAAGTTTTTCAACGTCTTGAGCTATAAAACCAAAATGTTCCTTTTGTTTTGCGTCGTCTTTATAATTGTATTTTACAGGATTCAATAATAACAAGTTGTCGGTTAAACTTAAGGACAAGTCTTCAATATTATCCTTTAATTGCAAATCAGATGGGTTGTTAATAGAACCGCCTACAAATAAATCGCCTTTAATGTAGACAGTCGCGCTTGAATTAGTCGGACTTAAAATAAGTTGATTATTATTTGTGGAATAATACCATGTGATTGGTGATGAACCTATATTAAAATTTTTTATGTAAGACGACTGGTTTGCTTGTTTTCCACCATAATTTGATTGCGACATTTTACTATATATTATATCAAAACATTAGATTTAATATTTAATAACCCAATTGTGTTTATTAAATATTAAAAAAATATTATATTAAAATATAAATGAGCAGATTTAATGTTTCCACAAATCATCCAATAATACCAAATGCTAATGAATATATGTACGAAAGACAATATGTATCTATACACTCAGAAGATAGAAACGTTTTACGATTCCCATCGTCTTCCGAATTTGAAGTAGAATTGCCGCAAGATTATTGCAACGTTCAAGCTGTCAGATTAGACTCTTGGACATTTCCCGCGAATTACAATACTTTTTCTCTAGCGCAAAATAACATTGCCATTGTATTTGAAATCACTGACCCATATAATCCAAGCGATTGGATGGTTGACGATCCACTTTTAGCAATTATAGCAGACGCTTTATTTGCTTATAAAGGGCAACAATTTATTGCTGTTATTGAAGAAGGATTTTATAACCCGTTTCAAATTGCCACTGAACTTACAAATAGATTTAATAATTCAGTGTCTCAATATATTAGCAGTTATATTTCCCAAAATGCTCCCGATTTACTAACGCAGTTTGATTTAGCGGGAGGATACAATCAATTTGTTATAGTGTATAATGAGGTTGGTCAAAAATTGTGGTTTGGTAATAAAAGCTCCAATTTTGTTATATCAAACAACTCTGCTATATATTTAAACAGTGTTATAAAAGATGCGATATGCTTTAGACAACAATATCCTGATTTTACAAATTGGGGGTTGCCGTCTTATTTGGGATTCACGCGTTGCGTCGCAACTACTTCTACGGCTTCAAATGGTTCATATCCTAGATTTTTTTATGGTGACGTAAGTCCAGGAGACAATGGTTTTTGGTTGGTGCCAGATTCTCAATATCTTGGAAACAATGCGACAATACCGGTTTATTATTTAGAGGCACCCAATAAAATTAATCTTATGGGAAACTCGTATTTCTACTTGGAGATTGACGGAATGAACAGCATTGACGAGTTGATACCCTTTGCTGTCAATAATTTTACAACTACGACAAATGAATCCGCTTCAGTTGTGAAATCTGCGTTTGCCAAAATTGCTGTTACAACAACGCCGCTCGCACAGTGGTTTGATAACAATGCTGGTCCAAGTAAAGTTTACAATCCACCTGCAGAGAGAATTAGACGTTTGAAATTAAAGTTGAGATATCACGATGGTTCCTTTGTAGAATTTGGTAAGTTTGATTTCTCAATTATGTTGGAATTTATATTGTTTAGACCTCAACAACGAAGAGACTATAAGATGTTTGTCCCCGAATCTATTGGAAATAGTTAAACCACCTTTAAAAAAGGTGGCGCCAAATAGTTAGACCACGCCATATGTGGCTTTCAACCAGTCTGTCATTGTTTTTATAGTGCACGTCTTATAGTCTTCTTCAAAACCGTCCAATTTTAAAAAAGACGGTTTGGACATTTTTGGCGTTTTATAGAACACATAATCGCCGTATTTTCCCTTTCTTATATTTATATTATTAGTAATAATTCTTATTATTCCTGATTCACTTGAAGACGATGATTGTGTGTCCGTTCTTTCCAGAACTTCAAGAACATCTGCAAGAGCGACATTTTCCATGGGTCTGTTACCAAAGCAAGATAGAGATTTTGAGTTTTGCCCCCACGTTGCGTAGAGCCCATACTTGCCCTTCTTTAAAAAAAGAGGTTCTGCCTTATATGTTCCCAAGTGAATTTGGTACTGTTTTGCGGGTGCAATTAAATCTTCTAGTTTGTATTCTCCTTGTTCCAGCTTCTTCATATCCACCCCTTCTTTAACTGGTAAAAAAGATACATTATTCTTTTTACCAGATTCCATGTCATCAATCTTTTTAATAACTGGTCCATGCTTTCCAATAATATAAAAATGTTTATCATCTATTTTGATCTCGCACTTTTTCTCGTCTACTAATTTTTCGCAGCATTTATTGATCTCTTTCAAACAATCTTCGCACAGCTTATACCATATCTTTTCACCTCTACCAATTTTATCTAAATCATCTTCCATGTTCTTTGTATAATCATAATTAAACATTTCCTCAAAGTTTTTGTTTAGAAACTCCATCACGATAATTCCAAGAGGTTGAATTACTAATTTGTTCTTCTCTGCTCCAAATTCTCTCGTAGTATTAGTTTCCGTTAAAGCTTCGTCTTCTAGTTCAAAGTCTTTGCATGCAACTTGTTTACCTGGTATGTCGTCCTTCTTAACATAACCGCGCTCTTGAATCTTATCTATCAGAGTGGAAAACGTAGAAGGTCTGCCAATGCCATTATCTTCCAAGAGCTGAACCAACTTTGCTTCTGTGTAATGCATCTTGTTATTTTTAAGAGTGACTTTGGCTGTTATCTTTTTATAATTAATTATTTGGCCTTGTCTCAATTGCAAAAGATAATTGTATTCCTTGTCCTTGATGGCCGTCTTGGTTTCCTTATTTTTAATTATTTTCCAGCCAAGAAAATCCAATAATTCACTTGTCAACGTGTATTTTATTCCCTCAACGTCGGTGGAAATTGTGCTTGTAAACGAGAAATACTCTGCCTCGGCCATGCAGCTCTCCATTGTAGTTTCCCAAATCATCTTGTAGAGCTTTTTCTCTCTGGCACTCATTTCGTCGGGAACATTTTTAACAGTCAGTTTTGTAGGTCTTATAGCTTCATGTGCTTCCTGAGGAGGTGGAACATTGGACGTCTTTTTGGATGTTGTTGTTTTCTTTGGCTTGGTTACTTCTTTTTTGTTTTCGTTTGACAAAGAATCTATTTTTGGATTGATAAACTTTTCAAGACTGAACTCGTGAACAATAAATTTTTTTACGTCTTCCAAAAAGTCCGCGCTATATTTTTTACTATCAGTTCGCATATAAGTAATATATCCAGCTTCATATAACGTTTGACAGCAACGCATAGTTTCTTTGGGAGAAATGTGTAGTTCATTGCTTGCGAGTTGCTGTATTCTAGAGGTTGTCAATGGTTCGGGAGGCTGTTTGAAAACTCGTTTTACATCCGTTCTGGAGTATGCATGAGAGAAATTAGCGGACTCTTCCAAGAATTCCGACATGGCAGTTTCATTGTCAAACTGTTTATTCAAATCAAAAGCAATATTCTTGTTGGTGAAATAACCAGTAGTATTGTACACTTTTTGTGCAGGTGATTTGTCAATCTCTTGCTGATTTTCGTATACCAATTTTAGAGCAGGAGTTTGGCATCTACCGGCGCTTAAACTGTTCTCAGAGGTTTTTGAAATGAACTTCCACAACATAGGAGAGACGTTGTAGCCCACAAGAAGGTCTAGGACTTGCCGAGCTATTTGAGAATTCACCTTTTTCATATCAATGATCTTAGGATGCGCAATAGCGGACTGGATAGCGTTTTCCGTAATCTCGTGAAATACAATGCGCTTTGTAGTTTCAATTGGAAGGCCAAAGAGGTCACAAATGTGCCACGCAATAGCTTCTCCTTCACGATCATCGTCTGACGCTAAAATGACTTCATCGGCCTTTGCAATCTCTTTCCGAAGAAAATCTACATGTTTTTGCTTCTTTGCGTCATCAACAACTTCAAACGTGGGTTTAAAATTGTTGGCAATGTCTAGATGTTTGAGAGACTTTAACTGGCGCAGATGTCCAAAGCTGGCCAAACATTTGTATCCAGGTCCTAAATATTCTTCTATCTTTTTACACTTTGCCGGGGATTCCACTATCACAAGACTAGTAGTGGTGGCAAATTTTGACATAATTCAATATATATAATAGTGGATTATGTTTAAGTGGATTTCTTATCCATTGTGGTCTTGTAGAAAAAGTTTTCAATATACTATTAAATTTACTTATTTTTTTTCCTTGTCAATGACTACTTCTTTTGCAATGTTGCGGATTATTTTCTCTCTCTTTTTATCGTCGTTTTCCAGAGTGGAACCGCCCATGGCTTCTAATAAGATGTTCTGGTATTCCAAGTGTTTCTTGGTTTCAGTGTCGTCGGCTGTAGGATTTTCTTCTCTCCATTGAGGGAGTTGTTTAATATTTTTGTGTTCAATTTTCTTTATAGCTTGAGTAATTTTCACATTTTCATTATTTTCCTTTTCCCAGGCGTCCTTGTCCTTTACATACAATGTTTCTCTCTTCAAGTCGCTGCAGTGAATTGGTCTTTTAAATACGTCTAGGGCGTGAAGGTTTCTCATAAATATTTTGCTCATACCCTCAACGTATCCAACTCTACCAATCATGTCTAAATCTGACAATTGCAATTGAACTTGATTGACAAAATCGTCTATATTTAAAGCATCCTTGCACTGCTCATTTAAAAATAACTGTAAATTGAAGTTGTTTGTATTATTGGTTGTGTTGTTGGAATTATTGGTTATGATGCTTTTATCCTTGCAAAGTTCAATGATTTGTTTTTGTAATTCATTATTGCTTTTAAGTAATTCCATGATAAGTTTTTTATCGGATGTTGTGTCGTCCTTTTCTGAAGGTTCGGTGATTAATGTAGGGCACATTTTTTTGTGTCTCCACAGCGTAGTTCTACTATTGAAAATTATTCCGCAGCACAAGCACGTTTTGGAGATTTTTGGCGATAAATTTGTTTCATTTGTTCCATTTTGTTTCATTTTATGTTTTGCAGTTAATATATGTTTATTCCATTCGCTATCTTTGCTGCATTTATAATCACATAATTCACAATGAAATGATTTGGAGATTTTTGGAGATTTTTTTGTTTCAAAATGTTTCATATATATGAAACAGAGAAATTTCCTAAATCTTTTTCCCTAAAAAGTATTAAAATTTATCATAACAAGTTATTTTATTTTTTAGAAACTTTTTACAGCATAATGCTAAGAAGGTGGAAATTTTGACCCCTTTTTCATAAAACCTCGGCACTTTTGAAAATTGGACATTTTTTTTGTCCATTTTTGATTTTTGGAAATACTTTTGACCCCTCGAATTTCAGAAATTTTCTTTAAGTTCAAAATTCGGGAATATATATTATTTAAAATAAAAGGTGACGAAAAAAAAACAGGTAGTCAAAAAAAATTGATTCATTTTTTTTGGAAAACTTTTCCAGGTATAATGAACCAAAACTAAGTTGAAAACTATGGAGACCATTGCTTGCATCCCCTGCTCAAAGCCCGTGAAAATCGGAGAACGCAAGCCGCACCAAGGAAAGATTCACTTCATAGTTGAAGATGAGTGTGGCGACAAGAAATGCGAGTATTGTCCCAAAACCTTCAAGAATTCGTCCACGCTGTCAATGCACATTTCAAGGAAACACGCCGCTGAGGCCGGTCGTCAGATTGAGCCATATGCTTGCGACCAGTGCGAGGAGCGGTTTACTTCAAGCTCGGCTCGTTTGCACCACATTGCAAACCACCACGAAATCTCTTACACAAAATGCCCTCACCCAACTTGCAAATATGAGGGCAAAAACAAGCAGTCAATCTTCACGCATTTTGTCAAGAAGCACATGGATCGCAATTCTATGCGCGTTGAGATCGTTGCCGGCGTTGAGTCAAAGTGCTTGACGTGTGAAAAGACGATGAAGGAAAGCGCGATTGCTTACCATTTGGCAACTTGCAACCGAGAATCTCCGTTTTGCAAGATGGTATAAGTAAAGAAAAAGATCATTTGTTTTAAAATGTAAATTAATGTATTTTTTTCCATGGTAGAGCAGACTTTGAATATATAAACAATTTTTCTGTTTTATTGGTTTCCGACGACGATTTTTCATTTGGCAAATCCGGTTTAAAACGCGTTTTTTTACTCTGAGCCGCACTTCTGTATCGTTCAAAGTTCCATATCTCCACAAAATCTTCTGGTGCGTCCATCTCAGAGACAACAACAAGGTTATTTTCACTCCATTTGCGAACAGTTTTCCAAAACAGATCGTTGTCAAAAACGTCGTATTTCTTCACATCTCGTCTGTATTTAATCGGAAATTTTGAATATTTATAAGGTGGGTCGCAATAAATAAACATATTTACCGGATTTAAATCCAAGTAAGATTTATTTGTAAACTCAACATTTTTAATAAGAGGGGTTGCTCGTTTTAAACTGTGCATCATTTCCTTACAAAAATCTTCTTTTTTATCATTCATGTACTTGTGTGCATAAGCTCCAAAAAATCTTCCACCAAAACTCATACCAAACCCTATAAAAGCTTTCACAGCATTTGGTGATGTCAGTTTTTTTGCCGCCAAATATTCTTCTTCTGAAACGGATTCTGGATAAACAAAGGTTTCATTTTTCACTTCATTCCACATCTGAATCAAATCTGGATGATAGTCATTTGCTATAAAATTGTAAGTTGTTAAATTAGTCATATTTCTAAACACTCCGAGAGAACCGCAAAAAGGTTCCAAGTATCCATCAAGTGGGGTTTCATTCGCACTTAAAACATAATTCCAGAGTTCTTTGAGACCGGGGGCTAAATGTTTTCCTAGACGTTGCTTTCCACCTAAATATTTCATATACTGTCGCTAGCAATTAAAATATAAACTTTTTCGCGATCAAAATACATTACAAAAAGATAATAAACACGTCAACACATTAGCATTATATGACCAGCGAAGTGGTAAAAAAACTATTTACTCATGAGGATCCATATTTTATTCACAAGGGTCTTGGATTTTTGTGTTTATTAAATTATGTGGCACAGTTTTACATGTATTTTGCTCGCGGAACGTATTATTTAAATGTTTATACGATTGCTCCACATATTTTGCTCCATTGTTCATCGTTCATTTTTAAGGTATTGGCAAAACGTCCAACAGAATCGTTGTTGAATATGTTTATTTGGGAAGAACTAAGAATCCACTCATTGTTGTTTGCGTGGCGAGCTTGCTTTGCAATTTTGTTCCCAACTTGGGCGCCTGTTATCTGCTTTTTGACAATGATTGCCGCCGACGTTGCGACAAAGTATCGCGGCAATTCGGAAGTTTCAACTGTGCGTGGTCAGCATAGCAAGGTAGGCAAGCGCAGTCTAGTAAAAGAAATTACAGGGGCATTTTTCAGCATCAGTCAAATGGGAGCAACGTATATATGCTTGTTGAGCGAATCGCCAATTCTAATTTTTTCAACGCTTCCACCGATTCAGACATCGGCATTTGGTATGACATTAATAAGAAAAAATCTGATAAACAAAACTATTTGGAGCGTTGTTTATAGCACGGAACTATTAATGACATACTATATATGGTATAGGGAGTATAAAGATTTTAGAATTTTTTATATCTCGGCTTCATTGTATCTTCTTAGACGGTGTGGATTTTCAAAATATTTTATTTGGCCTTCTATGTATTTAGTAGTTTATATTTTGTTTTTATTTGATTCTGAATAAATAAAATTTTTTCCAATATAAAATTTAACAATTTTTTCTTCCCATTCTTCGCGCGGTGTTGAGATATATCTGTGCATAATTTGTTCCAATTTTATCCAACTATAAGGTAAGCCCAGAGCGAGTGCGTCTTTATAGAAAAAATCAGATTTAATCAAATGGTCAAGTGCATTGTAAAAATCTTTTTTATCTTCAGGAATCATTTGCAGAATTTGAAGCGCAATTAATAATGCATTTCTCGGTGGCGTTTCTTTTTCGCTCTCCTCTATCATGATATATTAAATGTATATGTCGTGATATATTTAAATCTTTTAAGCCTATTGAAACTTCTTAAAATCCTTCCAGGAGACCTTCATTCCACCATTTTTTTCAGGAACAAATTCAACCTTATGTTGCTCTTCCAATTTTCCGGCCTTTTTTAGTGCACTATCTACGTATAGCTCTTTTAAAAGTTGGCCGACAAAATAAGATCCTTCGTGCTGGTCAATATCACCATTCTCAATTCGCTGCAAAACATTCAAAAACTTGTTCAAAATCTTCAAATCAATCTCGTCTTTTCTTATTTTATTGTAAATGTCAGTATAATAAGTAAATAAGAAGGAACACTCTTCCATACCAAGTTGGTGAACCTTTTCCTCATCATTCCTATTTTTAGCTTTTATCATAATAAGATTGTTAATGTCTTCTTGCAATAAATGACTGTGCTTTAGCTCGCGTATTAATTCTGTTTGGTCTTCCACGTTGTTGGCTTTCACCATTTCTTGTAAATGAAGTCTAGCATTGGCGTCCATATACAAATTATGATAAAATTTTTAAACCTAAATTTACGCAATAATTATTATATTGCTATAATTTATATGCCAGTTTTACAACCACAACAAACCGGAATGATAGGGTCAAGCGTTAGAGATTCTGCGTATCAAACTCAGGTTCAACGAAATCAAGCGCTAGCTCAATTAGGGGCAAATAAAGGAGGCAATAGAAGACGCAGAAAATATGGCGGCCAAGGCCAAATTTTAGTTCCTCAAGTTCCAAACTCAAATTTAATGAATGATCCTTCAAAAGGAACGGATCAAGGCGTTCTTGCTCAACAAAAAGGGATGACAGGTTTAACTGTAAATAATGACGCGCAAAAAGCTCTAGACAACAAAGTTGCATTGGTTCCCATTCCAAAAGGTTCCACTGGTGGTGCTAAGAGAACCAAAAGAAGAGGAGGTTTTGTTTGGCCTTGCCTAAGCGGTGGAAAGACAAGAAACTCCAAGAAATCCAATAAATCCAGGAAATCCAGGAAATCCAAGAAATCCAGGAAATCCAGGAAATCCAAAAAATAAAAAAAATAAAAAAAATAAAACCCAGAAGAAAGTAATTTTAGGGTAATAATTATATATTAATAATATAAGTTATGCCAAAAGGATTAGACTGGATAAATTTTATATATGTCAATTTAGGTTTTGTCGCACAAATATTCGTAATGTATTATTTCAGCGCCGTTGCCGAAATAAAGAATAATTGGCCCAAATACAGATGCAATCCAATGTTTATGCCATTATCCGACAATATTGAAAAAGATTTTACTTATTGTGTGCAGAGCATGCAAACCAATTTTATGGGCTATTTGTTGCAACCAATTAATTACATTATTAATTCATTATCTTCCATGGGGGGCGAATTTTCAGGTTCAATCAATTACATTAGAACAATGATAAGCAGCATCCGTTCTATGATTACTTCTATTATCCAAAATGTGTTTGGAGTATTTTTGAATTTAATTATTGAATTCCAAAAGATAACTATTGGTATTAAGGATTTAGTGGGAAAAATTATAGGTGTAATGGTTACCGTAATGTATTTGATAGACGGAAGCATTAAAACGATGCAAAGCACGTGGAATGGTCCGCCCGGCCAAATGGTGAGGGCGTTGGGTGGAAATTGTTTTCTTCCAGAAACAAAGATTAAATTAAAGAACGGAACAGTTGTTGCTATGAAAGATTTGAATTTAGGAGATATATTGGAAAATGGCAGCCGAGTTGATGCTTTAATGAAAATAGACAACAAATTTAACGAGAAGTATTATATTATTCACAAGAAGGGTCTAGATGAATCCGATATTTATGTTACGGGAACGCATATGATTTTTAGTGAATCCAGCAATAAATACATTGAAGTTAAAGACCACCCCGAAGCAATTCAATCGGAAATTATTGGTACTTGGTTCAGTTCAATAATAACGGACGACCACAAGATAAAGATAGGTGAACACATTTTCTGGGATTGGGAAGATGACGTTTTAAAAATGTAAAAATGTAAAATGTCAAGAAAAAGCTAACAAGACAAAATACGAAATATAATTTTGAATATTATCCGCTTACTATATATGGATAATATTCAACAAAGCGCAAAAACAATAAAACAAATGTATGAAAAATTAACATATTTTGACCAGTACGGTGGGTCGGTGTTTCTTTTTATTATACTAGTAGTCATTCTATTTGTGGCAGTTTCATATGTAGCGGTTATGAGAAATATTCAACCTATTAAGGATGATTGGGTCAACCAAAGATGCAAACCACAAGTAATGCCTTTTGCTGGCTTAATAAACAAACCCACCAACATGTCGGCCATAGATTTTACTGGACAAAACTTTACAAATTGCATGCAAAACATATTAATCGGAATTACTGGCGACGCAGTCCAACCAATAACATATATGACGCTCGCTATTAGAGAAGTTTTTTCGGCAATTGCAGAAGTAATCCAATATATTCGCACTATACTGTCGTCTATTAGATCAAATATGACAAGTATTGCGCAAGACATTTTAGGAAGAGTTGCAAATATTATGGTGCCAATTCAGCAGATATTAATCGCATTTAAAGATGCAATGAACAAGGTAAAAGGAGTTCTTACAGCTGGTCTATACACTGCACTAGGATCATATTACGCTTTAAAAGCAATGTTGGGCGCAATCGTGCAAATGATTATTGTCATTTTAATTATTCTTGTGGCGTTAATTATTGCAATGTGGATTATACCATTCACTTGGCCAGTTGCAGCAACAATGACGGCCGTTTTTATTTCTGTTTCAATCCCATTGGCTATTATAGTTGGTTTTATGGTAGATGTGTTGCACGTTCAAACAGATTTTTCAATTCCAAGCGTTCCATCCAAACCAAACGTTTGCTTTGATAAAAACGCCACCTTTAAAATGGCCGACGGAAGTAATAAAAAAATATCTGACATTGAAGTTGGAGACATATTGAAAAACAATGTGCGCGTCAATGCAAAAATGATTTTGGATGCAAAGGGGCAAACCATGTATAATCTTAACGGAACTATTGTTTCTTCGCATCATCAAGTAAAATATAACGACAAATGGATTCCAGTGTGCGAACATCCGGAAAGAAAAGAAGTTGCTTGGTATTCGGAACCCTTTTTGTATTGCTTGAATACGAGCTCAAAAGAAATAGAAATTAACAATAATACTTACATGGACTGGGATGAAGTAAACGAAACAACCGCAAATGAATTATTTAATTACATTCCAAATATGCAAAATTTAGAAGAAATTCATGAACGATTTGATGGCGGGTTTTCATCTTTAACAAAAATCCAAAAAATGGATGGATCCGTTGTAAATATAACGGATATAAAAGCTGGAGATGTTTTAGATAAAAATGTAAAAGTTTGCGGTGTGGTGGAGATAGATAATAGCGATCTCAAACATTCCTATGTTTATAATTTAGGAAATGGTTGCGTTTTTGAAGGAGGATATAATTTGCACATATGCGACAAAATTTTAGACGAAAAGTTTTATAAAAATAGGGCAACAACTGAAAATATAGAACCAAAATTATATCATTTAATAACCGAACAAAATATTTTTTATGTGAATGACGTAAAATTTTATCATTATGATTCAAACGTGGAGTTACTTTTAGACAAGTATCGTGGAAAATTATTATCTATGAAATATGTATAATATGGAAATTGTCTGTTTAAAAAACATGGAAGTTACATTATTTGGTTACAAATTTAGACTTGAAATTATCATTTTAATTGTCTTGGCGTATTGGATTTTGTGGGGCCACGTTCTTTGCTCATGCTCAAAAGTTGGCTTGCTTGAGGGCCTCAACATGATGAACTCTCAAATCAACAAGAAAAGTTTGGATTATGAGGTTCTTAAAAACCCTATTCCTATGATTGGTAAGGAAGGTTTCGTTGGTGCCAACACAAATTACGGTGAATCGTCTAAGTTCAGCCTTACAAATGACAACCCGGTAAACACAAGCTCGTGGTTTACTCCTAATTTGACATATACTAAGGGTTCCGCTGGTGGTCCAGGTGTGCAAAATATTATGAACCGACCCGAGCAGCCCATTCCTTTACCCGAGGGTGAACTGTTAATGTTTGCCAACACAGCTTTTAAGCCTGAGTGCTGCCCCAACGCTTACAGCAATTCTACTGGCTGCGCTTGTATGACAACTGGGCAATATAACTATTTAATTTCGAGGGGTTCTAATAATGTTCCTTATTCTGAATATTAAATTACCTGCAGTCAATCAAATAATCAAAATGATTTATTCTTCTAATAAAATCTAAAATATCCTTATCAACATGAATTGAAGGAGACCAATCCACTAGGTATTGATTATTATGAGTTTTCACTAAATACTCATAATATTCTTTTAAACGCCTTATTTAAAAAAATTGATTTAAATATTGCTAATTAAATAAAGTAGTAGAGCTAAAATGAGTGAGCTAATAAATCTAAAAGACGGCATTAAAATTAATAATACATATACAAAACAAATAAATGGGATAAAATTATATATTTATGTAGGTATATGCAACGATATACCTACAAAATGGATTACACAAAGCAAATGGGATTATAAATTGCGCATTCAAATGAATGAAGATAGAACGGAATTAAATTACATAGATAGCAAAAATCAAGAGGTTTTAGTATACGAAAACGATGAAGAAAAATGGGATTTATTTTAAATTATAATACAATTAATTGATATTTGAAATGTTAAAAGGTATAAAAACAACTTAAAGATCGCAAGAATAATAAGCCAATCGTTTCTGTCGCAACAATTCTTTTTCATTCTGTTCTTTTTCACTTGATTCAATTGCAATATTTTCTTGTTTAAAATCTATAAATTTTAACCATGAAAAATGATCTATTTTACGAAACGTTCCTAAGCAAATAGACCAATCCTTTTCCGTTTTTTTCCCAATATGTCGGCAACCGTTTGTGTTAGTCATAGTAATATGCTTTAACCACGGCCCAGTTTTAACAACAATTGCATAAAAAGTGGACAAAGACTTCCATGGAATAGTTTGAATCTTTTCTTGCGGCTTCCTATATTTGCACTGTATCGCGTAATAATTGTCTCCCTTTTTTGACAGCAAATCAATTCCATAATCATTCTTGGTTAAATCAAACTTATTTTTTAATTCCATGGGGAAATCCTTGTAAAACCATACTTGGTCATGCTTTAAAACGTTTTCAATATATAAAAGACAAAAAGCTTCAAACAAATCACCCTTTTTCTTTTTATTATTTGCTTTTTCTTTTAGTTCAATCATATTGTGCGCCACGCCGCCCTCTATATAGTTTTCAAATTCTTGCATTAAACAATCAAACTTATTTTTATTTTTATTTTTATCCTCGTTGTGAACATTTATGATTTTAGATACTAATTCTTTTGCAGTTTGTAGCGCCTTCTCGCTCATTGTATAATATAATATGTTAATAATTGTTTAAACCTAATTGCTAGGAAATGTAGACCAACACTTGCTGCAATAACAAACGCGCTGTGAGTGTTCAACGTCAACGTCAATATAATCTTCAACATATTCGTGTCTACATTCACCTTTAACTTTAATGTCAATATTTTTGATCAACTCCTCAATTTGTCCGAGTATTTCGTTGTAATTTGAATCCAATAAAAAATTTTTAGAACTAATTAATGTATGACGCAATAGAACAAGAGAATCAATAGCATTTGAGTGCATTACAATTAGTATAATTGTAATGAACTGTTTATATGGATTGCATTAAATACATATTTTGCTAAGTCAAAGGAGGGGTCGTAGGGGAACCGTTGGTTCCCTACTTAGACATACATTCCGCGAATAGCCATATCATCATTGCGCTCCCTTTTAATAAGCTTGTCCACAACGTCCTTTGTCACAGTGAATGGGAACTCCACCTTGAGAGCCATTTCACCCTCAAACAAGTTGGAATCAGGGCGCATCAGTCTATACAAGTTGAGTTTGGTGTAAATGATCTCCAAACAACGCTTCAAATTGCGAACACCATCCTCCTTGTCGCAGTCAGTGTCAATGATGTGATGCAATGCCTCCTCAGGAATAATAATGTCTTCTGTGGAAAACTTGACCTGCTCACGAATCTTTGGCAGCAAATAGCTGTTGGAAATGACCGTCTTCTGCTTCTTGTCGTAACCCTTGGTCATAATTCTATACATACGATCGCGCAAGATGGGGTTCACCTTGCTTTCGTCGTTGTAACTGAAGATGAACAAGCACTTGCTCAAATCAAAATCAATCTCCGCGAAATACTTGTCGTGGAACTGGCTGTTCTGAGAAGTGTCCGTCAAGTGCGTCAAGATGCCGGCGATTTCCTCGCCCTTTGGCGTGTCGCTAATCTTGTCCAACTCATCAAAGTAAATGACAGGATTCATACACTTGCTGTCAATTAGAATCTGCACAATCTTGCCCCAAACACTTCCTTCATAGGTGTAGGAGTGACCCTCCAAGAAACTGCTATCAGTTGCGCCTCCTAGAGCAATGAACGCAAAAGGTCGGTTTAAAATCTTGCTAATGCCCTCCTTGACGAGGGTGGTCTTGCCAGTTCCCATGGGACCCTTGATAGCAATCGCGGTTCCAAGAGCTGAAGGGTTGGTAACTAGTTGACCAAGCATCTGCATGATTTGCATTTTTGCGTCATTTAAACCATAAACTGCGTTGTCAAGAGTCTGCTGGGCGTTTGCCATGAACTCGTGACAAGCCTCAACTCCATCGGAAATGTTGATTGGCAACTTTTCATAGTTGTTGAATGGAATGCGCATAAACGTGTCAACCCAGTTCTTGATCTTGTAATATTCACCACTTCCTGGCTCCATGTACTTCAAAGAGTTTATCTTCTTCATCGCGGAAGCCTTGAACGTTGCGGGAATGTTTGCTTCAAGAAGTGACATCCTGTAAGGCACTTCAACGCGAGTAATCTTGTTGATTTCGCGGACTTCCTTAATAATTTTAATTTGCTCACCCTGAGTAAGAGTTTCAAAGAACTTGAAATCATTCATGGTGTTCTTGTCGCGAACAATTCGCTTGAAGATGCGGCCATTCTTTGCCTTTTGCTTCTTCGCCTTTTTATCGGCCTTCTTATTTTTTTCCTTGATTCTGTCTTCGCATGCCTTGATGCTGTCTTCAATCGTTACGTTTTTATTTTTCTCATACAGCTCCTTCAACTGCTTGAGAGTTTCCTCATCATTGTCTTCTTTTATAGAATCGTCAACAACAAGTTCAACTTTACTAGAAGACTTTTGAATGCGTCTAGATGAGCGAGTAACAATCTTTACATTTTCCTCTTCATCCTCTTCATCTTCCTCATCTTCTTCATCTTCGCTGTCCTCGTCGCTTGATACACTCTCATCCTCATTTTCGGTAATATCATCTTCATCACAATCCTCCCAATCCTCTTCGTCTTCGTCTTCCCACTCATCCTCCTCGCCTGATTGCTGACCAATAGTGAAGATAATGTTAAATTTGCCAGCGCGTTCTTCATCAAGATCGTCGCTTTCCTCCTCGTCGTCATAATCTTCTTCTTCGTCATCAGATGATTCCTCCTTTACAACCTTCTTTGGCTTCTTGGTCTTGGAAACTTTTTTTGTCTTTGAAGGCTTTTTAGAAGATTTTTTGGATTTTTTTACAGGCTCTTGGTCTTCATCATCATCTTCCTCCTCTTCCTCATCGTCTTCACTAGGAAGAGTTTTCAAAAGCTTCTTAATTTTTTCTCCCATCTTCACTTTTTTATCCATATACTTTGACGGAAACATCTTCTTGAGAAACTTGCGGTATTCCTGAACATCCATTTCACCGTCCTCGTCGTCGCTGGTGATATAATCTCCACCATCGTCGTCGGATTGTTCATTGGACTTTCTCTTCTTTGCAAGCTCTTCTTGCTTCTTATTCTTTTTGGAAATTTCCTTCTTATTTGACTTACTTTGAGTATCACGTGCCATTTCTGTATATTACACTATTTTTATTTTTTTAAATCGGAATCAATTTTTTATTTAAGTCGGAAAATAAAAAATTGCGATATTAATAACTGGTAATCCACAATATATAAGCCAAATATAAGCCAAAAAAGTTTTTAGCAAATAAATCTAAAATATTATAAAAAATATTTTTCCAATGATATGGCATTAATGCAGCAATTCCATAAAAAGACCATGTTGTGCAAAAATATATAAAGACAGTTGTTCCTAATTTAGAGTATTTTGCATAATTGTCGTAGATGATATAAAATAATATAATAAATGGAACAAACCCAAGAAGAACTGCGATATATTTATTTAAAATATGATACTCATTTAGCAAACCAAAGGTTAACATAATTGCATTTAATACTATTATGCTTAAAAGAGTTTTTGCATTTTTTTGAATAGTTATAAATAATCCATCATTTTTTTCAATATTATTTTCAGAGTTTCCGTCTTTATCGTGCGAATTATTTTCACTTTCTTCTTGTTTTTTCAAGTAAATTAGATATATTGAAAGTGTAATGAGCATGGTGGGTGTAGTAATATACCAATCATAATATCTATACGGAGTTATGTTTTCAGTTGTGTTAAATGAATTGGCCAACCAAACGTAAAAACCCCCTTCCACCATTTGAACAATAAATTCCAACCAAAGCAACTGTTTTAAAATAAAATATAGTTTTGGAATATTTAATGTCAAAACATACAAATCTATTACTGCCGTTATTGCTTGAATAATTAGAGATGCGTTTGCGCTATGTTTTATTGTGTGTGCGTGTTTGTGTTGCATAATAAATACTATATATTAATAAAGGAATATTTTATTATAATTATTTATTTATAAAAATAGTTAAGTATTATAATTATAAATATAAACCTATCAATAAATTGTAAAACTCAACAACAACAATCAACTTTTGAATTATTCTAATAAAATAAAATTGATTATAAACAATCTAAATATTATTTTGTTAATATAAGGAAGATGTCTAAGAGTACGAAACCCACCAATATTAATCCCTCCAAAATTATTGGGATCCAATTTAGTATTTTATCGCCAGATGAAATCAGAAAAGGTTCAGTTGCGGAGATTACTAGCAGGGACACGTATATTAATAACAAACCAATTATTGGAGGCCTGTTTGACCCACGAATGGGCGTTTTGGAGCCTGGTCTGATTTGTCCTACAGACGGGTTGGATTACATGCAAACTCCCGGATATTTTGGACACATTGAGCTTGCTAAGCCCGTCTTTTACATTCAATATTTAAGCACAGTTCTAAAGATTCTCCGATGCTGCTGTTTTAAGTGTAGCAAACTTTTGGTTAGCAAAGAAAAGTATAAGCAAGCGCTCAAACTTACTGGGGACGCTAGATGGAAGTATGTGTTTTCACTTGCTAGCAAAATGAAGCGATGTGGTGAAGACACTGACGATGGATGCGGATGCATGCAGCCAAATAAAATCAGAAAGGAAGGACTCGCCACTATTTACGCTGAGTGGAAAAATGACGCAGCTGCATCATCTGATCAGAGCCAAAACATTGTAATTAAATTAACACCGGAAATTGTTCTCAAGATATTTAAGAGAATTTCCGACGAAGATGTATCTTTCATGGGTTTCAGTCCTATTTGGTCTAGACCTGATTGGATGGTTTGCCAAGTGATGGCAGTCCCCCCTCCAGCAGTTCGCCCATCTGTTAAACATGATGCTCAACAGCGGTCAGAGGATGATTTGAGCCACATCTTGGTTAACATTATCAAGACAAACAAGACTTTGCAAGAGAAAATTCAAAACAATGCAGCCGCCAACGTCATTGATGATTGGTCAACAGTTTTGCAATACTACGTAGCGACGCAAGTTGATAACAAGATTCCTGGTGTTGCGTCTGTTGCTCAGCGATCTGGTCGTCCCCTCAAATCTATCAAGGACCGCTTGAATGGAAAGGGTGGGCGCATGAGAGGAAACTTGATGGCCAAGCGCGTGGATTTTAGTGCTCGTTCAGTTATTACTGCTGACCCCAACATTTCCATTCGCCAATTGGGTATTCCTATGAAAATTGCCAAGAACATTACTAAGCCCGTAATTGTGAATGACGTTAATCGTTCATTCTTGACAAAGCTCGTTCAAAATGGCCCAGACATCTGGCCTGGCGCAAAGATTCTTGAGAAGAAAAATGGAGATTCAATCACCTTGCGATATGTGGATAAGAAATCCATTGTTTTGGAAAATGGAGACACGGTTCATCGCCACATGATGGATGGTGACCCAATTCTCTTTAACCGTCAACCCACTCTTCACAGAATGAGCATGATGTGTCACATTGCCAAAGTCATGCGAATTGGCGACACGTTCCGCATGAACGTTGCAGACACCAAGCCTTACAATGCCGACTTCGATGGCGATGAGATGAATCTTCATATGCCTCAAGACGCCGAGTCTGATTCCGAGTTGAAGAACTTGGCTGCAGTGCCATATCAGATTATTAGTCCCGCCAACAATTCGTCTATCATTGGCATTTTCCAGGATTCTCTTCTAGGATGCTATCGTTTTACTCGTGAGAATATTCGCTTCACTCCTCGCGAGGCAATGAATTTGCTTATGATGTTTCCTAGAGTAAATGAATCTTTATTTGCGGGCAAGTCAGACGGCGATTTGATCAGTAACTTTGAGGTCATGTCGCAGATTCTTCCTCCCATTTCATTGAAGTATAAGACCAAGTTGTTTAATGATGCAGAAAAGCCAGGAGAATCAAACAACGTTTTGGAGATTGTCAACGGCAAATATGTTCGTGGTCAAATGGAGAAGAGCGTGCTAGGTGCAGGAACAAAGGGTCTTATTCATCGCGTCTGCAACGATTATGGTAACATGGCTTCAGCCAATTTCATTGATGATTTGCAAAACATTATTACCGAGTATTTGAAGACCAGCTCTTTCAGTGTCGGTATTAGCGATTTGCTTTCGGATGAGAAAACAAACAAGGAAATTATTGCAGTCATTGACAAGAAGAAGAATGATGTGAAGAATCTCATTGATCAAACTCAGATTGGTGTTTTTGAGAACAATACTGGAAAGACGAACGAGGAGGAGTTTGAGACACAAGTCAACAATATTCTTAACCAGGCCACGTCGGAATCCGGAAAGATTGGTCTTAAGAGCTTGGACAAGGACAATCGCTTTGTTACCATGGTTAATGCTGGATCAAAGGGCAGTGATTTGAACATCTCGTTTATGATTTCCTGCTTGGGACAACAGAACGTAGATGGAAAGCGCATTCCTTATGGGTTTGACCATAGAACTTTGCCCCACTTTACCAAGTTTGACGACACCCCAAGCGCTCGTGGCTTTGTGGAGAGTTCTTACACCAATGGTCTTTCTCCTCAAGAACTATTCTTCCATGCTATGGGTGGTCGTGTTGGTCTTATTGATACTGCGGTTAAAACCTCAACTACTGGTTACATCCAGCGTCGGTTGATTAAAGGTTTGGAAGATTTGATGGTCTCATATGATATGACTGTGCGAACAAACAAGGGCAAGCTAGTGGAGTTTTCATATGGAGACGATGGTATAGATCCAATCAAGGTTGAAAATCAACCCATGCCACTGGTTTCCATGAGCGTTCAAGAGATTTATGCTCATTTCAACATTCCAAACGAAACTGGTGGAATGAAAATGTTGTCGCAATTCTTCTTGAAGAACGCAATGACTCGTTTTAAGAAACAGCTCCAAGAGACTCAAGAAAAATTCAAGAAATATACTGATATGATGATTGAGAACCGCGATTCAATTATTAAGAATGTATTTAAAAACAAGGGTGACAGTGTTGTCAATTGCCCAGTTGCATTTGCTTATATTGTGAATAATATTATTGGTCAGCAAAACATTAATGGAAACTCAATTGTTGACATTACTCCATTGGAAGCATTTCAAATGATTGAGGAAAATTACGAGAACTTGGAAAAGATTCGCTGCGCTCCCCCCACCGAGTTGTTTAAGACCTTGTACTTCTTCAACTTGTCCCCCAAGGATTTGTTGATTGTGAAGCGTTTTAACAGAGCATCGCTCACTCTTCTTCTGGAGACAATTACTTTGATGTATAAGCGCGCAATTGTTGCACCTGGTGAGATGGTTGGTATGATTGCGGCGCAGAGTATTGGAGAGCCTACTACGCAGATGACTTTGAATTCAGTAACATTTGAGACGCCCATTATTGTAAGAAGTCTTGATGGAAAAATTAAAAAAGTTTGCATTGGAGATTTTGTTGGAAAACATATTAACGATGCAAAGAAATTGGAACATTATACTGAAAATGACACCACCTACGCTGAACCCAAGGAATATTTTGAAGTTCCTTCTTGCGACGAAGATGGAAATGTAGTTTGGAAGCAAATTGAAGCTGTTACAAAACATCCAGTAATAAATAAGGATGGTACAAACACCATGCTTAAATTTACTACAGAAGAACAAAGAGAAGTTATTGTTACCAAGGCAAAGTCTTTATTAAAATTGGTAAATGGAAAAATTGTTCAAATAGACGGAGACCAGTTCAAGGTAGGCGATTACCTCCCTGTAAGCACAAAACAAATAGATTTTGTTGAATCCAGATCTTTGAATTTGCACGATATTCTTCCACCAACAGAATATATTTACTCATCAGAAGTTGAAAAAGCAAAATCCGTAATGAACGAGCATCATTGGTGGTCAAATCACCAAGGAAAAACCTTTACTTTGCCTTATTGTAGAAGCGATTCATTTGTTGCAAAGGTGAGTAATAAAGTAAGGAATGGTTGCAAAAACAAAACAAAATTTGCTCCAGGATGTGTTTACACAAAGCAAACAAATATGAATGCTTACAATATCCCAGAAGAAATTCCATTGGACTACAATTTTGGTTATTTGGTTGGAGCGTATGCTGCTGAAGGATGCATGACAAATTTCCAACTATCTATTGCAAATAACGACGAAACATATTTTGATCCAGTTATGACACTTCTCCAACAATGGAATATTTCAAGTAAATTATATAAGCAAGAAAATAAGGGTAAAAATGGTTGGACAAGTCAAGATTTGCGAATTTATAATACAGTTCTGTGCAGGATCTTGGAGTCTCTTTGCGGAAAACTTAGTCATAATAAATTTGTGAGTAATAAAATTATATTCTCTAACAAGGAATGCATTCTAGGGTTTTTGGACGCTTATATTGGCGGCGACGGAACGGTTAATACAAAAGATAAATCAATTATGATAACCTCTGTTTCCAAAGAACTCTTAATTGACGTGCAACAAATGATGAATAATCTAGGAGTGTACAGTTTCATCAAACAGTTGAGAAAACAAACGCATAATAACAGAGGAACCTTGCCTGAAAATATTCGCCAAGGATATACTTTGTATGTAAGAAATCAACAAGCCAAACAATTGGCAACCATGTTAGATATTAAAATTGGTTACAAACTGGAAAATTGCAAAATTATTGCTCGCCATTCATCAAAATTTTCATACAAAATTAATAGAAACTACTTGTCTGTACCAAATGAAATAAATGGACAAATTGTAATGGAGTCTAGAACCGACAAAAATTTGGTAGATGTACTCTTTGATAAAATTGTATCAATTGAAGAAGTGCCTAACACTACCGATTATGCTTATGATCTAACTGTTGCAGATACAAGAAATTTTAACATCTATAATGGTATTGCTTTGAGGGATACCTTCCATTTTGCCGGTGTGGCATCCAAGTCAAACGTTACTCGTGGTGTACCAAGAATTGAGGAAATCTTGTCCTTGTCTGCTGAACCCAAGAACCCTTCGCTCACCGTGTTTTTGAAGCCGGAGGATGAGAAGGATCGCGAGAAGGCGCAAGGCATTATGTATATGTTGGAGCACACCAAGCTTCAGGAGTTGGTCAGTTCTATTGAAATTTGCTTTGATCCAGATGATTTGAACACATTGATTGACTCTGATGAGTCAACTATGCAACAATATCGTGCATTTGAAAATATGATTGACGAGTGCATAGAGACTTCCATTTCTGACGACACAAATGAAAAATCAAAGTGGATTATCAGAATGGAGATGAATCCTGAGGTTATGTTGGAAAAGAACCTCACCATGGATGATGTCAACTTTGTTCTCAAGAACAGTTATGGTGACGACATTTCATGCGTGTATTCTGATTATAATGCGGACAAGCTTGTATTCCGAATTCGCATGAATAATATTTTAAAGCAGGGCGCCGGAAAGGGTGCTACTAAGAAAGCCAAGGTGAACCCGCTTGATCAATCTGACCAAATTTACTTGTTGAAGAATTTCCAAGAGCAGCTTTTGCAAAACATTGTTGTTCGCGGAATCAAGAATATTAACAAGGTGATTCTCAGAAAAATCAAGGACAATGTTGTGGAAACTCTCGGAGTTTATAAAAAGCAAGATATTTGGGTTTTGGATACAATCGGAACCAATATGTTGGACATTCTTGCGCTTGACTATATTGACTCTAAGAGAACATTTAGTAACAACATTATTGAAGTGTTTGATGTCTTTGGAATTGAAGCCGCCAGACAGACAATTTACAACGAGTTGGCGGAAGTGATAGAGTTTGACGGCACCTACATCAACTACCATCACTTGTGCATGTTGTGCGACAGAATGACGTTTACTAATAAGTTGATTTCCATCTTCAGACATGGAATTAACAACGACAACATTGGTCCAATTGCCAAGGCGTCTTTTGAGGAGACTCCCGAAATGTTCTTGAAGGCAGCCAGACATGCTGAACTGGATACTATGCGCGGCGTTTCTGCGAACGTTATGTGCGGTCAAGAGGGCATGTATGGAACAAACGCGTTCCAAGTGGTTCTAGATTTGGAAGAGATGAAGAAGCTGGAAGAGACTACTGTTTATGAGAAAACTGCTGACGCCGAGACAATTGAGAAGTTGATGGGCGGTCTAGAGGACCCTGATGATGCATGCAGCAACAATAAGTTGGTTATTCAGAACAATGTGTCAAGCATCAAGACAAGCGACTTGGGCAACGATAATGATTACAATCCTGGATTCTAAATAAAAGCAAAAAAAATAAAAGCAAAAAAAATAAAAGCAAAAAAAATAAAAACACTTTATTTAATATTTACAAAAAATATATATTAAATAAATGCCTGTAAATTTATGTAAGGCAAGTTTCAATGAATGCACTTCGTATAATTATTCAAAAATTTTTTAATCAAGACAAAATTTTTATGCTTGATAAAAATAATCAATACGAGTTTTGTAGTTATATTTATTCAAACAATTACATAAATAATCCAATAAATAATCTGTTTTATTATTATTTTTTTAATTTGCGCGAGGATGAGAGCGATTTTGACATGCACGATAATATAAGCAAAAAGTTTAATTGCATAAACACGATTATTGAAAACGTCTTTGTGTCAGAGTCTCAAAAAAATAAAATTTTGGAAGTGTTTTCAAGGATCCAGAGAGTGTATTATTCTTTTGTAAAATTGGCGCAACTATATAAATTTAAAAAAGCCACAATACAAGTTACTACTGATTTATGCATGAATGATTTGAATCCCAAAAGTTCAAACGTATTCATAATGCATCAGAATAATTCAATTTACTATTTTTCTATAAAGGACCTGATAAATATTTTAAACAGAAATTTATCCAACTGCATAGACTTTGCTCCAGAGCCTATTATTACAAAAAATCCTTATAACAATTTAATGTTAACTAATGCCGAGTTGTATAATATTTATTTTTTCATGAGATGGAATAATTGCGTTGTCCCAGAGTTGTTTCAGGGATATTTTGTGTCTAATTTCAACATGAAAACATTTCGGTACAATTACGAGTTTAACATTATCAACACTTTTATTAAAAACTATATTTATAATGCTCATCACGACGCATTATATCCAATATTTAAAGACATGTTTTTAGACTGCAGACATATTACAAAAAAGTTGCGCATTGATGAGGAATTTCCAAAGGACAAATTAATGAATATAATGAAACCATATTTGCATTTATACTATAGTTGGATTCATGCAACAAATGGAACGTATAAACAATGTAATGCAGAATATACGCTAAAAAGAAAACTAAGACTATTTATTGGTTTTAATCCAAAATTTGGGAGAAAGTATTGCAAAATTAAAAGAGTTATGTTTAATAATAGAAAAATGGAGTATCAGTTTAATGACGATCATATGAATTTTTATAAAGAATATAACCCAAGCAGTTTAAATAAAAAACCTAAAAGACAAATCTATCTATACGAAGAAAATGACGCAGGATTAGAGGGAGAAAATATAGTTTATGGCGGATTCCAAAGCTTTTTATATAATTATCATTATTACAATGAACCTGGGGAACGTCCTCGTTCTCAGTCTGTTGAAACTCCTGTGTTAGATTCTGACGAAGAAGATGATGAAAATGAAGTACCAGATTTAGTTTATAACTTTAATTCAAATATTAATGGCAACGTTGAATACAACGAAGATGAAGAAGAAAAGGAAGACGATGAATCTATTTCATAAAACATTATTTTATTTTAAATTCAATAATGTTTTACTCCTCTATAGCAAATTTGATGTTTTTCTTAGACCTTTGTTTTGGTTTTGCTACAACAACGGTGGTTCTTTGTTTTTTTGTTTGAGCTTTAACCTCAATATCAGGTTCATCTGGTTGAAGTATTAATTTAACTGCTGGTTTTTTAACTGCTTTTTTGGGCAATTCTTTTTTTGTAAATGACTGCAAAAAATTTTCCACTGTTGGAATATTCTCAACAGATTCATTAACTTCACTCAAAGTATCTTCGCTTTTAATAACGTCTAACGAGTGAAACAAAATGTGCTCTGGTAATGACAATATAAGACTATATTTTGGAATAATTTCCGCTCGCATTGCTGGACTAAAAATGAAGACAAATTTGTTCGCCAAGTCTCCGTAAAGCGCTAGAGCAGTTTTTTCCTTTTTTGTTAAAATAAATGGTTTAGATGAAATAATAATAGAAGGAATCTTATATTTGCTCATTATCATCCAAATGTCCAAGTTTGTAATGTAATAATCCTCTGAGTAAATAAAGTTTTGAAATGATAATGTTTTTTGTTTAACTCTTAAACCCTGCGTCTTCTTACCTTCCAAAATCAAAATGTCTATAATTTGATCCCCATATGTTCCCAAATATTTATTGTATTCTTCCAATAGTACGGCTTTAATTTCATTTATCTTCAAATTATTTTTTGTGAATTCAAGCACAACGTCAATAAGTAAGTAAAACCCACAATTTGTGTCTTCGTAATACATCTCTTTAAAATCAGAAGGAAAACTGTCCTTCCAAATTTTTGACGATATATGACTTTCTGATGGGAAACATTTTTTGCGTTCAACTTCCACATCTAATTTTTGCGTTTCATTAATGACAACGGCATTTTCGTACACTTGCGATTGTTTTGGTTCTGCGTTGTCGTATGTGTTATAAGTTGCGTATTTATTTTTTACCTCGGGAACAAGGCCGTCAAAATAATCTTTTGTCAAAAGTGATTGAATAACAATAATCTCGTTCTCTCGCAAATTGTATCCAATAGCCCCAAACGATAGATAAGTTTGTGGCTGAAATATGAATGATTTTATTCTACTATATCTTATTAATTCATCCGCCATCTTTCCAAAATACAGAGTTTCATTGTCATATTTGCTTGACAATAAATTATTTTTGGGTATAATTATTTTACATTTATTATTGCTTGCAACAGCGCAAACGGGACGTTTTGCTTCGCACTTATCCTTTGGCAAAACAATGCAGGATGACACAGAGTTTATCAAACTATAATCATAACTATCATCAAAAACAACTGCATTTTCATCTGCCACTAATTTTTTCAAGAGAGAAACCATTTCGTGGAGCTTGGCCGAATATAATATGTATGGCTTGTTTAAAACAGATTCAATATTTTCTCTCATTTTGATGTTCTCGTAATCATTTAATAAAATTCTAATAGTGTTTCTGAATACATTGTAAAAGTTTGTTTCCAATTTAATTTTTTTAATATACGTCGTTCTTTCTGAATCATTTTCTTCAGATGTGGCAATTGCATAATCACTTGATACTAATGGAACATTATCCGCTTTAACAACGTAATTGTTGTCGTTCATTGTTGGTATGGAGTCTTTTACGTTAGATAATGGCATTGGTTCTGATAACTGAATGAATTGATTTGTCTCCGTTAATATACCAACAACATGTTCATCTTCAACAATTTTAAATTCGGGTTTAATTGGAACCGCTCCTTTGGTATCTTTGTAAACTGTATTTAAAAATAACAATGTTTTTTCGTAGTTTGAGTAAAGACTTGCATCGTCCATAAAAACAATATTTGGATATGTTTGATCTAAAGAAGATGGATAACACGGGACATATCCAGAAATTCCGCTTTCCTTTTTTACGTAGAGACCAATAACTTTGCTCTGATAATTTAATATTTGTTTTTCAACATCATACTTTTTCTTGTACAACACGGCTATTAACTTTGACAACAAAATGGGTGCTTTATATTTATAAATGTTTGGCATACTTGGAAGTGGTCCGCAAGTATCATGCAAAACGGGCTTAATAATTTTCTTAAATATAGCCCTAATATTTGCTTGCAAAGTCAAACTTAACTCGCTGAAAGTTTTCACGACTTTTGTTGATTTGACTTTGTTTTCATAAGAATAAATGGGCTCATACAAGTCGTCCATCTTAACAATGAACAAAGACTGCTTTGAAGGATTGTAGAACTCATTGGAATAATGGTTTGTTGGACATATTAATTCAATATTATTAGTTGAATCATTGTTTACAATATCCATAATTATTAAATTGATTCCCTGTGAAAATAACGCAGGATTGGGTGTGCATATAATGTCCCATAAATATGTGTAATCTATAATTTGAGTATCGTCGTTTAAATATGCTATAAAATTCTCATATGATGCAACTACCCTCTTAAAATAGTTTTCTTCAGAAGGTTCTACTTTACTGTTTGATTTATTGTATATTTTTTTATATAATTCAGAACCATTGTATTTTGATAGATCGGTTATGTGAGAGAAATCGTCAACCATAAAGCTAGTAACATTGTTGCCATTTTGATAAGTAATGTAATTGTCAATGTTAAGCGAATTTATTATAATTTTTTTCATTTCTTTTATGCTAGGTATATTTGGAGTGTCTCCATAATATTTTGCATCAGCAATACAAGCTATAAATGACTGTTTTTCGTTGAATTCTACGCCGTGTCTTAATAAACACGTTTGATTTGGTTTAATATTTGTATTTGTTTTACTAATTTGACACGTTGAACTTGCTTCCTGGAAAAAAATCTGAATACTAAATTGCAAGTAACCCCACCTACCATTATCTAGAGGAAATTTTTCAGGACCTTTTACATAATTATCTTTCTCAACGACTTTTTCAGGCGCGCGAGGTTTTTCTGATTCGGAATTAACAGCTGGCTTTTCTGGTTCTTTCTCTTTTTCTTCTTCTTTTTCTTCTTCTTTTTGCGCGCATTCTTTGCGTCTTCCAATCTGGCCAGGAGTATTCCATTTCGTAAAACAACAAGGAACACATAGACCATCCGGGTGTTTTTCTGATTTTAAAAAGCCAGGATAATGCTTTTTATATTTCTCTCTTGAACCGTGTTCTGCTGTGTCAAAAAATTCATACACATAATTTCCATCATTTTTGATTTCGTCTTGTCCATCTGGTATGATTCCACCACAGGTAGGATGTTTCTTAATCATCTTTCCAGTTTTTGGGTCTAATACATCAACCATTTCTTTTGGGTCAATTGGTTTATTAGTTTTTAGACACCAGTATCTTGGGCAAACATAATAATATTTGTTATCTTGGGTTGATCCGTACTTTATTACATCTTCTGGTCGTAAAAAACTTTCATCCTGAACAATTTTATCTTGTTTTTCCTTTGTAAAAGCCTCAAATTGTTCTTTTCCATATTTTTTAATAATTTTTTCATAGTCTTCATCTTTCAACTCTTGTATTTCTTTTTCAGTTACTAACACTGGTTGTTTTTTTGCTGACGAAGAACAACTGCGCGAGTATCTAGAAAACTTTCCCTTATCCTCTTTTAAAAATAATGTTGGTTCCAATTCATACATTTTTGACGCAAATGGTGTAGGATTTTTTAAACGCATGCCAACAATATCTCTCACTTGATCTTCGCCGTCGTCGTCGTCGTCATTTTCTTTTTCTTTTTCTTCTTTCAATTGTAACACTTTTTTTACCACAGGTTTGGGGTTTTCTAGTTTCTCTGTTTTTACTGGAGGAGTTGGCGAAGAAGATGGAAGTGATTCTCCGAAAGTTGAGAAAGAACCGATTTCAGAGTTTTTTGCTTCGTCGCTTTGTAAATCATTTGCAATTACATCTCCTTCAGGAAAACTTGAACCACTACTTGATTGACCGCCTCTACTTAAAGGTTCTTCTTCCTCCTCATATTCTTCGTCTCCATCTCCGTAAATTAAATCTAACGCGTTTGCGAATTTTTGCTCTTTAAAATTCTCAACACCTTCTATGTATTCGGAGTAAGGTTCAAAATCCATGTCTTCGCCCTCAATAATTGGCACTTCTTGATCAGGAAAAGCTTGTTCAGACGGCGCAACAATTTCATCCACTTGAAGTTCAACAATTTCTTCTCCAGAACACAATGAATTAATTGTCTTTGTTGGGACTAGTGTGCTCTTTTTATCCTGCGTTAAACGAATAAAGGAATCTAAATAAATGGGGATTGTACTGAGATAATATATGTCATTTATATTCTCAACTGTAATTGTTACAGTGCTTGTAATGCTGTTTAAAGTGATATTTGTTTTGAACCCAGGGTTCATTTTAATTTCAATTTCAGTTTTTCTTACGCCTCGTTCTACTTGCACTTCGCTGGCCAACTTCTGTATTAGATTTCTTGCATCAGTTTCGGTCATTCTATAATTTTCAATAAGTGCCAATACTATCTCTTGACCCTTTAAACCATCTTTATTATTTGCCTGTTCAATAACGAACGCTTCTTGGCTGGTAGTCTTGTTAAAGTTGGCAACACGTTTGAATCGCATATTAATTCCCGTTTTAGCTTTCAAATTTTTAGACTCAATAATAAATGCGCTTGTAATACAACCCATAAACTCGTTCATTTTAATTGGTTTTGTAATCTCAAACGCTGTTTGATAATCCAATTGTTTCACATCTACATTTTCATTGTATATGTTTGTGTAAAGACCAACCGTATAACCACTTTGCTCTAAAAAATCCTTGACCTCTTGTATAATTGGGTTTGCGTGCTTTTTAACAATATTTTCTATTGTTTCAAGGGACATAATTTTTTCACAATCACACGTAATACTGATGGTTCCATTGTCTTCAAAATCGCACGTTAAGAGAGAAACCCCTTCCACGTTATCTACATACACGCTAACCGATTTTGTTTTGCCAATATCTCTCATCAATTTGAAAATATTAGATTTTGCAAGCATTGGGATCTTTCTACCGTCTGTTGACGTTTTATTTGTGAAAAGACGATATACATTTTCTTGTTTTGTTGATGGATTGAATTTAATTAACGGGTTGCCATCCGTTGCGTGAATAATTTTAAATATTACGTCCAACGGAATCTTAACAATAAATTCTGGTTTAATAGAAAATTTAATAAATTTAATGCCATTGCTCTTATATTTGTATTTAGTCGTTTCTGTTCTATATTTATAAACGTCATAAAACATGTTAACACTCTCAAACGTATTTAATGTTGATGGCTTCAACAATGATTTATTCTTTTCAATAAGCTCATATTTTTGGTTCTCCAACTCTTCATATGAGTGTATATTGCTTTTTGAGAGAAACGGATAATATATATTGATTGTGTTTTCTTCTGAAAGACCAGAGTTTTTTGCTCTCAACAACACATCTTCGGCAATACACAAAAAAATATTATTACCGTTAATGTCTCCAGTGTTTAATAGAAGATGACTGTTTAGAGTTGATAGAGATTTTCTAGCAGCTCTCTCAATAAACGGATCGTATTCTACAACATCAAATGGATTGCAAATAAAAGGATATTCATTGGAAACAATAAAAAACTTTTGACCGAGAACCTTTGCAATTAAAAAAGAATTGCCGTTTAAGTTCATATCCAAAATGTCGTCATAATTATACACTCGTTTGTCGGGAATATTGAAAGAAACAGGTGCGCCATTAGCCTCCTTGTAAATATTCATAATAAATTGATTCAGACGCACTTTTGTAAGTTCTAACCGGCTGTTTTGCGTAAGAGTTTGATAAATGTTTGTTGAGTTGAGCTTTTCTTCTTTCAAGCAAAATAGATATATTTGTTCTAATGAAAAATCATTTGGAAATTCAGCCAAAATTTTTAATTTAATGGTTCCAATTGAATCGTCAAAATGTATTTGTTGTTTTGAAAAACGGACTTCAATTGGTTTAGATTTATCTAAAATTTTTTCAAGCTCTTCATCGTCAAATATAGGTTGTCCTGAAACTTTATCAACAAAAGCGGCATTTTTTGGGTCCTGCTTAAATAATTCAGTAGGTTTCTTAACATCTAAATTGTTTCCAAAAAATACATATATAGTTTTAATTGTCTCCTTGTCAATTAGATGATTTACTTTATATATAGAATTGTGTTTTGTTGTCATTATATATACTCTTAGTATTATTTTATATATAAATTTTTCATTATTATCATTTTTGCGGAGACTTAAATAATTAAAATGCTAAACGTGGGCGTTTTAATTATTTACAAATCATAATATGGACTATCGGTAATAGTCATACCACAATAATTTTCAGGTTTCTTTTTATAATCAACCGGCACATAAATATTAGCGGCCTTTGCATTTTCTAATAAGAATTTGAAGTTTTGCCAAAAATCTTGTTTATGGCCAACAGATTTTGTCATAACGTGAGAGAGTTCGTGGATGGCAACGAATGTTAATGTGTTAACGTCTATAAGCGTTGTGCTTTCTTTTGTCTTGCTTAAGCAAAATGCAATTTTCTCTCCTTTATTTTCACTATAAGCAGTTAATTCACTGTTTGGAAGCGTTTCACTAATTTTTAGAGGGTTAAAATTCTTTACTAATCGTTCTACGTCAGGATCGTCTGGGTATTTTTCACCTACATATTTTACAAGTTCTTTGCATTTGTTTGTAACAGTAGCCAATAAATTTGCCGCTTTTTTAATGTTTTGTCTATTTCTCACACAATATTTGTTTCCATCCACCGTTGATATTACGCATTTCAAGCTATATAATTCAGATTCTGTGTATATTTTAATGCACATTACAATAATAAATCCAATAATAATGTATGTAAAAAAATCGCCTTTCCATAAACTGTTTGTCATATATTATTCTAGTATTATAAACTATAAAGATAATATAATGCGTTTACGTAATGCTGATTATAATAAAAACAAATTAAACGTTAGAAATAATAATAATTATCTAAATTAAATGACCGAAAAACAAATGTTTGATAAACACCCTAAAGCTTTATTTTGGAGTGAAAGAAATGAGAAGAAACCTAGTGATGTTGCGTTAAATTCTCATAAAAAATTTTGGTTTAACTGCGATTGTAGTCATCAATTTGAAAGTACATTATTAAATATAAATCTTGGAAATAATTGGTGTCCTTATTGCAGCAATCCTCCTAAAAATTTATGCGATAATGAAAAATGTAAAATGTGTTTTAACAATTCATTTGCATCGCATGAAAAAGCTAAATATTGGTCTAATGAAAATCAATTAAATCCTAGACAAGTATTCAAAAATGCAGATAGAAAAAAATATAAATTTGATTGTCATTGTGGACATGAAATAGAAATGATTCTTAAAGGAATAACATCAAAAGGTCATTGGTGTTCATATTGCGCGCATCAAAAATTGTGTGAAGATGAAAAATGTTACACTTGTTTTACAAATTCGTTTGCTTCTGTTGACAGGAGTATTAATTTACATGATAAAACATTAAATCCCAGAAGTTTATTCAAAAGTACTAATAAAAAATTTAAATTTGATTGCGACGAATGCAATAATGCATTTGAAACTAAACTAAGTGATATAACTAAAGGTATATGGTGTCCTTATTGTGTAAATAAAACTGAAAAAATTTTATACGACAAATTAATATTTACTTATCCAGCGTTAAAAAGACAATATAAGGTAAAATGGTGCAAAAATAAAAATTACCTACCATTTGATTTTGTTATTGAAGAAGAAAAGATTATAATTGAGTTGGACGGAAAACAACACTTTGAACAAATAGGAAATTGGGCTTCTCCGGAAGAAAATAGAAAAAATGATTTATATAAGATGAAGTGTGCTAATGAAAATGGATTTTCTGTAATAAGACTATTGCAAAAAGACGTGTATGAAAATAAATATCATTGGTTAAATGGATTAATTTCAAATATTGAAAAAATTTGTCTAGATAATATTGTTCAAAATATTTATATGTGTAAAAATGACGAATATAAAGATTATTTATAATTTGTCACTGAACAAATAAATATTTTGATAATTATTTAAAAATGTTACTTATTAGCTGGGCGTATTTTATTGAATTCCTTGTCCTAACTCCAACGGAGGTCGGAAAAAATCTGGCTCAATGGTGGAAAGATTCCAGGGACCCACGTAAAGCTGAGGGTTAGGGGGCTCGGAGCGGATTTGCAAGTTGGCGTTTCTCAAGGTTTGACCGATGGTGTCAATACCAATGTGGTAACCAGCCTTTAACAAGTTGATGTTGGCAAGATCGCCCTTTCCAGAGGGATTCAATTGAGCCCACTGACTGTTGGAGTCCTTGGGCAATAAATCGGAGGGATTCTGAATGTTGGGCTTTGAGCATGAAGTAGGAACGCCAATATTGGGCGTAGCAATACCATTTACTGAGGCAAATACCTCGTTTCGGTCTAAACCTTCAGATGGTTGAGGACCAGAAGAACCCTTGGGGGCGCCGGTTCCAGAAGCTTTGTATGACGCAGAAGAAGATTCCATGCGTTCTGACCCATACATGCCCTTTGATGTTAAATATTTTGCAAAGACACTAACGCCATATGCAACTATCAATAAGACGACAATTGCGCCAATACCATAATCCGACCATAGCTTTTTAAAGGTGCTGCTCATTATATAAAATTAGGCTATAAAATATTTTTTTGAATACAGTTTAATTGTTTTATTATTTCACTAAACATTTGGATATCTTTGAAATAAAAACTATTGTTCTTTTTCTAAATCATTTTCAGAAATTTCTGATAAATCGTCAAAATCCATGTCACTATCTTCACTATCGTCTAAATCTTCCAACATATATGTTTTCTTAATATTCTTGGCTTCTAAAAAAGCAATAATTGCCTGTTTCTTTGCCTCTTTTGCTTTATTTCTTGCCGTTTTATAAATTTCATAATAAACTTGATTTGGTTTTTTAAGCGTCATTGTTTCTAAATCAGAAACAGTAGTTGTTAAATTTACTTCAGTTAAATCATTTGATGTATCCACCAACTCTTCAATGTCACTTAATGTTTCTATCGCAGTATCTATCTTAATTTCTTTCTCTTTCTCTTTCTCTTTCTCATTTTCTTTCTCTTCCCCTTTGTTTGCATTATTACTAAAGACATTCATTCCATTTATTTTTTCAGTAAAATCTTCAACCGTTTCATTTTGAACGTTGGAATCGTTCATATTTTTTTGTTCACCATTCTCTAAATCAAATACGTGATCGCTCATTTTATATTCTTCTAAACTTTCTGCACTTTGTTCCAGTTGTTGCTTGATTACTAATTTTTCACCATCTATCGGTTCTTGAGGATTTTTGACTTGTTTAGGCGCCACACTTTTAATGAGACAACTCTCAAATATCTTTTCCGAGTTTAACACCATAGATTGTTTCAATTCAAGTTCTATTTGAAAATTTCTACTCGTAAACTTAATACCTTGAACTTCAATGATAGATATAATACTATTTTCTGGCGTGACGTCTTCCATCGTGACTGGGGTTTCATTTTCATTGTATATTTTTACTAGAGGCACATTTGTGCTATAATTCACCTTAACATTTACTCTTACTAAATAATATTTGCCGGATTTGTAAATGCGCATTGGAGACGCAAACGCCGATTCAATGTCATTCAATTCCAACTTATTCTCAAACCATGTGTCGGCTTTTTTGTAAATGAGATCCTGACATTTTGTTTCAAGGCTTTCCAACCAATGTATTAATTGTTCGTCGTTGTTGTCAAACATTAAATCGCAATAAATTTTTTTACCATTTTTAACAAAACCTTGACGCGTCAACGATTTAGGCGTTTCAATGTATAATGGTTTGTTATGCATTTGTATTTTTGTAAAATATGCACCTCCCTGAATTCCCGTGGGATGCGCTAAAGACAATTGAGAAAAATCAAACTGGTCATTTGGTAAATATATGTTGTCCATTATTTTTTCTTCAGAAAATTTAAACTATATTAACACGCAAAAAATTAAGAAACAATGTATTTAGTATGTTTATTATATTTATTATGTTTATTGTTTAATAATGAAGGATTCGCTGATTCAACAATGTTTGGATATACTTAAAAGGGATGATATTAAAGGAGAATTAAAATCATTTTGTAGTCCAGTAATTGAATTAATATTTAATATTATTAATCCGTATATTTACATAACGCTTTTTCTTGTTTTTTTAATATTTATTATGATTTTAGCAATATTAATTCTTTTAATTTTGGTCTTGCGTAATAAAAATTTAATAACAAAAAATTTTTAATATTTTCTCATTTATTATTATAATGAACGCAACAACGAATAGCACAAGTTCAGTGGCGAACCCTTTAACATCAACTAGCCAAATGGGTGGACGCAGAAGAAGCCGAAGAATGGCGAAAGGCTTAATGAGAGCTTCTAGATCCGCTTCTCGTTCCATGGCTTTGGCTGGTGGCAGAAGACGCAAGAGACGTGGTGGTCAAGCTTACGATAGTGGCAATACATACGGTACATATGTAAATGGTTCCGTTGATTCCCAATTAATGAGATCAAATGAGCCATCTAATCCCGGTTTTTCCAGTGTTGGGGTGCAAGGTCAACAATCTGTTAGACCAGTGCAAAGTCAACAAGGAGGCAAGAGACGCACCAAACGCGGCGGATACTGGGGCCAAGTTCTCAGCACCGCTTTAGTGCCTTTTGGTTTATGGGCCGCCCAAAACCGTTTCTCCAAGCGCAGAGGAGTGAAGCAGGGTGGCAAGAGTCGCAAGCACCGCAAATAAACTTTACACACAAGCCTTAAAATTAAGCAAAAATAATAGTTGTTCAACGCAATAATTATTATTTTTCTCTCTTAAAACCACTTTCAAAGGTAATTTTCTTAGCTGTTTTTTATTTTTTCCAACAGAACATTTATGCCATCTGCATATTTGTTTTTGACTAACTCATTTTCAACTGAATTGTGCTTTGAATGTATATTCTCTTCTATTTTTCTATATAAACTATTATCGTCTCTCGGCAAATTTATTTTACGATTAATATAAGACTCTTCGGATTGATAAACATAATGAGCTATAAATGCGGGACATTTATTATATTCAATCGGCCATTCATTAAACGACTGCGAATTGCTCATAGGGGTCATGTTTATTGAAACCATTCTACTTGGATTTGATATGACAAAATAATGAGGTGTTATAGCGTCTACAACCTGAGATGGTCTAACAAACGTCTTAACGTGTTTATCAATAAGCTTGTCAGATTTTGTATAGTTTTCAATAATTAGACCATCTTCAGGATCTTTTATATAATTGTTTGTTCCAAACAGTAACCAGTTAATTGCAAGTGAATCAGCCATTAAATAATATTTTAACATTTGTTTCACATGTTGAAAAGCATTTAAAACTAAAAACTCGTCTGCATCTAAATATAACATCCAATCGGCGCCCGCAACAGTTGCAATTTTAGCGGCTTTTAACATTAATGGCATTTTTATTGGACCGTCCATTTCGCATCGTTCAACAATAACACCTTTCTTAAAGTTTCTTAGCTCCTGCGATATAGGCGTTGTAGATTTATGGTCAAAAATATAAATTAATTCAAACCCTAAAATTAGATGATGAGCAACCCATTCTTTTATATTTTTTTCATCTCTAGCATTTGTAAATAAAATAGTTTTTCCAACTAATTTTCTTCTTGGGTCATTTAAGGGGATTAGCTGATTTTTTTTGTGTGTTAGCAAAACGTTGTTATTATTGATATTATTGTACATTTCTATAATTTTCTATAAAATATTATTTGTTTCTACTAATTTTCTACTAATTTTTTATAGGTTCAATATATAAATTGCAATAATATGAGTTTTGAACAGAATATACAACAATGGGTGTCAATTGACAACCAAATTAGACTTTTGAATGAAAAGATTCACGAGTTGCGAGAGAGAAAAACCCGATTGAGTGAAAATATAACAAATCACGTTGAAGAAAATAATTTAAGAAATGCTACAGTTCAAATTAGCGATGGAAAATTGAGATTTGTTAATACAAAAGTTTCTTCTCCTTTGACATTTAAATACGTTGAAAAATCTTTAGGAGAAGTCATTAAAAATCAAACGCAAGTAAAGCAGTTAGTTGAATATTTAAAAGAGAAACGTGAGGTTAAGGTTGTTCCAGAAATAAAGCGGATTTCTAACAATTAATTTATATACTTATAATGTATATGGTCGAACAACATATTATTCAAGATCACGATTTAGTTTTTAACAAGTCAGGCGGAAAAATCCAGAGCGCAGGTTTTACAGTTGAATCAATTTTATTGCAGAAAGGAGAACCTGCATTAATTACAAGAAATCTTGGACTACAACGCGGAGGCGGAAGCGTTGCTGATTTGTTCAAAGATTTAGCTGTTCCTGCCGGACTAGTTACCTTTACTAGAAAACAGTTTGGCGGCGATTATCAATCCAGAATCCAAAATGATGACACTGTTATCGGAGACGATATTCACGAAAAGTTATTGAAAATGGTTGAAGTGGAGGGAGGTTCTAAAAAACAGAGAAAAACAAGGAGGTCTAACCTAGATTCAAATAAAAAAACAAAAAAACAAAAATTAATTGCAAACTAAGTTTCTTAATTCTTATTATTATTCTTTTATAAAGGATAATAATAAGTTTAAAATCGGCTCCAACTATTGTAGTTAAATGGTGACACCAAAATATCATTTAACTTTGTCTTCCAATAATCTACGCGTTTTTCAAATAAAATATCCTTTTCGGTCTTAGGATAAGGAGTTGTATTTTGCATCATTTCTTCCTCTTCGCTTGTAATCTTTGGTTTGTAACCAAAACAATTTACACCGTATTGAATGTGGGGATTTGCCATGTAACCACCATTTACGCCAGGTCTTCCACAATCGTGTTCATGTCCAGGAATTTTTTGCAGGTTAGCAAATGTAGTTTTTTGAGTAGGAAACAACGCCATTTGACCATCCGACCATCCGTAATTGCACCATTCTCCGCCTTTGTTATACGAATCCTCCACTTCGTTGTATGTTGCTAAACGCGAACCATACGCTTGACACAATGTTTTTGCATCTTCATAGCCATAATAATTGCCAGGAATATTAAATACTTGCTGTATTGTTGAAATTTCTGGGATAGGTTCTGATGAGTCTGCGCCTTTACCAGTATTTTCATTTACAGTAATGTCTAGTTGAGGATTTGTGGGGTTAAATAAATTTTTTACAGATGCCATAATATCAATACTAAAAAAGTATTGCAATACGTTGAATAATAATAATATTACAAATATGCCTACAATAATGGCAATGATTATTCCCGACGTTTTATCTAATCCAGATGATCCGCTAGTTGAAAATGAACTGGTTGTGTTTGAAGAATCTCCTAAAGAAACAAAAACAATTAAATATATTAATACAATTATGACTAGTATTATTAAAGCTGTCGGATTCATTAATAAATTGTTAATATAACCATACATACTTTCTGGTTCTATTGTTGAACTTGTGCTGGCCTCCATATATATATTATTGAATTGTTTTTTTTCTGTAAAATAGGCAATATGCTTTTGTCGTTATTAATTCTTGCAAGTTTGTAATTTCTGTAACATTTGTGTCATTAAAATGATACCATTTTCCATTTGCATTTTTAATAAAAGCCGTATAATGTCCACCATAAGCATTTCCGCTATGATTGCATATTCCATATAAATCGTAAATATACGTTTCCTTTTTATAACCAACAACGTAACTAGATACGTCAAAATCTTCTAATGGAAATGTTAATAAAATCTGATTTTTTTGATTTCTATGATTAAACCGTTTAATATCAACAACCAGGATTGACGGCATGCTCCAATATACAATTTTTTTTTGAACGTTTTGCTTTTTATTTGTGGTTTCATTAAACCACGCGTTTTCTCCACCCAACGTCTCCCCATTAACATATAAATCAAAGCAGTCTTTTAAACTAGGACTCTTATTATCGCTTGGCAAAGATAAATTAATCATAAAATAGGGTTCAGGCGATGTGCTTAAAACTTCACCAGTTTCCAATGAAATAATTTGCGACACGTGAATCCCGTAAAATAAATTCCATATTTCTGAATACTCTTTTGCAAACATCTTTTTTGTCATCTCAAAACATTGAACTGCCATCTTATCTGTTTCATTTGTAACATCACCATTTATGCTCATATTTACTTCACGAGCCAAACTGGAATGAAAGCAGTCTATTAAAAAAAGTAAAAATTCTGGCAAGTCATTTTGAGCGAATCCAGTAAATAAATCCATATTTTTTATATGAGCAATTTTTTGAACGGTTTTAATAAATTTTCCTGGAGATATAATGCAGTTTTCGCTCCACATTAACGTTCTTAAATTGTCCCATTCAATTAATAATACGGATTCGTGTTTATTTTTTAGCTTTCTTTTATACGCACCTCCATTAAGAAAATTGTTTAGTTCGTATGTATGAGATAGAACCTGAATGCAAGAATTAACAAAACACGTGTTGCCCAAATTGGCCAAACCAGTTAAACCCATATCTTTGTAATTGTCAAAGTTCATAATTTTTGTCTTAGTAGTTATGATAATTTATATTTAAACATATTTTTATAACAATATATATTATGTCTCAAAATTTTGAATTATCGTATGATCAACGATTGCTTTTAGATTTGTATATAGATTTTTACAACCACACAACGCGTCAGATGGATTCCTTGCGTGAATTGCAAAATGAAATTAGAGGAAATATAAATCAGATTGTTGGTTTGAATCAACCGCGAAATAATTCAAACTCAACTCAAAATTCAACCTCAACTCAAAATTCAACCTCAACTCAAAATTCAAATACTCCTAGACACAGTTTTAGACAAAATAGTCACATTCAGAGCCATAACTCTAGAATTTCACAAGAACAAAGGAGACGTCGCAATCACACAGAAACTACAACAAATAGAAGATATATGTATTATGGAAGTATTCCATTCGCCGATTTGCAAGGGCGCCCTCCAAGAGAAAATGAAAATGATACTAATTTTTTTACTAATCTTTTAAGAACGTTTTATGACCGCATTCCAGTTGTTCCAACTAGACAACAAATTGAAACCGCGACGAGAATTGTTAATTTTTCCGAAATTGAAAACCCGCTCAACAATTCTTGTCCCGTAACATTGGATAGATTTGAAAATAATAGTGTCGTTACTCAAATAATTCCATGCGGTCACATTTTTTCTCCAAATGGCATTGATAATTGGCTTCAAACAAATGTAAGATGTCCTGTTTGCAGATGTGATATACGAGACTATAATTCAAACGCTCCGACAACAAATGAAGCCAACGTTGAAGAAGAAACAAAAGAGGAAGACATGTTAGAAGAACCAACTCAAGAGAGAAATAGCAATTCAAATCCTCTTAATAATGCTAATCGTACAACCTTTACCAGTTCAGATATTCAAAATACGTTGTCAAGCATTACTGAAAATATATTGGGACAAATTTTAAATCCACCGTCTAACTCGGCAACAAATTCTCTTAGAAGAAATCTTATTTTTGACACATCATTTAATTCTATCGCGTATGACGCATCTAATAATCAATTTATCTTTGAAGGGTATTTGAGATAAATACTTTTTGTTAATTTTAATTTAAAAGAATGTATATATTTAATTCAAAATGAGTAGTGAAAATTTATATCCCAGCGCAATTGCAACTGTCAATGGGGTGACAATCAGTAAAGGAGTCTTGACGGGTGTATCAGGTGAATTTATAAAGAATGTACAATCGTACACAATACCAAATACTGTTAAAAAAATAGGAAAAAACGCATTTAATCGTTGTGTTAATTTAACACAAATTACTTTTTCCGAAGGCCTTCAATACATTGATGAAAAAGCATTTTATCTTTGTAAGAGTTTGACTACTGTGAAGCTTCCCAAATCGTTGGTGTCAATTGGAGACTACGCGTTTGCCTTGTGTGTAAAGTTACAAACTGTTAAAATTAGCAATAGTGTAAAAGAGATAGGATTTAATGCATTTGCGATGTGTTCTAGTTTACAGTCATTTTCTGTTGGTGTCTCCAATAACCGGTATGGTGCTGACGATGGATGTTTAATAGACAATACCAAAAAAACTTTGCTTCAGTATCCAATTAAACGTGAGCCGAATAATAATTCATACACTATTCCCAGCCGCATAACAACTATTGGCCCCAATGCATTTAGAAGTTGTAAAACACTGAAATTTGTAAATTTGAATAACGTTACAGTCATTCAAGACAACGCATTTGCGTATTGCACAAATTTAGTGGAGGTGAATAAATTTGATAAAGTTATAAAAATTGGAGATACTGCATTTTACAAGTGCATGCTTCTTGAGGGAATGGTAAATATCGCGGCGGTGAAAAGTATTGGAATCCAAGCTTTTTGTGACTGTGTAAAAATAAATTCAGCCGGACCTCTTGTTGTTCCTGCAACTATGAATAAAATTGGAGAAGCTGCATTTTTTAATTGTCGTTCAATTAATAGAGTTTTAATATATGGCGGAGAAATAGGAGACAATGCATTTGCATGCGATTCTAAAATTAGGTTTAATAAACAACCGCAAGTAAAGACTTTGCAGAGGGTTTTAATAGGAACAAATGTTTCTTTGGGATACGGTGTCTTTGAAAAACAAACAAAATTACTGAGTATATTTTTTTATAGCATTCCTACACAGGCCGGCAGCAATGGCCTAATAAACATTTACAATTTAACTACCGCGTTTGATAAACTATCTTATAAACGTTTATTAAAAATTTACGGTCCTGAACCAATAATAAAGGATTTAATAGAAAATCGCGTCTTTAACTCGTCTTTTGCGGGGGCAGAATATCAACCAATAAACAATATTAGATTTAGTGTGGCTTATTAATTTATTTGGTCCAATTATTTCATTTCAAAAAAAATTGAAAATACTTAGTTGGTAAAAATAAACAACATCAATGAAACGCTTGAGAATGGACAATTCGGTCAGTTTGATTAATAAGGTGCGCCCATATTTAGAATTTATTAATACCGTCGCAGGATTGTACTTGTTGTGGGTTGTCATCCACTTTGTTGCAGCCCAACTATATGTTTATTATTGCGTTCCGTTAACCTTCATGGGTTTTATTATGTCTCCATTAATGGTTGCGGCTCCGCATTGTTCTGCATTTAGATGGTGCATTATAAATGGCGCAAACAATATTTCAACAATGTGGGTTGTCTTTGGAACGTGGATTGCGTCAAAGTTTACACTGCTTGTTACCCATAGACCGGCAGCTCAAGTGGTCTAATAAAATATTTATAAAATTGTATTAAAGGGAACATAAGATTATAATGTATACCATGACAGCAACCGCTAGCAGACACCGACTTCCTTGGTCAATGAGCGAGACCAACCGCTTGTATAGTGAATATGAATTGAAGCAACTTCCAATTTCAAACATCGCACAACTTCATGCGCGAACAGAATATGCCATCTTGCATAAGTTGGCTCAAGAATTTTTAATTAATGCCTCTTGGAATGACGTGAAGGGTTGGAAGGCTCCCAAGGAAATGACCCAGAGCAAGGCTGTGTATGATTATGAAGAGGATTATGAGAGTGAGTATGACAACGAAAGCGACAGCGATTATGATGAGAATGAGTATAAAAAGGAATGTAAGAAGAAATCTTTTGTTTTAGACGATGAGTCCCTAGAAGATTGCGATGATCCCAATGACAGTGACTATGTTCCAGAGGAAGATGACGATGACGATGACGAAGATGACGATGATGATGACGACGATGATAGCAGTGATTATGAGGAAGAGGAAGAATTTGATGCTTACAACATCCCACAAAAGGTTTCTTCTTTTAGGAAGCTTGTTGATGCTGCCAAGTTTTTTATTTACGCGGTATAAGAATAATTGATATAAATATTATATTTGATATAAATATTATATTTGATATAAATATAATATTTATTATATGAAAGATATTCCTAGATTAATTTGGAGTTATTGGCACGATGAACAACCTCCAGAGCTTATTGACTTATGTTTAAGTTCTTGGAAAACTAATTTAACCAATTATACTATAAATTTATTAAATGCAAAAAATATATATAATTATATTGACGTTTCTGATGAAAATAAAATTAAATTATCAAAATTGGGCTTAGCTAAACAGTCGGATTATTTTAGGTTTTGTCTTTTATATAAGTATGGTGGGATTTGGGTTGATGCTTCTACTTTTATAAATAAAAATTTTGAATTTGTCCACGATTCATTCAATAAAGATTCCGAATTAGATGTTTTTTTTTCAATAAAAAAATTAAAATTCATTAACTATGGATTTCATATGTGGGAAACTTTTTTTATTGCTTCGCCAAAAGATAGTCATTTTATTGAACTTTTAAAAAAAAAATTTGAAAATGTATATTTTTATGACGAACCTTATTTTAAACCGTCCGCAATTGATTGCATTAAAACTGGATTTAGAAAAGATTATCATGCAGTTTATTGGTTTTATTACGAACTTGGTAAAAATAATGATTATTTTAGAAATCAATGTTCTAAACAATGGTTTTTTAGTTATAACATGATAGATTACAATTTTTTAAAATCATATAATATTGTTAAGAATCACATTAATTATTATAAAAATAACACTCAATCTAGAGATTTACAAAAATACAGATTGTATAAAATTATTAGTGATGTTAGAAAGTTGAAAGAATTAAAAATAGTTAAAATTTTAGAAAATATAAACAACATTAATTAAAAATAAAATTGAACTTTAAATAACCAAATTACACGTTAATTAGTAGTTTAATGAATTTGTCTCAAGAACAACAAATCGCATTTGATAAATATATTCAGCGAAAAAATATATTTATTACAGGACCAGGAGGGACTGGGAAATCAACCCTTATAAAACAACTTCAATTAGATGCAAAACGCAAAAACTTAAATATTCAAATCTGCGCGCTTACTGGTTGCGCCGCCGTTTTGATTGGATGTAAAGCAAAAACTATACATTCATGGTCTGGAATTGGACTAGGGAATGGAACTATTGGAATGCATGTTAAAAGGGTAACACTTAATAAATATAAAGTAAAATCGTGGAAGAGCGTTGACATATTGGTTATAGATGAAGTTAGCATGATGTCTCAAAAAATATTTGAGATGTTGGATGCTATTGGAAAAGCAACCAGACAAAATGGAAGACCATTTGGAGGAATACAAATAATCTTTTTGGGAGACTTTTATCAGCTTCCACCTGTTGGAAATAAAGAAGATCCAGAAACAATGCGATATTGCTTTGAAAGTTCACTCTGGAACGAAACGTTTGAAAAGGAAAATATTGTAAAACTTGCAAAAATATTCAGACAAACCGACGAAGTCTATACAAAAATATTAAATCAGATTCGCGAAGGTAGATTGAAAAAGAGTAGCAATGATATTTTGTTGAGTCTTGTTGGCAGACAAGTTGAAGAAGGATCATTAATTCAACCCACAAAATTGTTTCCTATTAGAAGCAGAGTTGATGCTATTAATGAAAGAAAAATGGCAGAACTTAACGCGTCTGAATACGAGTTTAAATTGAAATATTCAAAAACTATTCCATCTCTTGGAAAAGATAAAATTCCTTTGCCAAAAATGACACCAGAACAAATAGATGTTGAATTGTTGAACATTCATAATAGCATTCTTTGTAATGATATTATAAAATTAAAAGTTGGTGCTCAAGTAATGTGTGTAGTAAATATAGAAATGCCAACTGGAGAAATGATTTGCAATGGCAGTCAAGGGATTGTTACTAAATTTACCGAGCAAGGATTGCCGGTTGTTAAGTATAGAAATGGACATGAAATGACAATGAACTATCATTTGTGGGAAAGTGAAAATATTCCAGGGATTGGAGTTTATCAGATTCCTCTTATATTAGCGTGGGCTATTACTATTCACAAATCACAAGGCGCGACGATGGATGCAGGAGAAATAGATGTTGGTAGTGGGGTTTTTGAATGCGGACAAACGTATGTAGCTTTGTCGCGAGTAAAAAGTTTGGAAGGATTATATCTGACCTCATTTGACGCGTCCAAGATTCTCATCAATAAAAAAGTCAGAGAATTTTATGATAGTTTGAATTAAAAAATAATACAACATTTAATAAAAAATAAATTTAATTATAGCTTTTTATTTTTTATTTATAATTATTAAAGTATCATCAACAAGGTTAATTTATAATCCTAAATTTCGTAGCAAATTATTTTTCTGGTTTCAATTTTCAAATTATTTTTTATTTGTGGGAACCCTGATATCTTTAAAGATTTTTCATTAACCTTTTCAACAGTTGCCGTAAATTTCTCTTTCGTTCCAGTTACTTTGTCCGTATTAAATTCTATCTTTTTGTTAAGAAACAAATCTTTATTTTCAAGGGTTACTCTTATAGGAGGCATGTCTAAATAGTTATTTATTATTTTGCGAAATAACAAGTTTCAATTTTTTATGCCTTGATAAAGACATACGTTACTTCCTCTGTCTTCTTTGGACCAGATGCTTCATTTGTTTCTGAAGATCCATTGGCACCAGGTCGCTTGCTATTTGACATGGTGAATTTAACATCCATCATCTTCCATCCATTCTCCTCGTGAATTCGTGTAACATCTGCCAACAAATCATACTTCTTATCCGTCTTGAAATTCTTCACGCTCCAACAGCTGTAAGTAACGCGATTCATAACATTCTTAATTACTGGCTCCAAGAATTTTTCAATCCACGATTTGTAATTGGAATAATTTGTTGTTGACTGCGTGTCTTCGTCTGAATACAGCTCCAAATTGTAATATGGTGGGCTTGTGAGAGCAACGTCAAACTTCATGCTTGCAGGAAGTTCATTCAAGAACTTTTCAGCAGGCTCATTGACAAGCATGATATTATCAATCTCCAAATCATTGCACATTGTGCACAAGTGCTTAAACGTTTTTTCACAAGGTTCAATGCCAGTATAAGAAACATATTGGCTTATGCTCTTTGTCCCTAACATTCTTCCACCCCAACCAGCACACACATCTAGAACACTCTTTGCTTTGAAATAAGAGACAATATTACGCGCCATAAGTGGACGATACATGGTGACCTTGCCAAGTCCATTTGTAAAAGATAATGATCTGACAATTTCTGAGGCGTAAGGAGTGGAATGATTCTTGCGGTTAAATCGCAACGCCTTTTCTAAGTGCTCCTTCTTCCACAACGATGAAACAGATACACCCTTGTAATTTGTCACATCATGAAAATGCTTCATATATTTTTTCATAATCTTCATACCAACAACATTTGTAGCTGAAATATTTGTAACGTCATCGTTCAATGGTTTCTTGCAAAGAGTTTGCCAATCCTTAACAATTTCTTCATCTGTATAGGTGTCATATATAATTCCATTGGCTTCCAATTCATTCGCCAAAGTTGGTAGCAATGTCTCAAACTGTTCGTCTGATAAATCCTTCAGAGCGTTTTTCTTATTAATAATCCCTTGCATCATTGTTATAATAATAACAAATTGTTTTTAAATCTTTTGATCAATTTTTTATTTAATATGTTTTTTGCATTTATTAACGCAATCAGCAACATTACTTTTCCCCTTATAATCTCTTTCAATTTCATAATTAATTGTTTGATTCATACCTTCGTTTGCTTGTTTAAGAGTTATTTTTTCAAACATAATATAATATAATTAAATAGTATTTTATTCGCAAGGGAGAAAGCAAAATAATAGATATTTCTAACCTACTTTTTTAAATTAACATCATTTTTTGCATCATTTTTTGCATCATTTTTTGATTCTATTTTCTCTAACGCATATTGTCCACAAGGACCGCAGTGATCTTCGTTTGATAAATCTATTTTATTGTTTATTTGTGTGTTGCAATTTTCCATCCTCCATCTACCAAGAGGTTTGGGCAATTCTTTCGGAATAAACTTTTTGATAATAGTGGTTATGTATTTCATAATATATAACAACTGCGTTTACTTTTAAGTATTTTTCATAGATAAAAAATTATTTCAAACGTTAAAATAAAAGCTTCGCGAATAATATATATTTCTAACCTACTTAAAGAACTTCAAGAGCGATTGGTTTCCTTCTTTTTGGTTGTTTGTTTCTCTCAAGAACTCGTCAAATAGGAGAGCTTTTACCTCTTTATTCTTCATTGACTCCAACTTGTCTTCAAATTTTTCTGGATCCGTTGTCCTTTGCAAAGTCTCAACGTCCCTTCTGAATTTTGCAATCTTTGATTTCTTGTTCTGCATCTCCCACATTTTCTCTAGGACTAGCGCAAACACCTGCTGCACCGGCTTCATAATTTGATTTGTAATATAAAACGAATAGTCAATCTTCAAATTGTTCTCTTTTATGTAAGTCGGAGTCTCAATTTTTTCACCTTGTAATGCCTTCTTATTTGGATGATGGACGTAGACAAATGGAATGCGGTCTCCTGAACTTGGCTTATTTCCTGGATCTCTGGCTGTAATTCTATCCGCTAAAACCTTGTGAGCAATTTGCTTCGGGTTTTTGTAACCAGACCTCAGAGATTTGGTAATAATCAACTTGTCCATCGGATAATTCTCCTCTACAATGTTTTTCAGACATGACTTCAAGAACTCGGTCGCCTGTTTAATATCTTTTTTTTTCATCAAAATATCAATAATTCCTCCATAAATATCTTTTACAATTGGTGCATTATCTCTCCGCTTAAGAACAATTCCCATTTCTTTGCGCTTACACTTATCAGGATCGTGCTCATAAAGCATTCCCACATAACGCTTCTTTGAAAGCAGGCAAAATGGCATAAATGTTTTCTCGTATTCCAGGTCATGCGGATTCTTTAAGAAACTAGACGCTAAATGTCCGGCTTCTTGTGCTAATTCAATCGTAATTTCTAGAGCATCTTTTCCTCTAATTGGTTGTCCGTCTAGAGTGTGCAAGTTAAATGTAAAGAATACCGAATCCGTGTCACCATATATGTATTCAGCTTTTGTTAGAACTTTTCCAAATTTAGACGTATCACAAATTCGGTTTCCATAGGTATTCTCAATAATCTTTTTTGCATACGTTAGCAATAAACGACCAGTGGCAGTCGTTGACGCTGCAATATCTTTCTCATAGAATGTGCTTGTTCTTGCACCACATTGTCCGTAAAGAGAATTTGCAGTTAACTTGTATGCAATTTGTCTCTTATCAAGGACATTTTTCATAAAGTCATCCGTTTGTTGTGGAATCAACTTTCTTGTAGTCTTTCTTGCGAGCAAAAGCTCCTCCAAAATAGCAGGCATAATTGCCCTCGCATTATCTGGAAACTGTGCAAACCTGCAAATCTTATATCCTGACTTGATTTTTTCCGCTGCAGCCGAAGGCGTCTTTCGCACATACTTGAACGTGTCATATGTTACGTCAACATATTCATGGTTTGGCAAATTGTCGTAAAGGAAGTTTCCTTTATCGTCTGTTTCTCCAGTTATTGTGATTAACTCATTCTTCAAATTATACTCCTTAGTCCAAACCTTGCTATCGTGTGACAAATTTTCGCTAATCATTGAGGATGGATACAGCGAAGCATAATCCACGCAAGCAACCGGATTGTCCAGATACAAGTCGCACTTTGGATCCAAAACAATTGCCCCCTCGTATCCATCGTCGCTTTCCAACTTTTCAATAACAGGCATTAATGTGCGCTTTTCTCTGCATTTCTTTGCAACATAACTCGTCAGCTTAATGCCTTGGCCTCTGAGGACCAGAAAGCTAATTGGAACGCTGCAAATCTTAGCCATCTCAACAAATCCGGTTAACACGTCAGACTTATTTAACAAATAATGAACTAGGTTACAATCCTGTATACAGTATTTCGCGATAACCGCTCGGTCATCATCTGTACCATTTGTCATTCTGAAGATGTCTTTTGGAGTCACGTCGTCCTTTGCCAAACACCATCTCACTTTTTTGGTCATGTCTGGCGAAACTATGCCTGATACAACAAACGACTTGTTTTCTTTATTTACAGATACAACTGAAAATTTGGCACCATCGCTATAATAGTCAACGGAATGCCCAATCTCCTCAAAATGAACATAGCTTCCAACCAATAAACCAGTTAGATTTCCACTATAGACCGTAGTCGTTTTTGCAACCGAGGATTCAAATGATTTCACATAATCGCCGATAAAATGACCAGCAACATAATCCAACTTGTAAGATGTCAAATTCTCTTCTCGTCGGAAGTAGTTATACAAATCAATCTGAACGCGACCATTCATCTTAATATATTGTAAATCGTGTTGACCGCTTGCAATCTTAAGACTTGTTTCCTCCAACTTATAAGTGTTTGGATTAAATGGGTCCTCGCCACAAATCTCGTTTTTATTTTTAGACAGCCTTAAGAATTCTCGGACGCAACCATTTTCCTGCGCGCGATTAAACATGAATGCATAATCAAACCCAAATATATTATATCCAATGACAATGTCTGGATTTTCTCGTTGAATTAGCCGCGTCCATGCTAGCAAAACTTCTCTTTCTGTTTTATAGGATTCAATTTCACAATTATCAACAGGTACCTTTCCACACGTGTTAAGAACAATGCAATGATTCAAGTAAGGTTCCTTTTCGCCAGCTCTTAGAAACGTTGAACCAATAAACGTAACCTTGTCGCCCTCCAATTCTGGAAACGGATGCACACGAGAATTTCTATCCGACAATGACATATTAATCTGATTGAGTTTCTCTTCTCTTGTTAGCGTTTTATCGCACAGAACGTCTGCCACCATATATTTTTTAGATTCAGATTTTTTGGTCTTGCCTTTTGTTGGAAATGATGCAGCGGCATCTTCTTCCTCGTCATTATTTATATTTTCAAACATTGACTCAATCTTCAATTGATTGCTGAGAGCTTCATTAGATTTTTTTTCTAGGGGTGTTTTAAGCCAGGAATCAATCATTTCCAAAACTTCGTCTTCAGATTTTGGCACATGTTTCTTTTTGGGAAACACAAGATCTATCAAGTTCATCTCCTTGTCTTCTGTATTAAAACCAAATGCCCTTCTAACTATGCGCCTTAAGTCAATTTCGCATATTTCAGGACTTAGCTCTGAAAACTTTTCAAAATATTCAATGATGTTTGTAGACAACTTCTTGTAAAATTTAATAGGTATAGGAAAATCCCCATGACTACTGCTGGCCTCAATATCAAAACTACAGATCTTGTAAGGAACTGGAGTTTCCTTTTCATTTAGTGGTAAAATATTTTTATAGTCAATTGTAAACTCATATTTGCACGTAGTTTCCTTGTTCGTTTTCACTTCAACAGTTTTCTTTTTTGGTAGAGCGACCCAGCCAGAAGGGCTAATCTCTTTGATGTGGAAGAAACGCAACAAAGGTGGGATGTTTGCTTCATACAAATAAGTTGGAGTGTTGGCGTAAATCAAACCGGATTCAAGAAGTTTACGATCTGCATTATACCACAAATTCTTGGCCTTATTAAACGCTTGCAAATTGGTGAATTGGAACATGATAAACTTGTGCTCCTTTCCACAATCAAAACCATAAAGCTTCTTTCGTTTAATAATCTTACAATCACTAATAGAATTTTCATAATATTTGCCTAGTTTTTTGGTTATGTGTTCCAAGAACGACGACTTTGTGAATTGCGTCCAGTTGTCGCTTACTTTCACATAAAAGAAAGGTTTAAAATTTTCGGCGAGGATTGAGCAAGAATCGCCTTTTTCGTTAATTCCAAACATTTGGATAACAAAATTGTTTGCGTCAGATTTAGCAACAGATTCCTCGTCACTTCCGGATTCCTCTTTGGCTTCTCCTTTTTTATTATAAACGTTAAAATCGTAAAGTCTGAAAACGTGTTCCATCTTGTTTAGTTACTTATGCAATAATATATTGCGAAATTTTTAAGTTCAATTTTTAATGAAAAAATAACAAAATAACAAAAACAAAATAACAAAAAATAATATAACTTTATTATATACGCATTATGGCAAGTGAACCACTCATATTAGTATTTGACACAGAAACAACAGGTCTTGGCACAGGAGGCGAAAGCAGTGTCACCGAAGCGTCAAATTTAGATAATTGGCCCATTATTGTTCAATTAGCGTTTATATTATACAATCCTGTAACCATGGAAATTGTTGCACAAAGCGAAGAAGGAAATGATATAGTTAAGCTTAAAGAAAGTCAATACCCTATTCCACAAGGATCTGTTGATGTCCATGGGGTAACCGACGAGAGATCTCGCACAGAAGGACGACCCATTGATGTTGCTATGGATGAATTTATTGCAGCTTATAACAGAACTGGAGCGCTTGTTGCTCACAACACTCCTTATGATGTAAACGTTGTGTGCGCCGAATTACTGCGTTTAATTGGTGATGCAGAAATTAGCGAAGCTAAAAAAGAGATGTATCGTGACGCTTACCGAAAGTTAAGAGGCCTTGACACAGAATCTGCTCCCGAAGTTGTTGACACTCAATACTTAGCAAAGGCTCAAGCTAGAGTGTGGCCATACAAATACGTGAGAGATGCTGAGAAAAATGTTGTTATTGATAAAGTGTCGGCAGAAGATGGAAAAATGTATGACGTAAAAAGAAAAGAATATTACGCAAAGGCATATTCTCCAAAGAATCCTAATCTTGAGGAAGGCCACATCGCTTTATTTGGTCAGCAAATAAATGGTCGCACACACAGCGCTCTTGTTGACGTCGCTGGTTGTTTGCGACTTTATATGGCAACCGCGCCACAATATCGCGTGGATATATGCGCTCCAGAAAATCGCACACCAAGCAATGTGGAATTGTGTAGAATTATAAATCCTGGACCACCATTAGCTCACAAAGTTCCTAGAATGATGCCACTTGCGAAAGGAAAAAAGGGAGGCAGAAGAACTAGAAGAACCAGAAAAACCAGAAGAAAAAAAACCCAAAGGAAAAATAAAAGAAAGGCGTTTACAAAGAAACGTTAGATTGCGGAATAAAATAAATATTAATTTATATAAAAATATATAAATGAATAAAGATAAGCCAATTAAAGCAATTGCTGTTTTTGATGGGAAAAAAATAAAAGGAACAGTTATTTTTACAGAGGATTTAAAAAATGGAAATGTAAATATTGATATTAACATTATAGGTCTTAAGAAAAATGCGTTACATGGATTTCACGTTCATGAATCCGGAGATTTAACAAATCATTGTGAAAGTATGTGCGCACACTTTAATCCATATGACAAAAATCATGGTTGTCCTGGTGTAAAAGAGCGACACGTTGGAGATTTAGGTAATTTGCAAACAGATTCAACTGGATGCGCCAAATATAAAATGTTGGACGATTTTATTAAATTGCGCGGTTCAAAGGCAAATATTATAGGAAGAGGATTAATTATTCATGCAGACGAAGACGATTGTGGATTAGGTGGAGATGAAGCAAGTCTAAAAAATGGGAACGCAGGAAAAAGAATTGCCTGTGCTATAATAGGTTATTCTCAAGATAATTTTAATTAATGATGCTTTTGCGTTTTTCTGCCGTATTTGCAGTGTTGTCTTTGAGAGAAACCCTTGGGTCTTCTGCAGTTGATGCTTTTTTTATATTTTAATGACCATTTTCCTCCTTTGCGATTTGTTCTTCGTTTGCCACCTTTCTGTTTATTGCTTTTGTGTTTTCCTTCTCTCAACTTTGACTCAACCCACGCAGCAAATGATTCAGAGCTTCTATCCTTATTTTGAATACTAGAATCCTCGTATTCTTCTACAGTTGGAGATTTAACATAACGCAAACAAGGATAACCCATTGGCTCCGAACCAACTCCATTTAAACCACTAAAAAGTTTTTGATTTATTTGAGCTATTATCACATCGTTCTTATGTAAGTGTTCCTTTTTCAAATACTTTTTAATATTGTTCCATTTTGGCTTAGTCTCATTACATGGTCCACATCCATCCATAAACAAGAATAAAAATACATGTTTTCCGGTTTTAACATCATTGTTAAAGTCTTCTACCAGATTATCGTGGTTTGACAGCAACGGATCTATATATATGAATGGTTTTTTAAACTGCATTATAAAATAAAAGCAGAAAATAAAAGTTTCAGTATTTTTATTTAATTTTATCGCATTCTAATATATATATAATGAATACTCCGTTATACATATTAATTATTGTTAGTTTTTTAGCAGGAATCTATTATTGTGTTGCTACAAGACCATCTAAATTTATGGAAGGTTTAACAAATATTAGCAATTCTAGATGTCCTGATATTTTGGTTCAAAAAGGAAGCAGTTATTTTTTATACAACTCTAAAGTGGCTCAAGTCCCTGGAGTAAATCCAGTTGAGTTTGAAAATTTAGAAGATTATGTGGAGTTTATGGATTGGCAACGCAGCCAGGGAATTCGTTGCCCTGTTCTTTATTTACAAAGCACATTTGACGCGCAAGGAAGTTCAGTTTATAAAATTCGTCCTAGCCCAACAGATTTGCAAGGCGGTTTGCCTCCAACCATTCCAAGGCCACCAAACCCCACATTATTGATTGATGCAACGCGCAACGATATGCCGTATAATAAAAATTCTTACCCAGCTTATGATCAGACCGATTTTTATCAAGGAACAACTACACCACTTGATCAAATGAACGCTGAGCAAGAAAATTTGTTATTTAGCCCTGACCCCATGGATCCTAATTGGGGTGGTCAAGATTATACTCAGCATCTCGTTGATAGTGGATATTACGCCGGAAACGAAGTTAGCATAGCCATTTAATAATAAGATATTTTTCTTTTATTATTTGCTTTTCATAATATAAAATATAATTAATGATAAATTTCTCGTTAATTACATTATGCTTTTTCAACTTTCTTTCATTTTTTTCGCATTCATATCATACAAAAATGTTTAATTCTGCGGTTGTTTCTTTTTTACCAGAATTAAAACTTCACAATGTTGTAACGGTTAAAAAGGAAAAGCCTCCGTGCCTCTGCAAACATAAATTTAATCCCTCAAAAATTGATTCACCTATTAATCTAAATAATTTAAACAATGTTTATGTCTTTGATTATACTCCAAAACAACAGCCAGATGCATTTGGATATATTAAGATGTTTTTGGGATACAAGTTACCCGGAATTGTCCGCGTAATTCATATTGAAAAAACTACCAAAGAAAATCTGATAGAAGATTGGCATAAACTCGTAATGGAAAATCCAGATTACAAAAAATGCTTAAAAAAATTCGGCGATAAACGTGTAAATAATATCATAGAAAAATGGGATGCATCATTTAATGTTTATTCTCATAATTGCAGACATTTCGGTGCTTATTTTAATAAAGAGATTGAAAAATTATGATGAATCAACGTATTTCAACACATTATTTAATGAAGCCTTGGCTGCATTCAATTCATTTAACGTCTTCATTGCACTAATATTTTTATCTGCATTATCAGCTGTGACGTCCATATTTAACACCGTTTTTAACATGAGAGCATTAATGTAATCGTCCATTGAAAGAATAATATTTCCATACTCCTTAACATAATCTTTGTTGTTTAAAAGCAATGTGTCATTGTGCAATTGAGTTACTTGATTCTTTAATGTTGTTGCATAATTTGAAGCAGATGCACCGACACCGTTGGCACTTGATGAACTTGTTGGATTTGTTAAACCTTCCATAACATTCATGTGCAATCTCATTGATTTTGCCACTAAATATACTAAAAATCCGATGATGACAACGATTCCTATAAGTTTGATCAAATCTTCGTTCATTTATATAATAAATATACTATATTATAGTATATTTATTTTATTATAAGCCCTTTTTGGAAAAATGACAGTGAATAATTCAGCTATGTCCACCGGTACCCCAAAAGTATAGATTCTAACAAAAATTGTTTATAGAAAATATAAAAATATTAGCAAACTGGTGCGATATTTATTTTTACTTTAATAAAATTATTTTCAGCCATTTTTCGGTAAATACCATGAAAATGAAGCACTTATTTTAGAATCTATTTCAATAGCCCAAAAGTCTTGGCCTGCAGGGTCGCCAGGCCCGACACTTCCAGAAATAAATTTTACGCCTTTCTCAGAGTTAAGACCGCTTATGTCAATAAAACGATTAATAAATGTCTCTTTTTTAACTATTTCTCTGGTTGTTTCGTCAACGTACCTGCTGTTTAATAAATTGGTTCCTGTCATTCTCATATTTTCATTATTTCCGTACAATGGACCATGTACGGCAAGCGCGCCATTTTGATTAACAATCTTTATAATTTTTCTTTCAACAAATACTCTTAATTGATAAGTCCTTAACACATAGTCGCCTCGCCCCGGCTTCCCATTGTAGATTTCTCTATACCATCTAATAACATTATTATTCTTTGGTTGTATACGTATTTTAATATATTCGCATTCATCTTTATTCCAATTTGCAATAATATCTGCAACGGGATGTCTAAATTTTGTTAATAATTCTATAGTTTTTTTGGTTGGTTCTATTATATAAATTGATGATGGTGCGATCGTGCAACCATCTCTTCCTCCAGTAGCGAAGAAAAATCTCCTACATTCTGCATCATTAAGCTCAGGTTTCTTTAGTGTTTTACTGTATACGTATCCATAACCCTTATCCTTTCTACCGAAATTAGGAAATCCAGTTAGGGTACTACTATTATTGTTGGGATCACTCTTATCCCACTCCTCATCAAAGACTGACCCATTGTGTGCACTACGTCTAGCAGGAAATCTTGATAAACTAATTAATGGATGATTGTTTCTGATTTTTTTTTCTAGATGATAATTAGCATAAAAATTCTTTAATAGTACATTATTTGGAACGCTGATTGGTCCTTTAACAATAAATCCGGCGTCTTTTACTACTTTTACAATAGTATTGCACGTTTCGTCCATTATTTCGTAGTTTGTTTTGCTTGTTAACGGATAATCTCTATTATTGGTAATAATGCATTTATTCCTATATTTTAATTTAACTCTAATGTCTGCAAGGTTTTTGCCGTCCTCCAGCCCAGCCCACTCTATTTTGCCAATATTTATTTCAAAGAAATTTTTCATAACCCCAGTTCCATCTGCAATTGCAAATGTATTTAAATTTTTAGTAGGGTTTTTTTGTTTTTTGTTTTTTTTTTTTTCTGAATACTTCTCTTCTGAATACTTCTCTTCTGTCATATACATGTTGTAGGCCGCGTTGTATGCGGCATTATACATTTTTTTGTCGATATTCATATTAATTATTGCATTATTTGCCTCTTTAAATGCCTTTCTAACTGCTTGATCATAATTATAAAATCTGATTAACCCAAAATTAAAATCATTTTTATCTAAATCATTTAACACAGAATTTACCGCTGCATATATGATTGCAACTATAGTTGCCTTTCTTTTTACAGTTTCATCTCGTTTTTCGCCATTTTCATATAATTCTTTGGCGGTTTTTTTGTATTCATTTACAGTTTCATTGTATAAATTGCTGAAACTTGGATTTTCATCACGACTCATGGATTTTTGGGGATAACAAATTCTTTTTCTATTACTAAAATAAATTAATAAGTTTAAGTCAATCTTGTTTGTTTTAAATACATTTTTCACTATCTTGTCACCCTCTCTAATGACTTTTGTGTCTGGAATCAAACCCACGCCGTCTACATAATTAGTTATTTTTGCGCTTCCTGCATATAAAAATATATTACCAAAATTGTTGTCAGTCCAATGTTTATGTTTAGGAGACGACATAATTTCTATGCATCTATTTATATAACAATTGTAAAAATTAAATGTTCCAAATTTGCGCAATTTAATATTTGGCGAAAAATTAATGCGTTTAAGATTTTTACACCCACTAAAGACACCAACCCCAATATTTCTAACTGTTTCAGGAATACTAATTTCCTCCACCAAAGTATTATAAAATGCATAGTCTCCAATATTAGCAACACCGTAAGGAACTGTAAATTGTGTTGTTAATTTGGTACCTTCGTGCAGAGATATGTACCGCAACAACGTTGACTTATCTTTATTAAATATTGCGTTATTTTCAGAAGAAAAATGTTTATTTCGTTTGTCAACTTTTACAACGCCATAAAAAGAATCAAACGCAGTTTCACTAATAATATTTACGCTCTTTGAAATTATTATTTTTGTTGGAATTTCTTTAAAAATACCAAAACCGCGGATATGCCTACCGTACTTTTTAACTTCATTTATATTCTGGGTAGCTCTACATTCGTCTTCAAATTTGTATTTCTTTGCATTTGATAAATTTTTAAACAAATAACTAGATAATTTATTTAGATGTTTAGGGGTTTTTAAAGTTAAATTTCCACTAATACATAAAAGATCAAGAGCAGAATCTCCAATACTTCTTAAATTGGGTGGCATCTCAATAATTGATTTAAAGTATCCGCCGATTATCTCTTCAGTTCTTGGAAATGCAAAACTACCAAACCTTGTAATATGATCCCACAATAATTTACCTGGATGATTTGGTACTTCTAAATTATTTCCCCCAATAAATTCTTTTCTTTTTTTATTAAACAACAAAGGTACCCCTTTTAATAATTTGGTATAATCTTTGCTAAAAAGCATTCCGTTTAATGAAGCAAATTTAGTATTTTCTTCACTAACATGAAAATAAACGTTTGGACATCTTTTGAATGCTGTATCATAAATTTTATTTACATTCTTACCGATATAAACGTCTTTTAGATTTTCGCAATTGTAAAAGGCAAATGGTGAAATTCTTAATAGAGTATCTGGAAACCTAATAGAATGTATGTATTTATTATTATTAAAGTTACTTCTAACTACACAATATTTTCCCAAAAGAGTTAAATTGAATGGTCTCTTAGGAAATTTTGGAAGATAATATTCTGGGTCTTTACCAACAGTAAACGTAATGTTTTCAACAGAATCATTCGCAGAAATTGTTGCAAGAGAATCATTTGCAGAGATCGTTTCAACAGAATCATTTGCAGAAATTGTTGCAAGAGAATCATTTACAGACATTGGTGCAAGAGAATCATTTGCAGACATTGTTGCAAGAGAATCATTCGCGGAAATTGTTGCAACAGACGGCATTAGCTGTTGTTTATTTAATTTGGCCATTCTATAACTTTGAATCCATTTAACTAATGCATTTCTTTGCACGTTTAAAACTCCTTCTTTGGAATTAATTAAATCGCGCATTTGAGCAGATGAAACTAAAACGTGGTTTGACATAGTATTAATATAGTATAATAAAATATAATATAAGTATAATTATTATATTATACGTTGGAGGCGCAGCAAGACTCGCACTTGCTGTATGTTTGAATTGTCCCGCAATCTCAATATTGCACATGCAAGCGGCCACCGACTTCCCTCGGTGGAAAATTCTAAATTTCCGGATTTTAACCGGTGGTGGACGTCCACCATTAAACACGAACTCCTACAATTTAACCTGACAATCGGATATTGCGGCGCTCCGGCAATACTGCCTTGGCATTGCTGTGTATCGGTTTAAAAAATTTCACAACTCTTCACACGCTATCCCGGAGGATAGACTAACCACTATGGGCGCCCCATTTATCTTTACTGAAAAATAAATAGGACGTATAGTATTTAAAATTTTATATTATTAGGCGAGGTAGAATAGAATTTCTCATAGCGCGACCATTTTTTGATAATGGAATTGAACCAGCGCCTTTTCATATTTACAAAAAATATCCCCCCACTTATCTTTCAAAAAAAGATAAATGTGGGGAGAGAGGATTCGAACCTCTGACTTCCGCTTTTTTAAGCGGTACTCTAACCCAACTGTTACTCCCCCATTTATTTTTCAATAAAGATAAATGGGGGCTAACATATTACTCTGAAAAGAAAAAAATTTTAAATATATCACGTCTTTCATGCAAAGAACCCCACTTATCTTTCAAAAAAAGATAAATGGGAGAACGGCTTCGACCCGCTGACTTCCGCTTAAAAAAACGGTACTCTTCCAAGACTGAGTTACTCCCCCATATTACTCAAAGAAAAAAAATTTAAAATAATTCTTTAATTAAAAGTTTCCTTAATTTTATTTTTTCCTTAATTTTATTCCTTAATATTTTCCCTAATTCAACCCTTTAAAAATTTTATAATATTGGCAATCACAGTTTTATTAATTCTGCGCGACTGTCCCTTGGCATTTGTGTAGCTAATGTCCTTTAAACAAGTTTCCGATTCGTTAATTTTTGCCACTAAATTTTGAATCGTCTTAAATTCCTTCATAACCGCAATTGCGCTTGTAGAACTAATTCCTGGAATTTGACACAACATAATCTCGCCAATATTTTCAGGAGTAATATTCTCCTTCTTCACCTTTTTAATAACATTGCAATAAGAATCTTCTTTCTCTGGTTGTTCTAAGGCATTTGTGGTTGGTTGTTCTTCATTTGCGAGAGAAAAAGCATTGGTATTTGCATTTGAATAATACCCTTGTTTATCGGCGGATTTATTCAACTTATAAGCCATATTGCAAATCATCAGAGCTGACTCTTCTGTATTCATGCTTCGCAAAACCGAAAACCCCTTGTAATAATTGAGAGAAAACATGGCAGAATATAAAGTAGTTTTATCCACCCGGTCTTTAAATGAATTAAACGAGTTAGCGCTACTTCTCGTTAGATCTCCCTCAATTAAATACATAATATTGTGATTGTGATGAGGAAGACCATTTAATCTATAACTTTGCTCTTCGTAACGTCCGTCTTTTATGCTAGACGATAAGTCTCCTAAACTTTTTCTCTCAATAATAATATTCTCTGAACCATCTTTGCATAAGATGACATCGCCAAGAGGAAGTGCTTCAACTACAATTTTCAATTCTTTGTAAATGGGACCAGTCTCTATAAAATGTTTGCACAAACGTAGCAGCTCGTGTTCGCGATTATCAATTTTAATAATCATTTAATAACTAAAGCGTTAAGTTATTAAATGATTTTATTACAATATATATTTTTATTACATCATAGGATTGCTGTAATATCCGTTTCTCTTGTATTGCACAGGGTTTCTCGTTGTATTGGTTAACGAGAATAATAACGTGGGTTGTCTCTGAGGGATTCTGTAAGTGTAATGGTTACCGATGTTAAAAACGCTCATATAAGGTGAACCTGTCCACAAACCGGCTTTTTTGTTACCACCGCATGAACCACCACTTTCACAGGTTCTGGCGGCAGTGGTGTTAGTAGTGGGGCGAGAGGGTGTTTGCATTCCTACCATTTATATATACCCTAAATATTTTATTTTTTTATTTGATTGGGGAAAATAATATTTATCTAAATGGTTTAAATATATCGCATTAATAATTAATTATGGAAGACAAACCCCTTGAAAAGAACATTCTTCATGACGATGATATTGTAAGTGGAGAAGATGGGCTAATTTTTAACCCATATAATCCCCTAAATGTGGAGATTACATTGAATGATGTTCAATCTATTCTCACTAAATATGGTGTACCTGGAATGGTAAACAATATTGACTTGTATAAAAGAGCCTTTGTTCACCGATCGTATACTAAGCGACCTCATTTGGAAAATCTAGCGCAGAATATTACTATTGTTGAGCGTCCTCCTGATTGCATGACTTTGAAAACAAAGTCCAATGAACGGCTAGAATTTTTGGGTGATGGTGTTCTTGAGCTTATTACAAAATATTATTTGTATAGAAGATTTCCTAAAGAAAATGAAGGGTTTATGACTGAAAAGAAAATTGCTATTGTTAAAAACGAGGCTATTGGAAAAATTGCCATGGAAATGCATATAAATAAATGGCTAATTTTGTCAAAACATGCAGAGGAAAAAAAAATTAGAACAAATCTAAAGAAGCTTGGGTGTCTTTTTGAGTCGTTTTTAGGAGCTTTGTTTCTAGATTTCAATAAGATATCCGTAAAGGATGAAGAAGGATGGTTTCAAGACATATTTGTTACTGGACCCGGCTTTCAAATCGCGCAAAAGTTTGTAGAAAACATTTTTGAAAAGCACATAGACTGGATTGCGCTTATTCAAAATGATGACAACTATAAAAATATACTACAAGTTAAAATCCAAAAAGAATTCAAGGTCACTCCACACTATTTAGAGATTGATCACGACGTTGAAAATGGCTACAAAATGGGTGTATATTTGTGCATTGGTCAGCCTATACACGCGGTAAGCATACACAATGCAACACATATTGACCACGTAAAGACCTTCAAAGAAATTCAAGAATGGATTGCCAAACTTGGGAAGGTGTTAATTTTTCTAGGTGAAGGACAACACAAAATCAAGCGAAAGGCTGAACAAATTGCTTGCAGCGAAGCCTTGCAAAAAATTAACGCTTATTCCGCATAAAGTTTTATATATTCACTTTATATAAGCGATGAATCCTTTAGAATCATTAAAAGTAAAATTAAGAATAAAACCAGTTGTAGAAGAGCACGAAAAAGTCGCCGTCGTTGTTCCTCTTCCAACTGCTCCAGAAAAGGTTAAAATAAGTAAGGTAACTATAGTTGATGAACGTGGAACTGACACGGGTTTTAACAGAGAAACATTATTTAACAAATTACAAGAACGCAAATTAAATAAAACCGTTGTAAAACCAACTGTAAAATTAACTGCAGTTCAGGAAGAGCAAGAAAAAGAAGAGCCTCAAAAGAAAAAGGCAAAGAAAATTACTAAAAAGATATTATTTCGGTTGCAGGAAGAAGGCATGCCTATTGTTCAAGGTCAGGAAGAAGGAGAAGAGAAAGAAGGAGAAGAAAAAGAAGACCAAGGTGAGAAAGAAAAAGTAATTGAAGAAAAAGAGCAAGGCCCAAAAAAACGTCGTACCAAACGCCCCACAAAAGGGGTGATTCTTGTACCTCCTGAAGAATGGGTTGATATTGACAAAGTTGAGACCATATCTCGTCTGCCTCCCAAAAAACCTCACGTGAACATTAAAGTTTCCAGTTATTTCATGAATAATAGGGAGAAATTTGTTAACTTTATTAACTCCATGTTTAGCACGTATCGCGATGAAGTGATGGACGAAACCTCTGACATATCCTGCGATAATATTGGTCAAAGTTCGTCAGGAGAATTTTCTCTCTTGACTCACCAAAAATTAGTTAGAGATTACTTGAATTTGTACACGCCTTATCGTGGGCTTTTACTTTTCCATGGATTGGGTGCCGGAAAAACATTATCATCTATTGCAATTGCAGAGGGTTTCAAGAGTAATAAAAAGGTTATTGTGATGACTCCTGCGTCTTTGAGAAGAAACTATATGGAAGAATTGAAAAAATACGGCGAACCAATTTATAAGAAGAATCAGTTTTGGCAGTGGATTTCAACGAGAGATCATCCTGAAGCCATTGATACTTTGTCAAGTGTGCTCAACTTGTCTGTTGAATATATTAACAGAAAAAAGGGAGCGTGGTTAATAAACACTACAAAACCCAGCAACTATGACTCTTTGGAACCAGCAGAAATTAAAAGTTTAGACGACCAACTTGATGAAATGATTCAGTATAAATACAAGTTTATTAATTACAATGGTTTGCGCCGAGACAAATTGAAAGACATGACAAATAACTTTGAAACAAATATATTTGACGAGTCGGTTATTATCATTGATGAAGCACACAACTTTATTAGTAGAATTGTAAATAAGATTGCAAAGGAAAAGGAAATTCCTGTAGATAGAACTGGAAAAAAAGAACGAGTTCCCTACTCATTGGCACTCATTTTATACGAGTTATTGTTAAGCGCTAAAAATGCGAGGGTTGTTTTATTATCTGGAACGCCAATTATTAACTATCCCAACGAAATTGGAATACTTTTCAACATTTTGCGCGGTTATATAAAGACTTGGGAAATACCACTTGATGTCCGTTCCGGACAATCTATTGGCAAAGAGAAGTTACAGGAAATATTCGCGAGAGAAAAAGTATTAGATTATTTGGACTATTCCAAAGATAAAGTAGTAACAATTACAAGAAATCCTTTTGGATTTGAAAATAAAGTAAAAGAAGATACTGGTTATCAAGGAGTCACTAACAAAAAGAAGGAGTATAAAGATGATAAAGGCAAAGTGCACATTGAAGAACGTGGAACTATTAGCGACGCCGATTTTGAACGCAGAGTTATTAGTATTTTGGAAAACGCTGGAGTCAGCGCAAATACTGCAGGAATTAAAATTAATTATCAAAAAGCTCTTCCAGACAAATTTGACGATTTTGTTGATATGTTTATTAAAGCCGATTCTGGAGAAACCAAAAATATGGAATTGTTCAAGCGTCGCATTATTGGTTTAACGTCTTATTTCAGAAGCGCACAAGAGTCTCTTATGCCTAGATATGAAAAGCTTACTGATTTTCACGTCATTAAAATACCAATGAGCGATTATCAATTCACTATTTACGAAGCAGCTCGCGCTCAAGAGAGAAAACAAGAAAAGAATTCTAAGAAAAAGAAGGGAGCGATGGATGAAAATGGAATTTACAAAGATCCCACTTCAACATATCGCATTTTCTCCCGTTTATACTGTAACTTTGTTATGCCTAAACCTCCGGGACGCCCTCTTCCAAAAGAAGAACGCGAAGAGGCCACTCAATTAGAAAATGTTTATGAAGAAGCTTTAAAAGAAACTTCCAAGAAAGGAACCAATGATTTGGAGGGAGACGCGTGGGATGGCGAAATAGAAGGCGACGAAGCCATTGAAAAATTAGCCGACACAACTTATCCGGCGCGCATTAAACGCGCGATTGAATTTTTGAAAGAACATGAAGACACCGTGTTATCTCCAGAAGGTCTGCAAAAATACAGTCCAAAATATTTGAACATACTAGAGAATATTCAAGATCCCGAGCATCGCGGTTTACATTTGGTTTACAGCCAGTTTAGAACTCTTGAAGGTATTGGAATCTTTAAAATGGTTCTAGAAGCCAATGGTTTTGCTCAGTTTAAAATCAAAAAGGATGCAGGCGGCGTCTGGAATTTGGACATTAGCGAAGAAGACAGAGGAAAACCAATGTTTGCTTTATATACTGGAACAGAGTCAGCTGAGGAAAAAGAAATTATTCGCAATATTTATAATAGCGATTGGGACGTAAAATCACCCATTACAGCCGAGCTAAAAGAGATTGCCCACAATAATCACATGGGTGAAATTATTAAAATATTAATGATTACTGCATCTGGATCAGAAGGTATTAACTTGAGAAGCACTCGTTATGTGCATATTATGGAACCATATTGGCATCCCACTCGTGTTGATCAAGTTGTGGGTAGAGCGCGCCGCATTTGCAGTCATAAAAATTTACCTGACGCACTTCAAACTGTAGAAGTGTTTTTATATTTGATGACGTTTACAAAAAAGCAAATTGATAGCGGCGAATCCATAGAGTTGAAAAGAATGGATAAGAGCAAACGAGCGTATAAGATTCAAGTAGAGGGTAAGGAAGATAAGGAAGATTACATACCATTAACTAGTGATGAAGCGTTGTTTGAAATTTCAACTATAAAAGAGGATGTGAGCTCTAAGATAATAACTGCCATAAAAGAGGCGTCTATTGATTGCGCTGTATATTCAAAGCGCGGTGCAAAGGAACAGTTAAATTGCTTGCAATTTGGTGAACCGTCTTCTAGCGCATTTTCATATGTTCCAAGTTATAAAAAGGAAGAACCGGACACTGTATCAAAAATAAATAAAAAACAAATTGAATGGCGTGGAAAACCATACGAGTTCCGTGGAAAAAAATATATTTATCGTAAAATAGATAAAACCCGTGGAAATTTATATGACTGGGATAGCTACCATAGAGCGTTGGAGAATGCCCAAGTGGACCCAATTTTAATTGCCACAGCAGAACAAACTCCTGCTGGAGTTGTTATTAGGAAGATTTAGCCACCTTTAGAAAAGGATAAACCAAAGTAAGTACCAAATTTATATTATATATATTTTTTGTTTTAATTTTTCTGTATTTGATACCACGTGGGTTTTTCTCTCTTTTTCCATGAAGCTATTTTTTGTTTTTCTGGCGTTTGATAGTATCTGCGATATGCTTCAATGGCGTCTTCACATTTGCATTCTACCGGCATTGCCTGAGCAAATGGCGTCAAGCCTGTTTGAGGGAATTTATCGGCAGTTGGCGCATATTCCCTCAAATATTTTGCCATTATATATGACTTGTGTATTTTTTCTGGTGGGTGACTGTAACGATATTTCCATTCATTATGCATGGCGTCAACTAGGTCTAATGCCCACATATAATTTTCTAGAGACGTTCGCATCCAGATAGTTACCGGATGATTTTTATGAGCAATTTTATATAATTTAATTTTGGAACAAATTTCATTATCACCGTCAACAATTTGCATGGCGGTACAAAGCATCTGAACTGCTTCCAAAATAATTTTGCTCACGTGCTTGTCAAACATGGCTTCGGCGCATTCTGCAAAATTCAACGAGAGAATAAATAGATTCATTATTGTATTGCTATTTGTGGTTTGTAGTTATTTAAAAAACTTATTTTAGTTTCAATTTTTTTTGCAATTTGAAACTAAATTATCCAACAGGTAAAACATTTCTTGTTGTTAGACACGATAAAATGATAATTACAGTCATGCTTATTCTTTTCATTTTTGCATATTTTATGTGATAATCTTCGGGTTTAGTTAATATATACAATTTTTCAAGTCTGTCTTTTTCAGTTTCGTTTGTTTTATTGTAAGCAATCGCTAAACCTGTTAACATGGATATTATAACAACTTCTGTGGGAATAATCAAGTAATGGTTTGAAATTTTGCTATCCAATTCTGATATAATAGTGTTTATGTTAAATGTCTCCTTGTAAGTTGTTCTAACAATTGCAGATATTGACGCTATTTTTGTTTGATCCAGTTCAATCGCATCGTATAGTGGGGTGGTTTTATACACAGAAGACGCCTTTATAAGCGGACGTTTTTTAACAATATTATATGTTTGATTTTTGTCGCAGTAGTCTTGCATATTTTCCCAAGCCACTTCTCCGTCGTCCCATGTTATTTCCTTTACTTCGGTTATTTCATTTTTCTTGCTAATTTTTATTGGACTTTTATTTTTATGTTTAAACGGTGACCAAAAACCAGTTACACTCCATTCGCGTGTAGTTATTAACACATAAATCAATGAAGCTCTTAAAACTCTCATAATTGTTGTTATTATTTGTCTTTATAATTATTTATAAAAAGCTAATCAATTTTTATTTTATTTATAATAGATAAGATTGTATTCATTTTTTCATCTATACTATTTATGCGTTCGTGTATATTTTTTAATTCTTCCTTTACGTCTGGTTGCAAATCTTTTGCAGGCTTCAATTTTGAGAAGATGTCATTCTGAATGGGTTTATTTTTGTTTACTGATTCAATTTCACGAATATCCAAACTGATTCCATTTAAATCCTCTGAAGAAGATTCGTATTCGGAATTTGGTCCCCACGTTACAGTTTTTTCTGATTTATCCAAAGGCGGACCAATTTGTATTAGCTTCGGCGTTTGCTGATGAACGTATTGATATTGCGTTTGTTTTTGTTCCATTTTAAGTTTAGAATTTTTGTTTTCCTGTATTTTTTCATTTTTAACAGATGTTTCTGCGGGTTTTAACCATTTCTCCACTTCATTTTTATTTGCGCTTTTATGAATATTTTCTATATCAAAATTTCGTTGAGCAAGAGTTCGCGCAATTAATTCATCCATGGCACTTCCAATCGGTTTATCCAAATCACCATCACTGAATTTGGGCGCTTCAGGAACAGGGACTGACATCGCGCTCATAAAGTCGTTTTTCTTTTCTTCAAGAGACTTTTCAAATGCAGTAAGTTTCTCGCCATGTAAATCTTCTATAGTGAAATTGGTCGGTTCTTTATTAGAAATGTTTATTTTTTGTGGTTGTTGAGGTTGTTGTTTAAAGCTTGTCATTATGTGCCCTATAAATTTTTTATTCATTTGCATTAAATTTTGTTTCACGATTTTTTCTCTTTCAAAGAACGTTTTCGCTTGGTTTATAAAAAACCCTCTCGCATTAGAAACCTGTTCTTGAGATTTTATTCTATCCTTAACGTCATCTAAAATTATTTCCCAAAGCATTTCAATATTTTCCGTTGTAATAAAATCTATGTTAATTTGCGCGGTGGTCATAGAAATTTAATGTATATAATTAATAAATGTGTATTATTTATATACTTTTATCCGGTTATTACAGTTCCTTATTAAAATAAACCTTTCTGAATTGTTCCATGTACTTGTCGTCTAATACATGTGTTTTAAAATATTTGCTGTCGTGGCGATCTTCTAACATATGAGCAATAAAATACAACGAATAAATTCCACATTCTGTGTCGCCATATTGATGTTCAATGGGATAATTCTGATCAAATTTAAAATTAATTGGAATTTTTAACTGCTTTCCTTGTTTAATAATGCGATTCGCCAATTTTACAACTTGTTTTGGTGCTTTATCGCCTGCGCTGTCAAAGAAAAATATCTCACCTTTTTTTATATTAACAAACATGGACACCCAGTGAGAACCACCCTTATAATGGGGATCCAAGTTAAATATAATTCCTATTTTGAATCGTTTATTTTTAATTTCATCTTCAATGTTAAAATGACACAATTCCTCCCAAACACATTCTCCGTATAGTTTATGCGTGTCAAAATCAATAGGTGACGGGCCAATAAAGTCAAAGCACTTGTATTTAATTTCATACTGTTTCATAACCTCTAATATATCATTACTTGACAACCATTCATTTGGATTTTTACTCCACTCTTTCGGCGAGACTGGTGCAAAAGATGAATGCAATTCCTTGTCTAATTTTCCTTCAACAAACTTTTGTTTTAACCAACACGATTCTTTATTGCAAACCCCTCTTAGCTTGCCATTTAACTGCGTCCAAATATCTTTTGCATCATTTGATTCAATTTTAGAATCTGTGTGACGAGCATTCCACAAATCTTTTAATTTATACAAAGTCTCATCCTCTAAACAAGAGTATTTTTTATCAGCCGTTTTAGGACTGCATCTTAATTTTACCGTTTTTAGCTCTTTCATCATTTTTTCTCTAAATAAATTATTTCTTCTAGTAGTTTGCTTCTTTGATGAAGTTTTATTCTTTTGCGTTTTACTAGGACGTCTATTTTGTCTTGTCTGTTTCGTCGGTTTCTTTTTTCTCTGAGGAATCCTCATATTTATTATTGATATTATTCTTTTTACGAATACCTTTATTCTTTAATAATGGATCTTTTAAATTAATATCCTTTTGCATCGGAATAATTGGAGCTTTTTGGCATATTTTTGTTGTTGTTCGTTTTACAAGTTTTTCTAGAGCATTTGGTTCTGTTATTTTAATTGAACGCATTAATAATTTATTAAGTTCAGCTTGTTCGCTTTCTGATAAAGTATTGCTTCCCGTCCCCAATTCATCAATAAATCCATCGTAATCCGACTGAATTATGTCAGTTTTATCTAAAGCTTTAAAATACTCAATACATACTTTGGCATATGAATCAAATGCAGAAGAAACATCTGGAAGAATCATTTCGGGTTTTTCATTATTTAATAATTGCTTTGTTAAATCAAATATGCGCCTTTTATAAAATTTCTTTTCTTTTTTATTTACAATTTTGTTGTTTGATTTTCCCTGACTTTGACTAATATACTTTGCATATTGAGTTTTGTTCATTAAGCATTCTAATGTCAATTCTGTCATTAAATATTCTGTCATTATATACTATCTTGAAGAAAATGCTGTTGCATCTTTAAGCTGTTTAATTGTTTTTTCTTTTTACTTTTTGCTTATTTTTTATTTTTTTGTTTCTTATTTTCACCACACATATCATTTGGCGTTAAATCCTTAAGTTGCTGTCTAGTGCAGTTTTGAAATAATCCTTGACCAAGATTCTCGGGATTTGGGTTAAAGGAATTAAAATGTTCGTTTTGAAATAATCCTGGAAAAGGTTGTTGCACGTTGTTGCCGTTCTTGAAATTAAATTTATACAAGTCGCTGTTTGAACTTGGAACATACACAGATTGGCTGCAAGATTGAAGCGCGTAAATTTGGTTTCTTAATTCAGATTCAGTGTTAATATTTGTGGCAAAACCAGACCACGGAGCTTGAGCGTTTCCAGGATTGAACACTTCAGTCGTACTATATACTGGCTGTTGAACCAATGGCGTTTTAATGGGTGCTCTAGGATCAACTATGGGCATAATAGAATATTTTGTCATAACTGGTCTAACACTTAAATAAGGTTGCAACATATGAGATGGAATATTTCTATCATAGATTCGCGTATTAATAGAATTTGTTATTTGAGAGGCACACTCTCTCGTTCCTTCTTGACTTGTCATTAATATACTAAAATATAATTTATTTTGGGTTGCTACATTTTTCTAAATCTATAAAATCAATATAAAGAAAAAAAGCCTTAATAAATAAGGAAACTACATGTGCGGAATATTTGCGTTACTTAACAATGATAATTTGTTTCAGCAAAAATTTATTTACGATCAATTTATGAAAGGTCAAGGCAGAGGTCCGGAGTTTTCTAAAATTACGCCACATGCATTGCAGTGTTTATTGGGGTTTCATCGCTTAGCTATTAATGGTTTGAATGATTTGTCTAATCAACCAATTATAATTGACGATGTGGCTCTTATTTGCAATGGTGAGATTTATAACTATAAAGAGTTATATGCTATTATGGGTGTAACTCCGGTTGCGCAATCAGATTGCGAAGTAATTATTCACCTGTATAAAAGGTATGGGATGAAACAAACTCTGCAAATGTTAGACGGCGTATTTGCATTTGTTCTTTGCGATGCTAACATTAACGAACCGCTATCAAAGATATACGTTGCTAGAGACCCTTATGGAGTTAGACCTTTATATACTCTAAACCAGAAAACGGTTCAACAAGAGGATCGGATGAGTATTTATGGGTTTGCTTCAGAATTAAAGGGGTTGTCAGAGTTTTCTAAAGAATTGTCAAATCACGTTGTTGAACATTTTAGACCGGGAACTTATAGCAAGTTTACTATGAAATACCAAGTGTCTCCAAAGTGGATGCTGAAAAAAGAGCACCACACGTACCATTCCACAGGGTTTTCTAGTGTTATTTCAGAAAACACGGTGGATGTGCAGCGAGTTTATAAGGACATACAACATTATTTGTCCGAAGCCGTTAAAAAGAGGGTTTTAATTACTGAACGACCCATTGCTTGTTTGTTGTCTGGTGGTTTGGATAGCAGTCTAATTACCGCTCTTGTAAATGAGTATCACAAGCAAAACTCTGATAAGCCATTGGAAACGTTTAGCATTGGTTTAGAAGGTTCGGAAGACTTGAAATATGCTCGCATTGTCGCAGATTACCTGGGAACAAACCACACTGAAATCTTGTTGACGGAGCAGGATTTTATTGACGCAATTCCAGAAGTTATTTGCGCCATTGAAAGTTATGATACTACCACGGTAAGAGCAAGCATTGGGAATTATTTGTTGGGAAAATATATTGCAGCTAATAGTTATGCAAAAGTAATTTTCAACGGCGATGGTTCTGATGAATTGTGTGGCGGTTATTTGTATATGCATGCGGCGCCTGACGCTCTTGAATTTGACAAGGAATGTAGACGTCTTTTGAGAGATATTCATAAATTTGATGTTTTGCGTTCTGATAAATGCATTTCATCTCATGGATTAGAGCCCAGAACTCCATTTTTGGATAGAACCTGGGTCCAACACTACTTGAGCATTCATCCATCGCTCAGATTTCACAAGGGTAATAAGCAGTGCGAGAAATTTTTGCTGAGAAGCGCATTTAGTGAGGACAATTATTTGGACTCAAATGGCAGTGCATTGTTACCCAAATGCGTTTTATGGAGGACTAAGGAAGCCTTCAGTGATGGCGTTAGCAAAACAACTAGGTCTTTGTATGAAATTATCCAAGAAAAGGTTGCAACAATTTCTATTTCGCAAGAGATTTTTAATGTAAAGTATGATCATAATTGCCCAGATACAGACGAAAAGAATTATTATCGCGGTATATTTGAAAGTTACTATCCTGGGCTAGGAAATGTGGTTCCTTATTTTTGGATGCCGCGTTATGTAGACGCCAAGGACGCGAGCGCCAGAACATTGCAAATATATAATGAAGTTAAAGTTGACACAAGCTAAATAAAGGTTGAAATATTTAATTTGTATTTTTGCAAAGCTACATCTTCAAAATTTTACGCAAATAAGAATATGTTATCAAAATAAGTAATCCAATGGGTAAAAATAATGGTTCGTAATAGTTTAAATAAGTCCAGATCATTACAAATATAATTGGAAATATATTACCACGAGGTATCATTTTATAACAGTCAGATGTTCTAAAATAAATCCAAAGTCCGGAACAAATTACAGCAATAATTACTTTGTTGCTGTAAGTTAAATAATTATCTAATAACATATTATATATTATGTTTACAAAATTATATTTAGACACAACAAACCCCAAACTTACTTTCTCTCATCTTTTTGGCACGGCGACGTTGGGTCCAATGATATTTTCCATCCTTCTACATACAATTGTTTACAGTTTATTTTGTAACATGGTAACCTGGATATTCTATGGAAAAATTTTATCAAATATAATAAATATAAGACTAGTATCATGTTTAATTCCAATTATGTTTTTTGGGTTTATAGGACGATTTATTCATGTGAAAGACATTTATAAAGGATATAATGGAAATATGGAAAAAACAAGAGAATATACAGACAAACACTATATTTCGTGGATCTTTATTTCATAGGTTAGTATTTGAATAAATAATCAAATAAAATAAAATTATGCGTTTATTTTATTCATTACATATAATAAGATATGTCAATACAAAAGAATTTATACAAAGTTCAAGATTTTTGGTTTAACGTCTTTATTATTATTACTTATTTGCTGTATATATTATTTGCAGTTGGAATATTTAAAAGCGCGCCACAATATTTAGAAAAATTAGATTACTACGTTAAAATATATATTAGCTTATTCTTATTGTGGCGATTCAATCCTTTTAGAAAAATTATTTTTACTAATTTAGATAGAAAAATTGCGTTTAGTGCAGGAATATTCTTATTTACAACTAGCGCAGTTAATCAAATACTTACGACGTACTTAATGGACGCCAAAAATAATATAATATCTAAAATACCATTTTGAGCTAATAATAATTTCTTCTTGTTCTTTGCTTGTTTGATCTGCTGCTGTTTTTTACGCTTTGTCTCCCACTTATTTTTCTAGTAGAAGCGACGGGTTGATGTGGTTTCCTATTAAAAAATGCAATTAAATGTTCCATTGTTTTTTTAGTAATGATTTTATCAATCTCGTATTCTTTATCATCCTTTTCTATATAAACAAATTCATATTTGTTCATATTCTCCTTCATAAAACCAATAAAATCGTCGTTGTTATACTTTTCCATAATAATCTTAGAAAGAGTTGTGTTACTATTTATGAATCGTTGAATCATTACATCAAAATCTAGATCGTGTGTATATGGTTTAACCTTTATATAATACACATTTTCATAATTCATTTGAGGATAATACGTGTCATCTAAGTAACATATTTCAGTGTCTTTGGGAAGTTTCGTGCATTTTATTAAATCTTTCATTGATTTGTCGTGACTAGAACGACACAATTCTATTATTTTTCCATTTATTTTAAAAGCTGATATAATGTGATTAAATATTTTATAATTCATTTTATACTCAAAATAATTTTTAACATAATTTACCCACTCTCTAGGACCTTGATTGTTTGTATAAATCATAACGCCTTGACATTGTTTGCTAAGCTTTTTTTGTTTTAAAAAATGAAAAATTGTGAAAATGTTGGGACGTAAAAATTCTGGAAATAAATTTAATATGCTATTAAAGACGTCTTGATTTATAGTTATTTTGTTATCTAATTTATGCAGTTTAATATAGTTATTCAAAGAATCCCAAAATATTCCCAACTCAACAAAATAACCCATGGTTTCATCCATGTCAAATACAACTACTTTTGATTTATTTAGAGGCATCTAAAATAGTAGGATATTTTAAATAACAACAAAATAGTTATTTTTTTAAATTTTTATTGTCTGCGATTTATATGTTATCTGGAAAAAATGGTGAAAAAGTTATTTATACCAATGAAGACAAAAAAAACAGTTTGATAGATAAAATAAATACACTTAAACTGCAACAAATGAGAATAATAAATTACAAAAGAAGTAAGAAGTCTGCATACAATAGCGTTATACCGTTAAAAATTTATCAGACATGGCATTCTAAAGATTTGCCAGCATTCATGAAGCAATCAGTTAATAAATTAAAAGCAAAACATCCGCGTTTTGAACATTTCCTTTTTGATGACAATGATTGCCGAGAATTTATTGCCAATAACTTTGATAGTAGTGTATTGAATGCGTTTGATTCTTTAATACCGGGGGCTTATAAAGCTGATTTGTGGCGTTATTGTATTTTATATAAGAATGGAGGAATATACTTGGATATTAAATATGACTCTATAAATTCATTTAGATTTATTGAATTAACAGAAAAAGAACACTGGGTTATAGATATTGACGGAAACAATGTTTATAATGCTCTTATAGCAGTTAAACCAAACAATGAAATTTGTCTTAACTGCATAAATCAGATTGTACAGAATGTAAAAAACCGATATTATGGCACCAGTTGTGTTGATCCGACGGGACCTGGTTTGGTTGCTAAATTTATTGGCGACGAAAGAAGAAACATTGAACTTGAACACATTTGGAATAAACCAACTAATGATAAATTTATTCTTTATAAAAACGTAGCCATTTTAAAAATGTATAAAGGATATTACGATGAACAAGAAGCAAACAAAAAGATTATTCATTATAACATTTTATGGAGATCTCGCAAAATTTACAAATGATAAACACAATATGTTACAGCAACCTTTGAAAGCGTTCATTTTTCCACCCATCTGATTCGGATCCTGCTTGCAAATGGTGTATCATATTTTTATGAAACAACTCGTCATTAAAACAAATCATTGCGCTATTTTTATAACAAACGTATTGTTTCTTATTAGCAAACAATTTCATATTATTTTCTTGCAGATACTTTTCAATTCCATCTGTAAAAACACCAGGACCTGTTAAAAAGTGAACTACGTGCTCACCTTTTATAATCTGCATGTTTGCAACTCTCTTAATAGACAACTCAATAATGGATTTTAAAATAGGAGAATTTGCTGGCGCCGAAAAAGTCCATTGACATAAATGCATCGCGTCGTCTTCGGGTGCGCAAACAATCATGGTGTTGTGTAGTGTAAATACATTTGGATTGCAGTTGCATATAGCGTCAGAGTCTGCATATATTCCACCATATTTATATATAATACAATAACGCCATAGATCTGCCCTCATTACAGATAATGGGAGTCTATTATAAACCTCATATACAATTTCGCCAAATTCTTCAACCATTTCAGTTCTCATGAATTCATCGCACATTTCATTTGTATAAAAATGATAACCAAATTCAGGAACAAAACGCTTCCAAGAATTTAATGCAAATTGCAATTTAGGTTTACTCTGAATATATTGAATAGACTTGTGCGTCTGAAATATTCTTTTTGGAATTCCACATTGCTGAAGCCGTTGTTCTTGCGATTCATCTTTATCGTTTTCCGTTATAATAAATTCCATTTATATGTTTAATTTAGCTTTTATATTTATTTTTTTAACTAGTCGCTAAATAAATTAAATCTTTGCATAATATAAATAAATTTCATGCCTTATAAAATTTCAAAAACAGATTACTCAAAAATACTTGATTATTATGGTTTAACTGTCCCTAAAAAAACAGAAGACATTAAAACAAATGCTGAAAAAATTTTAGCAAAGAAGTTGTGTTCGTGCATAAAGAAGGTAAAAGAGCCGCGATCCATCGGAATTTGCACTAAAACGGTTTTAAACAGAAAAGGTCTTTCGCGTGGCAAATTCAAATGTAAAAATGGACGCAGCATTGAATTGAAAAAGACTGCACGAAAACTAACTGTTCCAAAAACTAAAAACAAAACAAAAACTCAAAAACGACGCTAGGGGGCGTTTAGCATTTATAAATTATTATCTATCATAATTATATGTCAATGCATAATAAATATGATACAATTATTGTAGGAGGAGGTATTTCCGGATTATATAGCGCATATAAAATCCTTAAAATGGCCCCAGAAACAAAGTTGCTTGTTCTTGAGCGCTATAAAAGACAATGGCTCGGCGGTAGACTCGGCAATGAAATGTTTCAAGGTGTTCAAGTCGTAAATGGTGCAGGCGTAGGGCGCAAGGAAAAAGACTATTTACTAATTGAACTCTTGAAAGAGTTAAAAATACCCTATGGCGAATTTCAAGTCTCGCACAATTACGCGAAAACTATTTCACCGCCATGTGACACAAAGAAAGTATTTAATATATTAAAAAAACAATTTAAAGAAACTCCGTCAAAAAAGACGTTTAAAGAATTCGCGTTACCTATTCTAGGACCGGTTGTATACAAACGCTTTACCATTTGCGCTGGTTACACTGACTATGAAAATGAAGACGCCATGGATACTCTTTTTAATTACGGATTTGAAGACAATTTTGGTCATTGGACTGCTCTGCACATTCCATGGAAACTTTTGGTTGATACAATTGCTAAAAAAGTTGGATTTCAAAATATTCGCGTTTCTAGCAATGTAACTTCAGTTAAAGAGATTTCGCCGTGTAACTTCATTGTTCACACTGAAAAAAACGTTTCTTATTCGTGCAGAAAAGTCATATTAGCAACCACCATAAGCAGTGTTCAAAAACTTCTTCCAAACGATCCAATATATAAACAGATTCACGGACAACCATTTTTGCGTTTATATGGCAAATTTACCAAAGCATCCGCCGAGACAATGAAACAGTTTGTTCACGGATATACTGTTGTGCCTGGACCTTTGAAAAAAATTATACCAATGAATTCGGAAAAAGGCGTATATATGATTGCTTACACTGATAATGATGATGCCAAGTTTTTGAAAGACCGCTTAGAAAATACTCCAAAAAATAGAGACTATTTTTGCGACTTGCTTGAAGATGCTCTTGGAATTCCTGAAGGAGTATTGCAATTGATTGCAATTAAGGAATTTTATTGGCCAATTGGAACTCATTATTATGAACCATTGCATGGACCGTTTAAAAACCGGAAAGACTTTATCAAGAAAGCACAAACCCCAATGCCTGGAATGCTTGTTGTTGGAGAAATGATAAGCGTGAACCAGGGCTGGACTCAAGGGGCACTTGAAAGCGTGGAAGCAGTTGTTACTAAAAAATGGGTTGACTCGTCTTGCTAAATTTACTTATTAAATATTTTAAAAAAAATACTTAAAAATAAAAAATCAAATAAGATATAAATGAATAAGATTGTTGGTTTATTCGTCCTATTTTGTTGTAGTGTCAATAGTTTTTATTTTTATGGTTCAACAAAACCTCTGGGTTATTTTGATCCCCTAGGCTTTGCGAATAACAAGCCGAATAGTGAATTATTAAGGCTTCGTGAAGCTGAACTAAAACACGGTCGCTGGGGAATGATATCAGCAGTAGCAATTCCTGTAACTGAACTCGTGACTCATGAACAAGGTATTCATGTTTTAGATAATGCAGACGTGTTTGCTGTCTCGGCGTTTGTGAGTGCAGTTGCTGCGTCGGAATTACAATCTATGGTATTGGGTTGGGAGGACCCGTTTAAGGGTTCATCAAACTTTTTTTTAATGAAGGATGATTACCAACCTGGTAGCCTTGGATTTTCACTACCCAAATCATTCTTAGGGAAAGATGAGACGTTTATGTTGGAAGCTGAAATAAACCATGGACGACTTGCCATGATTGCTTCATTGGGAATGATAGCGCAGGAACTTGTTACAAATAAACCCCTTTTCTAAACTATCCAAACGCTCATTCTTAAATATTTTATTTCTTTTCATATGTTATGAAGACAATAAAACGCATGCATAAAAAAATGGCAAACAAATCAAAAACAAAAAAACGGTTTTTATACAATCCTAATAATCCAAAGAAATCGTTTGATGTGTATATAGATAAAAATCCAAAAGACACAATTAACATTAAATATAAAACAATAGAAGACGTTAAAAATACCATTGATAAACTTGAAAAGTTATACAAGAATAAAAAATATACACATAAACGAATTTGGCAAGTAGCCATGATTATGAAAGTTCGTTTAAATGTATTAAAAAACAAAAAACACGAACAGTATACCTTATCAAAAAAATATTTTGATTTCTTAGGTGAAAGAACTAAATTAAAAGATAACGCGCGTTATACATCTATATTTAAATATTAAACTGAATATAGGTGTTCAATTTAATTATGACCGGTTATAGCGTAATAACCATGATAACCAATGGCAGCAAATCCCAACATCAATAGGAACTCAAATGCGTATCTAGGTGTCATCTGTTTATTGTATCCAATATAAATCAAAAGTGGTCCAACAACAAACATGTGAAACAAATTGACCCATGGATTTTTTCCTGCGGAAACTTTTAGATAAGTCTTGTATGCGTGATAAAAAACAATAATGATTCCAAGAGTTAGCAAAATAGGATACATGAATGTGGGTGTATTCGTGGATTTAATTCCTACATACAAGAACAGCGTTCCAACTATTAAAATATGAAACAAATGAACGTATAATTCTTTCATTTTATATATTACTCATTTATTTATTTTTCTTTGCAAAATATATAAATGTATACTAACTCTGCGTTTAACTACTCTAATACTCAAGCCCATCAAACCGGTGGCAAAAAAACGGTTAGAAAGGTTCTTATTAAGAAAGGAAAAGGTCACAAGAGCGTTAAATATTATAAGAACGGAAAACTTGTTTCAACTGTTAAACGTGGGTTAAAACCAGTTGAAGTTGCTTTCATCAAGATTGGCAAATTTATTCCTGGATTGTTTAAAAACTGTGAATGCAATAAAACCAGAAAACATAGACACTAATTATTTTGCAAGATGATCCATTGCAGACAAAAGCACTTGTTCTTGATTTGTCAGTTTCTGGAATACTAGACATTCATCCATCTTTATTTGATAATGTTTATGTGCAAAATTCTTGCACGTGAGAGAAACGCCTGCATCGGTTACGTTTATTGCGCACAAAAGTCCTCCCGCTGCTAGATGCAAATTATCTGGGTCTTTTATAGGTATCCATCTTATAAAAGCACCGTGTCGCAATTCATTCATCTCATCAACATACATATATTCTTTCAATTTTCGCATAATTTCTGTTATTTCTTGATGAGACAACTGCAACTCTTTAAGAATTTCCAATTTCATATCATTAATTTTTTTCGTTGTTAAATTCATAAACTTGGAATTCTCTTCATTGTCCAACGCTTTTAGTAATTTTTCAACGTCCATTATTTTACGATTGATATAGTATTGTGTTAAATTATTTTTATATTAAAATAATTTAAATTTAAAAGCGTGTAGCGTTAATTAGTTATATGCATTATAATATAACAAGTCAACTAATCAACAATGTATCTTTTGATGCTAAATTTAACGACGTTATCGCATTGTCGTCAGCAGACAATATTGCAGAATTTAAAGATGTTCCTGGAAAGCAACATTATAGAATGCTTTCTTATTTATCATCATTATTTAACAATGCCATCATTGTTGATATTGGAACACATCGCGGCAATTCAGCGCTAGCTTTATCATATAATGATACAAACATCGTTCATTCATTTGATATTGTTGACAACGTTGTTAATAATGAAATAAGAAATTTAAAGAATGTTCAATTCCACATTGAAAATTTATTTGATGCAGACGTGTGTAAAAAATGGGAAGAAACTATTTTGCGTAGTGCATTTATATTTTTGGATGTTGACCCGCACAACGGGTGCATGGAAATGGAATTTTATAATTATTTAAAATGTATTAATTATCAAGGGTTTGTTGTTTGTGACGATATCTGGTATTTTAAAGAAATGAGAAACAATTTTTGGCACAAAATTCCTTATAATGAACGTTACGATTTAACTGACATTGGACACTGGTCTGGCACAGGAATCTTTACATTTAATAATGAAATTTCTTTTAATAAATATGACAACACTAATTGGACTCTAGTTACTGCTTATTTTAACTTGACAAAATGTCCGGATGCAAGCGAGGAAATTAATAAACGCGACAAGAACTATTATTTAGAACACTCTATTTCTACTCTATCTTTACCATATAATTTGGTTATTTATTGCGACAATGAAAGTTTTGATACTATTCGTAGTATTAGACCTACATACTTGAACGAAAAAACAAAATATATTATTTGCGAGTTTGATGATTTTGTCTTTAAAAACAAGGATCCTAGAACGTTTAAAGAATATAGAGATAAAATTTATCAAAACAGAAGAGAAAAGCCGTATAATTTTGACAATAGAAACACGGCAAGTTATTATTTATTTTGCACCTCAAGATACATTATGTTGAAAGAGACTATTGAAAGCAATCCATTCAATAGTACTCATTTTTCCTGGATTAATTTTTGTATTGAGAGAATGGGATATCAAAATTTGATTCGTTTGGATGAAGCATTATCTATTAAACGCGATAAATTTTCAACTTGTTATATTGATTATATTCCCGAAGGGTTGGTTAAAAATACATCGGAATATTTTCTTTGGGGTAGATGTGGTATGTGTAGTGGTTTTTTTACTGGAAATTCCGAATATATGTACAAAGTTTGCGATTTAATTGAAAATAAATTTTTAGAGTATCTTGAACAAGGTTATGGCCACGCTGATGAGCAATTATATAGTCCTGTTTATTTTGAAAATCCGGAGCTATTTGAACATTATTATGGAGATTACCAACAAATGATAACAAATTATACATTTATTTATGATTCACCTGAACCACCAATACATAATTTTATAAGAAATAGTTATAATAATGAAAATTATATAAAATGTTACGAGGCTTGTAAGTTTGTATGGAAATCTTATTGTTTGAAGAAATGCAATTTAAATGAAGAGTATTTGACTTCGCTTTATTGGTATTATATGAATTGTAAAAAACATCTATTAGAGTTTTAATAAATTACTATATACTTATTATCTGATGAAATATTTGGGTTATTATACTTGTTTTTTTGGAGGAAATGACAATTACTCTTGTTTAATACCTCCAATACCATCTGAGTGTAACGATTGTTATTATTTCACAAACAACCAAAGTATTTATGATGCGTTAAATAATACAAAATGGATAAGAATATTTATGAATGAAATTCCAATTTATAATGATGATGTTTTGGATGCAATGAGTAGCAAAGAATTGCGTTCTTGCCCGCATCATTTTGAAATTTTGAATAATTATGAATATTTGTGCTGGTTTGATACAAAATTAAAAGTTTTTGATTCATCTGTGAATAATTGCATTATAAGAATGAATGATTCAAATAAAACTGTAGCTCTGACAAAACATCCACATTCAAATAAATATACTAGTGTTTGGGATGAATATAACGCAGCAATTCAATATGAAAAATATTGCAAACAAAAGGACAACTATAATAAATACATTAAAAAACAATTGGAATCAGGGTTCTCCGAAAAAATACACGTATTTTATTGCGGTGGATTCAGTATAATAAAAAATAGTGAAAATGTTAAGGATTTTAATGAATTTTGGTTTCACAATATCAAAGAATGTGGGATAGAAGATCAAATTTCATTACAATTTGTTGAAGAAAAGTTTTCCAATATTATTCTTGAATTGGAATACCAAGAGACGTGGAAATATTTTTATGAATGTTTAAATTTAGATAAACCGACTTTTTTATTTAATAAAACCAATACTTTTTGCATATCAGTACTTTCGCATCAAGTTAGATGGGAAAAACAAGTGGACCGTTTTAAATGCGCTGGATTAGACGCGACCAGATGGTTGGCAGCCACTCCAGAAAATGGTCAAATAGTTGATAATTTTTGGCATTGGTTAAGTCCTCTGCAAAAAGCATGCACTCAATCACATTTAAATATATGGAAACATCTCGTTAATTCAGATGAATTAGAATATGCATTTATTTTAGAAGACGACGCTTGTTTTGACGTTAATTGGAAACAAAAACTACAACAGTTTTTTACAGATATAGACGATCCTGAATGGGACATGATTTTATTAAATGCATCTGAACCGATTGAACCTAAAAACAAATGGGTAAAAGTAACCGAACAATTTTTAAGCGGTGGTTATATACTATCAAAAAAGGGAGCGAAAACAATGATTTCCATGTTTGAAAATAATTATGCGGTGGCTGATTGGATGAGCAGTAAATTGGAACTAAATGGGCATTCTTACTCTTATTTTCCATGGTTAATAATTCAAGAAGGCATAGAAACAACATTGGGGAGCAACGTAGACGCAGATCATCAAAAAGTATTAAGATGTTTGTCGGAGATTAATTATGATATTAATAATTACAATTAAAGAAAATAATGTTAATTTATTAAGTAAACATTATTTTTACCAATTTGCACCAAATGCGCTCCCTCCAAGAACCTCGTTGGCGGCCATAATCATGCCACCATATGGGTCTCCCATTCCAGGAGTTGCCGCTCCCGGCATTGGGGTGGCGTCATTGCGATACATTGCGTTATAATCGGGAGCATTTTGTTGAACTGGTTCTGTTGGCAAGCTGCTAATTGATGTGGTTCCCTGGCTCATCCCACCGTATAATGAGTTTCCCATTGCGCTTGCATTATTGGGCAACTGATTTTGTCCAGAGATGGGTTGGGAGACTTTTACGTTTCCCTTACCTTTTCCCTTGCCCTTTTTCTTATCATCTGCTGATTTACCTTCCCATAAATCAACTAATCTGTCAAATAAAATGCTCACTTTCTCCCCCAATTTTGTTTGCAAGCTTAAGGTTATTAACAAAACTGACAATATAATATAAATCATGCTGTTGTCGGGATACTTGGTTCCGCTGTACGTTGGTAAATATGTCGTAATTCTATGTATGTAAAATAAACCAATAAACATCACCACAATTTGAAGAACAACTTCCGCTAAAAGTTCAAGACTCCCTTTTTCCTCGTCCGCTTCCGGGACAAATTTTTGCATTGCCTTGTTTAAAATCACAATAGGTACAAATGATAATAATGAATACTGTGTAATATTCAATAGATCTGCCTTTGTGTCATCGTCAAAGTTGAAAACGTATTTAAAAAATCCTAATTTTGATGATAATTTTGAATCGTCTAGACTGTCCATATGTTTTATAAAAAGAAATTAAAATATGTGAATACCGTCTTTTTCTAAATAAACTCTTCCTAAAATAAGCTTTCAATATAGCGAATAGGGTCGTACGGTGTTTGCTTCAACAACAATACTACAGTTAACCCAATAAAGCCATTTAACGCCGAACTATTAAAGTCTTCAAAAGGGTTATCGTGCAATTTTGTTCCGAAAATAATATCCATCCAGTCTGGTCCATAATTTAATTGACCGTTTTGAAGATGATGCTCTTTGTGGGTGGGTGATTTCAAATAATGAAAATTAATTAGGTGATACGAGCTATATACTATTGACCAAAAGAACAGAACATAGCTATTAAATATTTCTATTGAAAACAACCTTTTTATTATCTCTCCTAAAAATATCAAAACAAACCCCCCATATATGAAAAAGTTCAAGAGCAATTCAACAAGAAATACCCAAATTGCGTCTGCATATTTTGGTGTGTGATGAAATAAATGTATGAAACCAATAAATTCAAAGTTTTTATTATGAGTAATATAATGCGTAATATAACACCAATATTCGGCAAAAAACAATGTTAAGATTGCCAACGCGTAATTATGATCTGTTTTATAGGCAATGATTAAAATGTATGCAAAAAGAACCCAAAACGCTGCAAAGTTTATGAAATATATTTTGTATAAACTTAAAATTAATGGGTCTTCTTTGTTATAGTTGGCTTGTTTTTCTTCTGCAATCATGTTATTTATTTGTTATATTATTTGCAGATATATTTTTTTAATGATGATTTAATAAATAGCAACAATATCTTTGTGGTTGCAACTAATATGGCCATAAATATCCACTGAAGAGTAACTACGTTGCGATTTTTCTTATCATATTTAATTGGGAAGAGTTTATTTGCTGTGTCAATCATTGTCGTGTTTCCATAATGTTGCTCAATTTGTGTTACCGGACAGTCGCCGTAATAATAATTTAATATTAAAGTTATTATAAAAAATAAATCCATCATGATCAATACGAATAAACTGTCGCTTAATAAAATAACTAATATTGGCAATGAAAATATTAAGAAGTGAAAAAACATCATAGTATAAATAAATAAGTTTTGCATTGTTGTATAAAATAACTGCAGATTTTTATTTTGATTTTTAATTTTAGTAAATAGTTGCGCGTAAATAAGTTAAAAACAAATTGTTGAATAACTTTATTATGAGTAGCGCAAGATCAAACGCAGCAGCACGATCTAGACGAGCGGGTGGAGATATGCCTCCGCCACCACAACAAATTAATGGAGGAAGACCAGGACAACAAATGCAAGGCGGAGCAAAACTTACTATTTCGGATGCGATTGCCCTGATTACTTTGCGTTTAGGTCGTGTTGAGCAAATTGTTCAAAACATGCCAGTGGATGGTCAAATGAGTTTAGGAGAAAATTCTCGGGTTGTTGACGACGCAGTTCTTGCAAATATCGCACAACGTTTGGAGGCTCTTGAAAAGGGTCAGAAAGTTTTAGCTGAGAAAAAGCCAACGGTTATTGCGTCAACAACACCTGTTTCTGTCAACTCCCAGTTAACCGACTCTGTTGATGTATTAAAGGCTGAAATGGTTCAAGTAAAAGATTTATTAATTCAATTGCAATCTTTTACAATGCAAACAAATAAGCGACTTTCTGAAATTGTTTTTAATAATGATGAATTTGTTGACCACGCAGAAGAATGTAACGATGATATTGTCAGTGGAAACGTGGTAGACGACGCGTCTGCTCAGGCATTGCTTGGTCTTCAAAATGCTATTGTTGAGGAAACTATTGACAGTAACAATTAAATAAAATATACGATGGAATAATATAAAGAAGTATATATCTTATTATATACATAATTTTCAATGGAAAAAGCTAAAAAGGACCAGCCACTCAGCGAAACAAACCCGGAAAATTTGCAGGATATTATAAAAAAAATAGAAGCAGATGGAGAACGCATGCTTTGTGAATCAGTTACAAATTTAATGAAAACGGGAGAAAAAGAATTTATAAAAAGAAATGGGCGCCGTATGACATATGTAGAAATTAGGGAGACTTATGGTTAACTGTGTAATATATACATTAAAAATATATATATTATAATAATGATGAGTTCAACTATTAACGAATCCAATAATTTAGACAACATTCAAAAACATTTAATTAATCATTTTTTAAAAGACGAACAATTAAAAAATACAAAAAAAAATATTATTACAATATCTTTTAATCACCTATTAAATAATTTGTGTTTCCAATTGAAAAATAATGATATTGTTCTTGATTATAGATATTTTAAATTTTTATCGCGCCCAGAAAACTATGAAGCTATTATTCAGCATATAATTTATGTAATACAAAATGTTCTTAAAACACAAGAGTTGTTTGTTTTTCATGTAAATATGAGCTCAACTACACTTCTTCACATTGAAAAGTATTTTGGTTTTATAAAACAAATGTCGGAAATATTAAAAACGATGTTTCCAGAAAAGCTAAAAGTGTGTTATATTTACAATGCGCCATATATTTTTTCAAATTTGTTTGCAGTAATAAGCGCGTTTATTGATAAGAGAACACAACAAAAGATTAAATTGGTGAAAGATGAATAAAAAAATTGATTTCAAAATAAATACTTTTAATTATTGCACAATTGCATATATGTCGTCATCATATAGAAATGTTAAGGATGTTATACCACGTTTACTGGAAATTATTCCTGAAGACCAAACTGTTCTTAGAGAAAAAATTATTGAGTTTAATGATACTACAATTAAAACGACTGCTCCTAGGCACAGAGACATGTGGAATCAGGCGCCTGAACTCATGAATAGTATTTATTTTGCGGAGCTTGCAAATATTTTGAGTGAATGCAGTCCACTAATTGACACAGATTGGAAGATTACCTTGATAAAGATTTTTACTAACCAAGAATAAAAGTGGAATTATCATAAAAAATTGAACTATATTAAATAGATTTTTTAATTGTAAATAAAGACAATGTTGCTTACTATAACGGAAAAGACAAAAAAGGATATTTTCATTTCGCTGTTTCAGCTTTTGAAGGCAGCGTCTACCTCTATAACTATTATATTCTTGGAAGACCATGCTTATATTCAGGGTATGGATAGCAGTCACGTCTGCTTATTTGACGCAAGAATCTATAATGTGTGGTTTGACAAATACGAGATTCAAGACGACGACCTTAAGAATGTTTGTTTAAATTCACAGATTCTTTATAATATTCTATCCATGTCACAGGAACAAGACTCTATAACACTTCATTACGATGGAGCTGCGGACTCTATTGAGATTGACTTGACCAACGCAAAGGGAGAGTTCAACAAGTATTTCAAGGTTCCACTAATTGATATGGAGTCGGATTTGCTTGAAATTCCAAGCGTTGATTATGATGTTGAATTCTCTATTAAAGCAAAAAAGATGAATGAACTTATTTCGCAACTAGCAACATTCGGTGATGTTATTGACATTAAATGCAGCGAAGAAAAGATTGACCTTATTTCCAAGGGCGACTGCGGCGAGATGCTTGTCAATATTCCCATAGATGATTTGTCAGAGTTTTCAATCTCGGAAGGCCAGATTATTGATATCTCATATAGTCTAAATTATATTAATAAGATGTGTATTACAACAAAACTGGCCTCAGAAATTGAAATGTCAATCAGCGCCGATATGCCTTTGAAGATAAAGTATGATTTAGGAAACAATAGTTCGGTTATGTTCTTCTTGGCACCCAAGGTTGAGTAATGTAGGGAACCAAGGTCATCAGAAATCCGTCGGATTTCCAGACCCTACGACCCCTCCTATTTCTAAAATTTGGCTCAACCTTTTTTAAAGGTTGAAAGTGAGTATAAATAATAAAAATTAATTGTCTGTTTTTATTAGTTATTAATCATGTTGAAAATATTTATTGCGTTTTTTGTTTTTTGTCTAGTCTTATTCATTTATCTACACATCCAGTTTCATTTGAAGACTAGCAACGATTTAGAAGTTTACGAATTAGATATGGCATCTAAAGATAAATTGGACGAAATATGCGACTTAAGGCAACCCGTTATTTTTGATTTTGAAAATGATAAGATTATTCAAACTGCCAACTCGTCTTACATTCAAAACAATTATCACGCATTTGAAGTCAAAATTAGAAACGCAAATGATCCCGACTACAGCAGTGAAATTTATATTCCTTTGCCGTTGCACTCTGCTAAACGACTGTTTGATGAAGATAAAACATCTTCCTATTTTTCTGAAAATAATTCTGATTTTTTACAAGAGACTGGAGTTATTAAGCACATGCAATACAATGACGAATTTATTCGTCCTCCAATGGTTTCCAATTGCAATTATGATATAATGATGGGTTCAGATGGAACAAAAACACCATTTAGATACGAAATAAATTATCGCAATTTCTTTTTAATAACAGAAGGAAAGGCTATTATTAAATTGGCTCCTCCACAAAGCTCAAAATACTTGTATCCTGTGAGAGATTATGAGAATTTTGAGTTTAGATCTCCGGTTAACCCTTGGAAAGTTCAACCGCAATATAGTGCAGAATTTGACAAGATGAAGTGTCTTGAGGTGACATTAACCCCGGGAAAAACCATCAATATTCCAGCTTACTGGTGGTATAGCATCCAATTTGAAAAGGAAACTTGTATTGCTTGTTTCAGATACAGAACATATATGAATAATGCGGCAATTGTGCCACACATTGCTTTACACGCACTCCAACTCCAGAATGTCAAGAGAGAAGTTGCAAAGAAGCACGATATTAATGATTTTAATCTGAAGGCCAAACCTTTAGAAAATGAGAGTTCAAATGTTTCTTCTCCGGCGAAAAGTGTGGTAGAGGGTGAAAAGGCGGAGGAACAGTCCACCGAAGAAATAAAAGCCGCCAACTTTGACAACACGACAACCATTAACAATTCTGTATTATAAATGTTTTTATTTTAACGCTTTTTTAAAAAAAAATTGAAAAATAAGTAATAAATATATTAAACTGTATACAATATGGAAACAATGAGGACACATCTTCAACTTCAAGCGCAGCGCGCAACCGTTCAAGCGTCGTATGATGCAGCAATTGCGGAAAATAATGAAAAATTCTACAATGGAGACCCAAAAGCAACCTCTGAATATATTTATGAAAATCAGAAAACAGATGCCGAAAAAATTATTGCATTGTTAGTGAAAGGAGTTTATGCAGTAAGCATTTCTAAAAAAACAAAAGTAGGTATGGATGGTCTTATGATTGAAATTGCAAAACTAGCGTTGACACATCCTGATGACAATTTTATTCTAGATAGAAAGAATTCGTTTATTTTAACTGGAATGAGTTGTATTGCTTGGGAAACTGACATGAAAGACAAATCGCCAAGTTTCTTAAAAAATAACATATATCATCACGGCCAATTAAAAAACGCCCCTTTGAAAAATTTGAAAAATTCATTGGTTCAAATTGATGAGTTTGATACAGCTACTAAAGAGTTTTTGCGATTGCATAACGTTCTAAGCGATGCAGGTTTGTTGAATATAAATTACATCAAGGAGAACAATATTAGGTTTATATTTGCTAGCGCAACCTTAATAAAAGAGTTGTATCAACTAGACCAATGGGGTGATTTGCACGCTCATTATAAAATGACAATCCCTGCTTCTTATATTGGACACAAGGATTTTCTAGATTTGGGAATTATTCAACCATGGTATCCCATGACAAACCTGGCTTCTGCTGAAAAATGGGTAACTGAAGACATTGTTCAAAATTATGGTTCAGACTATCGCGTTAGTACTGTTAGAACAAATAACAAAAACAAGGATTATGTGGAAACAGCTTGTAAAAAACACAAAATTAAATTTATTGAACATAACTCAGAGGATAGATTATCCTCCGAGGATGAAGAAAAATTATTTGTGGCTCAACTAGATTCGCACGTTGTTCTTGCAGTGAAAGGATTTTACCGACGTGCGGTTCTTATTCCAAATCAATACAAAATTCGCATTGGAGCAACTCATGAACTTTATAAACCAAATGATAGAGTTGACTATAATACAGAAATCCAAGCAAAACCTGGTAGAATGTCCGGATATTGGCGCAACATAATTTTGAATAATGATGGAGAAATAATTCACAAGACGGGTCCGCATAGAACATCTATTGCCGCAATAGAATGTTACGAAGAAGTCTACAATAACCCATTTGGTTTAAATTCTTTTCAGACTTCTACTTTTAAGAAGAAAAATGGAGTTGTTAAAAAGGCAAAACCCAGTCTAATTTCTTCAATGCACGTTGTTGGACTTGAGGAAAATGCTATTATTCCTTATCGCGTTGCAGATGACCCCCACAACCCGCAAACTGTTCCATTTGTATTTGTTGTAACTCCTCAGCAATATGGTACAATTGTAAGAATTGCAAATTCAAATAAATGGAATAATGAATCTATTCACAATATTATTGCTATTTATAATCCAAGTTTGGTGAATGAGCTTAACCGAATTAAAGATGCAGGTGGTGAGGACCAAACCGTTGAACCAAATGAAACTGCGACAACTTATAACGTTTACATTACGGAGTTTGTAAAGGCATTCCAAGGAAAATATAGAAGATTTCACCAAGGCAATAATGAAAATAAATTTATTGACAAGTCTCAAATATATTTGGATAAAAAAGAAAAGAGAATTATTGTAAGTATTTATTATGGAACAAAGCTGGCCTCAACCTACTCTTAATCAATAGCCTCAACAAGATACATCCGCATTTAACATAAAAATTTTTTATTGGTCTAACAATATTATTCAACAATGGGTTAAAGCTATCGCCGCATATTATATAATAACACGCTATATCATGGCGCACATATACAAGGTGCACGTTAATGACCGAGCATATACATCATGGACCTTTTTAACTGTAGTAGAGTTTAAGGAAATTGAACTTAAAGAAATAAATCCAGCGGAGAAAAAGTTGTTTACAAATGATATATTTACGATTGAACCTGAATTTAAAATTTTACACTCTGGTGTTAGAACTTCTAATAATATACCAGGTGTCCTTATTTTAAAGGGCAACAAAACATATGGTCGCGGTGAAAATGGCAAACTTTTATACAAATGCATTCCAGACGATAGAAGACTGCCTACGTTTCTTATCTCATATGAAATGAAAAATGTAGGATTTTCAAAGGTTTTTGTTAATCAGTATGTTACTGTTAATTTTTCTGAATGGAAAGACAAGCACCCACGTGGAGTGATTTCCCAATTAATCGGTCCCGTTGAGGTGCTTGACAATTTCTATGAATATCAACTATACTGCAAGAGCTTGAACGCGTCTATTCAGAATTTCACAAAGGACGCATCCAAAGCGCTTAAGAGTCACGCTCACGATGCCTTTATTGAAAATATTCGCGTAAAATACCCGGACATTATTGATAGAACAAATAACTCCGAATGGAATATTATAACTATTGATCCACCAAACAGTCAGGATTTTGACGATGCATTCAGCGTTCGCACTTTGGAAAATGGTATGCAGCAGTTAAGCATATACATATCCAATGTAACAATCTGGATGGACGTTCTTAATCTTTGGGACTCTTTTTCTCGTCGCATTTCAACAATTTATTTACCGGATAGAAAGCGACCTATGTTGCCAACCATTCTATCTGATTGCCTGTGTAGTTTGCAAGAAAAACACACTAGATTGGCGTTTGTAATGGATATAATTATTGACGGTGACCTGATAACTGACATTAAATATTCAAACTGCATGATTAGAGTTACAAAGAATTATTGTTACGAAGAACACGCTCTTCTAGAAAATGATAATTACAATGCAATTCTTGAAACTACTAAGACCTTAACTAAAAACTACAAGTATATCAACAATGTTCGCAACAGTCACGAGATGGTTTGCTATTTAATGATACTAATGAACTATAATACTGCTAAAAATCTTATTTCTCATAAAAACGGAATTTTTCGTTATACAATTATGCGAAAAGAAGTAGCCGTTCCAGAATCACTTCCTGAAGAGGTCGGAAAGTTTATCAAGATATGGAATAGCGCAGCAGGTCAATATATTGACGTTAGCTGTTTGGAAGAAGGGCAAACAATCGCTCACAATTTGCTTGAAATGGATGCGTATGTTCATATAACTTCACCAATTCGCCGTCTGGTAGATTTATTAAATATTATTCAATTCCAAGAGAATACTGGCATTATTAAATTGTCCGAAAATGCTATCGCATTCTATAAAAAATGGATTGCAGATTTAGAATATATTAACATTACTATGCGATCTATTAGGAAAGTTCAACACGATTGCAATTTATTGCATATGTGCACAACTTCTCCGGAAATCATGGAGAAAAATTATACAGGTTATGTATTTGATAAGATTGTTCGCAATGATGGACTTTTTCAATATGTTGTTTATTTGCCTGAATTAAAAATGGCATCTCGTGTTACATTTAGGGAAAATATTGAAAATTACGATTTGCGTGAATATAAGTTGTATGTCTTTCATGACGAAGAAAAATTTAAGAAGAAAATTCGGTTGCAGTTGACGTAACGTTATTTTATTTCTCCGGTTTTTTCTCAATAACAACTTCTTTGGCAATATTGCGAATAATTTTTTCGCGCTTCTTGGCATCGTCTTCCATTGTAGAGCCACCCATGGCTTCCAATAAGATATTCTGATATTCCATATGTTTCTTTGTCTCTGTATCTTCTGCTGTTGGGTTTTCTTCCCTCCACATGGGGATTTGTTTAATATTTTTATGTTCAACCTCTTTTATGGCTCGGGTTATTTTAATATTTTCTCCATTTTCTTTTTCCCACGAGTCCTTGTCTTTTATATATAAAGTTTCTCTCTTCAAATCGCTGCAATGAATGGGTCGTTTGAAAACATCAAGAGCCTTCAAGTTCCGTAAAAAGATCTTGCTCATTCCTTCCACGTATCCAACGCGACCAATCATGTCCAAATCGCTTAGTTGCAGTGTTATTTGCTCAACAAAGTCTCCAAGGTTGAGCGCATCTTTGCATTGCTCATTCAAAAAGAACTGCAAATTGAACTGATTATTATTAGTAGTGTTATTATTAATAATGGTATTTTTCTCCTTTGAAAGCTCTATAATTTGCTTATTTTGTTCAAGAAGCATCTCCTTCAATTCTTTGTTTTCATTCATTTGCTGTTTGAATAATTCTGCCAGAATTTTAAAGTCTGAATTTCCTTTTTCTTCTTCCATTTCATATTGTTCCGAGTCGCATTCGTCCTTTTTAATGCATTTTTTGCTATGACGCCACAAACCAGAGTTGTCTTTATAAACTTTGTTACAATTTTTGCACGCATACTTGGAACTTATTTTGCTTATTTCACCATTGCTAAAATTGACAATCGTTGATTTTTTATGTTTTGCTGACAAATTGTGATTATCAAAATTGCTTTTCTTGCTAGTGCTATAGTCACAACATTTGCAGTAATATTCGGAGCTTAAAAATGGCTTAAAATCATTGACAATCATTGCTTATTATAGCAATAGAAATTAAGCTTAAGTTTTTTTCGCCTAAAATACTTAAAAATTAGCGTAACAAATTTTGGATGATTTTTTTGGTGTTCCAAACCATAATGCTAACAAGGGAGAAATTTATACCCCTTTTTCATAAAACCTCGGCACTTTTGAAAATTGGACATTTTTTTTGTCCTTTTTTGGATTTTGGAAACACTTTTGACCCCTTTTTATTCGAAATTTCCGCCCAGACTGAGAAAGATAAATCAAAATAATATTCTATAAAATTTGCATGATTGTGAATAACGTTGCAAAAATACAAACTATAAAAATGCTTTATAAAAAAATTGATAAGTATTTTATGAATTAAAAACCAACTAAATAAAAAAATGGCACTGTATAACGAGTTTGCGTATTATGAATCCGAAGAAAGAAACCTCATCTTTCAGATAAATACACAATTCGCTCAACCATCCTGCATTTCTTTGTCTCCGAGTTCAACCCTCGCCGAATTATATGAAAAAGTGGGGTATAATTTATTTCCTGAAACAACGGACAGGAAAACGATTGTCAGCTACCACAGCAATCCAATGTTTGAACCGCAAGAGAAACGCAAGATTCATGATATTGTTGTTATGAATCTTACATTAAAGAAGACTTTGACTATTCCAAAGAATAAGCGAACTACACTTAGACAATATATTATAGATAATGAAGTTTACTTTGAAAACTGCTCTCAGTTTCCAGCATTCCAAACAGTTTATAAGTTATTTGTTGTAGACGATGAGCTGCATAAAGAATTTCTAGAATATGCTTCGCACAATTCCATGGGAGCTGTTATTTATAGACAAATGGCCAAAATGACAAAGTGTTTTGGTTAACTAAACGTAAAGCGACTGATTCGTTGCAACAAATTTGAGCGTTAATTGTGGGATTTCTCTTAGCTTACTTAGTAGCGCAATATTTCCAATACTTTCGGCTATTTTTTCCATTTCGCACGAGATGTTATTTATCTTGGAAATTGCCTTTACAAATTCCCCCAAAAATACGCCCTTATTTGCCTCCAAATTCTGGAGAATTGTTTTGCATTCAGCGGCCGACTCACACCTCGCCCAAGCTTGAACATAATCAATCAAGTCATAGTGCATGTTATAATCTACACCAGTAAACGTGTTCTGCTCTGTCTCAAAATCTTGGTAGTGATTATACATCTCGGAGATCTTTTCAACGATTGTTTTTACCTGCGAATCCTTTGTATTTGGTCGGAATGCCTTGTTTTCATCGCTAACGTTCACATTTGTAAAACAACTAAAAATAGAAATAATTTGCATCGCATCCAACTCGTCAAATGCGTTACCGTCAATCATCTTTGCAAAGACAAGACAATGAACCTCACGAAGATGTGACGCCATGAAACCTACTTGTGTTAAAATATTCTTTCCTGTTTCATGGTCTTCTCCAATAAATCCATCCTGCTTCATTATCTTTAGAACCTTGTTCACGCTCTCATTCAAGAATGATTCAGTATTATTAAAATGAGCTTTAACGGTTTCAAGCTCGGCCACCTTTGCATAATATTTGGAAGCACCGTTTTTATCCGTCTCAATAAACTTATGAGAATCTCGGATTTGCTGCATCTCCCGGTCAATTTCCTTTCGCTTTTTATTCACAGCACTTTTGCTTGCTTCTAGTAGTTCTATGTATCTGGCAACAATGTCCCTTGGAGTTCTACTGTGCTCAAGCGATTGGCTCATTGTATCAATTTCCGCTTCTAGCTTAGCAATTTGCCCATATATGGCTCCTAGACTGGCGTCAATGTCATCTTGAATCATAGAACGCTTACAGAACTGCAGATAATCGTTGTCCCCTATGCTAATCAAATTGAGAAGCAAGTTATAAGAAATCTTGAATTTGCTTACAAGAGTTTGTGGTTTTCCTTGCATCATAATTCGGTATTCCGCGAGCTCAACGTTGCGGAACAAATTGGATAGATGAATGACGTGACCTACTGTGTCAATACCTCGGCGTCCAGCACGTCCAGAGGCCTGGTTATATTCGTGAGGATGAAGCATGCGCATTCCAGAACCATCAAATTTCTTTACATCGGTAAAAATGGCAGTTTTAATAGGCATATTCAACCCAACGCTAAATGTCTCAGTTGCAAACAAAAATTTGATATAACCCTTTTCAAATAGAATCTCAACAATCTCTCGCAAAATTGGCATGACTCCGCTGTGATGAATCGCGATTCCCTTTTCCAAAAGGGCCACCATATTCAGATACTCTTGAAGCTCAAGATACTCCTGATAATTGGGCAACTTTGCGCGTAGGATTTGCTCGCATTCGCGTCTTACAGTGTAACCCACCTTTGAGTCGTCTTCCAAAAGAGGAACGGTGATTTCCTTTGAAGCTACTTCAATCTGCTTTCTTGAAAGAATGAAACAGACTGCAGGTAACATATTATTCTCAACCATGTATTTGCACACTTGATTCAAAACGTGGGAGCGCTTAACATAGACCTGCTTTTGCTCAAACATGGTGAGCATCTTTTTTACCTTGTAATAATTTGGTTCGTTGAATTCTCCAGTTGGACTTTGCAAGACGTGCAACTTATCCACAGTGTCGCGGATTTCCTTTTCCAGCTCCTTATCCTTCTTGATAGCCTTGAAAATTCCATTGTTGGTTGTAATAAAACTGTAATGTGTGAGAGGAACGTGACGGAATGACGATGTCGCCAAATAAACTTCCTTCTTATTTTCAAACTCAGAAACGATGTTGCCTCTGTTCTCAATCCACAGTGCGAATTTTTCAGGGCGATCAAGTGTGGCTGAAAGCATAACCATCTGAATGTGCTTTGGCAATAGAAGAATAATGCTTTCCCATACATGCCCTCGCTCAGCATCGTTAATCATGTGAATCTCATCTTGTACAACACATCCTAGTTCATTTTCAAAATCCATATCAAACATGAGAAGAGACGTAGAAGACCCCTGCGCAATTAATTCATCCTCTTTCTTCTGTTTCTTTCTGTACAATGTGTTTTGCAAAATTTCGGCAGTCATAATAAGGACGTCGGCTTCAGGATTAATCTTAATGTCGCCAGTAAGCAAACCGATGCTGATACCAGGAAATTTTTGAGTGAACTCGTAATATTTTTGGTTTGAAAGCGCTTTAATTGGACTTGTATAAATAACCTTTTTACCCTTTCCAGTAAAAAAATCAATTGCAAATATTGCTGGCATAGTCTTACCTGAACCAGTCGGGACACAACTAAGCGAATGATGACCTTCAACAATTGCCTCAATCGCAAACTTTTGAAAACTACTTAAAGGAAATGAGTATTTTTCAAAATATTCTGAATATTTCTGTTCTTTTCCGGAAGGATATAACTCAGTGCAAAACTTTACCATTTGTGTTACTATTATATGACAATAAGCGTTTATGTAGTTTCAATTTATATTATACATTAGGCTGAACCTTCTTGCAATTTTTGCATCTCAGCTCGTAACTATGAGGATTAAACTTTTTATAAACGGCATTTTTGCATTTACAATAGAAATCAAATTGTTCATTAAGCTCTTTTTTTCTTTCTTCGGCAATTCGTTGTTGTTCAATGCGAATTCGCTCTCTATCAGCAGCTTGTATTTTTTCCATTTCAATTCTTTCAATTCTACGTTTCTCTTCGCGGATTAAATCTAAGACGGCTCTTTCGGCTTTTATTTCGGCATCCCGGATCCTTTGTTGTTCTAGTTCATTTTCTTTCCTAGCATTCTCCCTTTGTAGTTCAATAAGCCTGCGCGCCGCTTCTTGCCTTTTTCTATCAATCTCTTGTTCAGCTGCAACGCGAGCGGCTTCTTGCATGATTCGTCGTTGCTCTGCAGCAATTTCGCGTTGTCTTTGCAAATCTTTTTGACGAATTTGTTCTAGTCTCTCGCGCTCCAATCTATCCTTTTCAATTTCTGCGCTACGTTGTTGAACTCTGACATTAATCAATTGTACAACTTCGGTTGTATCAATAGCAAATGTTAAAATGAATCTTTTGTATTCTTGAAGTTCTAGAATATTATTTGTATTTAAAATTTTACTGCAAATGTTAAGTAATAATTTTTGTAAAATAGCAGTAGAATAAGCAACCATATCAGTTATTTCTTTGTAAGTAGTTGGATCAAACTCCATGCATGGCATCGCATCAAAATTTCGCAACCCATTTTTTCTTGAAGCGGCTTTCATTTTTCTGTGACACTCTGATCCCAGATAAATCGCATGTCCGGTTATTCTGTTTAAATAAGTATAAACAATAGTTATACAAGAATTGCATGCGCAAATAGACGTTTTGTGAGGCACTCTTTCGTGTGAAAAGTAATACCATTCAGGTAAAGCCTCACTAATATTTTGAGAATGTGATAGCTTTAATATATTTGGCTCAAATCTGTAACAATCTCCCATGGTTAAATTTAATTTTGACTAATTCTTAAATTAGTCTTTCAATTTTTAATTAAAAGAAAACCAATAATGTAATTCAAGGAAGGAATGATAATTGCAAACAAATATAGATTAATAGAACGTCTGGGAAATGGGGGATTTGGAACAATATTTAAAGGTGAAAATATAAGAACAAAAGAACCAGTTGCAATTAAAATGGAGACTATTTCATCGGAGACAAAAATGTTAAAGAGAGAAGCTCAAATATACCAGTATCTTGGAAAGGCGTCTGGGATTCCTCAAGTAAAATGGTATGGAACATTTGATGGATATAATTATATGGTTTTGCCTCTTTTTGGAGATTCTCTTGCTTCTAAAACTTTTTCTCTCGCGGAAGCATTACGGATATGTCACAAGATGGTGAAAATCTTGAAGTATATTCATGAGAAAGGTCTTATGCACAGAGATATAAAACCAGATAATTTTGTGTTGAGTCAAGATGGTTCCGTTCTTTATATTATAGATTTTGGTTTATGCAAGAAGTATATAGACACTGAAGATAGACACATAAAAATGCGGACAGAAAGAGCTTTGGTTGGAACCCCAAATTTTGTCAGTGTTAACGTGCATAATGGTATAGAACCCAGTAGACGAGACGATTTGATTTCTGTTGCATACGTAATTTTACATCTTGTAAACGGAGGAGTTCCATGGCAAGATCCGAGAGATAATGAGTATATAAAAATGCAAAAAATGTGTATTTTGCAGTGGTCAAAAACCCCAACAGAATTAATCGCATATTTAAATTATTGTAATGGTTTGAAATTTGATGAAACGCCTGATTACGAACATTTAATGAACACATTGTCTCCATGAATATAATATAAAAATAAATCAACAAATTATAAATAAAAACTGTAATATTAATGGATGTAGAAAACCCACTGCATGAAGATAATATTCCTGTTGCAAAATTGGTTTGTATAGAAGTAATGGGTCAACCTATGGAGGATTATGTGAGAGAAAATAGTATTGTTAATATTGAGTTTTTTTGCAATAAATGTATTTACCATGTGTGCAGTTTTTTTTGCGCTTTTACGGGGTGTCTTGTTTGTTTTGGTGGGTTTTTTATTTTTATAACAGGATTTCCATTTGTTTAAAATATAAAATTGAAAAAATAATATTCCAATAATTACTAATTAAATAATAACAATGATTTATGAAGATAATCCTCTACACGTAGAAATGGTTCAAACGCTTGTTCCAGTCGCCCACGAAGTTCAAGATGAAATAAGAATAAACGTTGCAGGAGAACCTGTTATAGATCCAAAGGGAGACAGTGTTCAAAGTAATGAAAGCAATCAAAATGTAAAAAAAAGATGTGAATATGCTTTTGACTTAGCATACTTGGTATTTCTTTTATTATTAATAATTGGATTCTTTGGAGCGTTTATAATGTTTCTGGTTTGGATGAGTAAGCCTGATGTATTTGGTAAAAACTCTAATAATTATTAACAACTACCCAACTCATTATTTTGTCTATTAAAAATTGATTTGTTTTTTACTTTTTTAAAATATGAAAAGTTATACAATGGCAAATCGCATTCAGCAATTTATTCGCTCAGTTTTATTTAATTCAAGTCTTAATGCAATTCACATGAGGGAAGTAAAAAATAAGAACAATATTTTGAAAACAAAAATTAAATCAAGGCTTAATCAAATGACTATACAAAAACGCGGTTTTCATTCTTTTCAACACCCATCTATCTTTGGGTTTGGTGGCGGCGGTGGAGGAGGGCAACCAAATGATATTATAAAAATTATATTAACAATATTGACAATATATGCTTCTAAAAAATTAATAGATTAAAAAATAATATTATTTTAATTTTGCTGTGTCAAAAAAAAATTGAAACATTTTCCTCTAAAATACTTATTGTACCAAAAACAACCATGACCGGAATTGAAATCCCAGAGAGTGTTAAGCAGTTCGCGGCGACTATAAAAGTTCAAGCAACCATTCTTGGTTGCTTCGTGTGGCATCTGCTGTGCGACTTTGCAAAGTATGTCAAGCTTCGTGGAGTGGCATTTTATCAAGCGCATTTGAAGAAGTGCGAGTTTGTATATCGCGGCGTCCGAGTGACAACAGACAGACCCAGTGTTCGTCCCTCGTTTGATACGATTTGCCAGGCACCCAAGTTTCTGAACTGGCTGGAAACATTTCCGCTAGACAAGTTTGACTTGCGATCAATAAACTTGACCGATGTTGACTGGTTTGGTTCCAGCTCAAACCCCGAGAAGCTTGGATTCCTCAAGTTCAAGTGCGACGTTTTCACCAAACTGGGTGAGCCTTTAGACGGAATCGTCTTCTTGCGCGGAGACTGCGCAGCGGTCCTCATTATTGTTACCGACGAGTTTGGTAAGGAGTATGTTTTGCTCACGGAACAACCGAGGATCCCAACTAGCGGATACAAGGAAGAGCTTGTGGCTGGCATGTTTGATGCGCGAAACGGAAAAGCTGTCATTAACAACGTCCTGAAGGAGGAGATTTTTCAAGAAACTGGTATGGATTTGGACGACGCCTCGGGAACCTACATACCACTTGGAGAATTTACCTTGTCTGGCGGCGGAAGCGATGAAAAGGTGCATTTGGCTGTTTTGTACAGTCAATTGAATTCAGATAAGATTGCTGAGATGAAGATGACTCAGTTTGGAGAGACAGATTCCAACGAAAAGATTCGTCTCAAGTTCTACTCTGTGGAGACCTTTGAGCAAGAGCTCCCTCGGATCGCCGACGCCAAGACTTCCCTCGCATGGCACCTTTACAAGAATCTTTAAAATAAAAAGGGAGTATTAGAATTACAATAAAAATATGTGCTGTATATTTGTATATTTTTATTTTTAACTTAACGTCTTCTAGAGTGTTTGTGTTTCTTATATATTTTTTTTTTCAAAGACTTTTTATTTTTATTTTGTTTTTGTTTATTTCTTCTTGTTGTTTTTTGTCCCTTTGATAATTTGCGTCTTCTAGAACCTCCTAATCCTGGGTAATTTTTGCTCAATAATGTAAGGCGTCTCTTTTCTGTGGGTGTTTTGTCAAGCTTTGACAACAGTTGGTGTTTTTCAGATATTTCATTTGTGGCCTTTCTTATTTCTTTTGAAGCGGCATCTTCACTTTTCATACCCTGTTGTTCTGATGCAAGTCTAGATTTATCTGCAGCTAATTTAGCTTTTTCTTGAGACTTTTCCTCAGCCTTTTCAGAAGCTCTTCTAGCCTTTTCTTCAGCTCTTAAAGCTTCTTGTGGATCAATAAAATCTTGCACTTTGTTCTTTGTTGCCGTTAAAACTCTTGGATTTTCATAATCATCCCATATATCATAATTGCTATTTTTATATGGTGCTTCCATTGATGAAATTTCAGATGGAGGTTTAATCATTTTATATTCACTGTTAGTTGAAGTTCCTTGAATCGTGGGTTCTGTAACTTCAGGAACAAGGCTTTCTCCAGTTGCTTTGTCTGTCAATGTTTTCTTTTCTGTAATTTTCTTGTATTGTAATGAACGCAAATATCGCAATCTATCGTCTTGAATAATTGGAAGTTCGCGAGTTGTATATATAACAACTCCTTTTAATCCGTCTTTTCTAGTGTTATTATTTGTATCATCTTTAGAATTTCTAGCTACAAGAATACTTCTAGATGGTTTTTGATTGGCTGAAGTGTAAATATATCCAGTGATAGCTTGTTGGTTTATTCCGGAGTCACCATTCAAGAGTATATAAATAGAGCGAAATCCTGAAGGTCTGTCGCCTTGAAGACCGAGTCTAAGAGCATTTCCATTTGCATCATATGGTATTATCTTATCAGGAACGCTTGTGCTTCTGTAAATGGGTGTAATATTTTTCTCTCTAATAAAATCTTTGACAAGTTCAGGAAATTGCTCAACCGAATTTACGTAACCACCCCATTGTATACAAGCTAGACACTCTTGCAAATAATCACCAAATGTTTTAATAGAAGTGGCTCCTAACAATCTATTAAAATTGTCCACGTTTTTATATATCTGTGTATTAGACCACATTCTATCTATTTTATCTCTCAAGAAATTTCTCACTGCTTTAGGGTTGCTCAAGTCAACTCCTATAGTATCATCCTCGGGTGAAATACCATATGTATCTGAATATATCTGATTTATTTTATCAACAATGCATTTATAAACAACACTAGCCTTTAAATCGTGCGACTCTGCCACTTGCAATCCAATAGTTGAAACATTGGCAATGTCGCGAACTCCGTGTTTAGTGTCAATGCACACCAAGTCAAAATCAATTTTTGCGTTTAATTGCTCGGCGCCTCCCACAGTTTCGTTATAATTTAACACAACACCGCCGTATGATATTACTCGCACTGGTTTTTGAGTGGTTGGGTCAAGTTCTTCACTTTCGTATTTCAATTCAAAGTTCATTGTTCCTACTTCTTTGGGTTCTGTGGCCCCATATTTGAGAGAACAATTAAACATTGCATCCATCATAGAGACTGTTGGACAAAATGTTGCTCTAACTAAGTTGCGATATAAGCCAAATAATGGCTGACATTGATCAAACCACCAATTGTATTTTTCAATCCAATCATTCAACCAATTATCTCCCTTTTTAAGCTCTTCGTTGTTTAACTTGACTACTTTTTCTATTAAATATTTTTTATTTTCACATGGAATTAATTCGTTATTCCTAATTGTTTTTATATCAAATTGAAGTTTGAGTAATTCATTGTATTCGCGTATAGTTATTTTATTTTGACGTTTCAGATTTGTCAAATGTTTTACTCTATCTTCAATTGGCGATAATCTTGCAATAATAGAATTTCCTTCTTGTGTAACTTGTGTAAGAGCTGTAATAAAATCAGGAATGTTTTTAACCTCGTCAACTATGCGTTGTATTTCTTCTCTATCATTCTTTGTATATAAAAATCTTGAACCATTTATATTTGCGGCAATGTTTGCAGCGTTGTTGATAACAAATTTGAACGCAGGCGCAGGAATATTAAATTGAGAACCGGTTCTATGCATCAACGTTTGATTGTGTAATAATAATTCATATAATGTGTGAATGGTGTTTACATCTGCTCCGTGCGGGATGTCAATTGGTGGAATTTTAGATGATTGTAAATTTTGCATGGTATAAACGTTATTTTGAAACATCTTTTTCAAATTTTTAAATACAATAGGCATTCCAGGTGCGCGTCCAGGGTCAACTATTTCAGAGTCTGGAAAAACACCCCCTTCTGCAATCGGTTCTTGAACTGCAAGCTCTTCTGGAGCTAATGGGCCGTCTAATTCTAAGTCTTCGTCAACGCCTTCGTCAACGCCTTCGCTTTGTTGTATGCGAGGTTTATTAAAGTCAACCATTTCAATTTCACCGTTTACTGCTCCTCCAAATAATTCTTCTCCTTCATTTTCAGATTCATGTGCGTCGCTGTCATGTTCTGGTTCTTCAATTGCATCAAAAATGCTTGCTGTATCTGAACCAATTGATGCATTGTGGTCAGGATTATCAAATACCTCTTTCTCTGTTGACGGATAAGGTTTGTCGGCTTTTTGGTTTTTATTTACAAAGTAACTATTATAAAACGCGTCCAAATAATTTTTTAATTGATCGTCTATTTTTGCTCCAAATGTCATTGTTTTTGAAGGAGACATTTCTATTAATAAATTTTTTAACACAAGAATTTGCATTATTAGAAGTTCATTATTAAAACTTCCTTTTTTCCAAGGAGTAATTGGAAATAACTCTATAAGTTTGTCGTATCCGATTATATCCATTTCTTTAATTCCAAAATTATAAATGCTACCATCACTCTCAGAATAACCTGCAATCCCTGAAAATATTTTATTCCATAAACCTAGTTTTACAAACATTCCGCGAGCCAAAGTAGTTAACAAGTTGTTGTGCGTAATGAATATAGACTCTGAACCAAGATATATTTTTTTTTCTGGTCTGGCATAATATGCTTCAATGCCTTCTTCTCCTGGATACTGTCTAATCTCAACTTCTTTTCTAGGCTTTTCCAAAACGGTATATTTTTGAACAGGAACATCGTCTTCTTCACCTTCTTCAACGTCACCTTCTCCTCCTTCACCTCCAGATTGTTTTTGTAAGATTGCATTAAATTCATCCGAGTTTTCACTGTTTAAGAATAACATGTAATAAACAATAAATTGCTGAAGAACGGTGGTGGAATTGAGTATACTTAATGAATCCACTTTAAGCTCAGCGTTCATTTTATTAAAAATTGTAACATATGCAAGTCTTAAAATAGAAAAAACGTCACAAAAAAAAGAATATTCTATCGCATTATCGCTTGGAGTTAAAGTCGCCTTTTTAAAATCTGTTGCAACGCAATCAATGGAACATAAAATAGAATTATACATTGCAAGATTTTTCATTTCATCGCTTTTAATGTCAATATTAGGTTTTAATCTTTCCAAAAATTCAGGAGACTCTGTTCCAGCGTTACTTCCTAAATAAGTAACAACAAAGGTGTTTAGTCCAGAATGAAATCCTAAAAAATCAGCGTTAGTTGAAAATGAATCTATTAAAGGTTTGTATGTTTCACTTGACGTAAATGATTCGTTTAATGGATAAGAGATAACGTGAGACATATTAGATTCTGCACCAGATGCAACGGGAGGTTCTTCTGTTTCTAGTTCAGATTCAGATTTTTCTTCTTGTATTTCACTTTTAATTTCAGGTTTTAATTTAAATTTTGTAGCAGCAGTTGTGTCTTCAAATTCATCGCTTTGTTCGGTTTCGTCACCAAGGACTTTCACTTGAAAAGGCTTATTGTTAAAGGCGTCTCCAACTCTTCCACCGCGTTGAGGAATCGGTATTTCTAATTTATTGTCGTGAAAATATTCTAAATACGAAATAGGTTTGGAAGCTGGTTCCAGAGGAACATCTTCAAACTTTGAATCGTCGTATAAGTCTGGGTCGCCATAACTTCCAGTTTCATAAGAAAATATTTTGAAGGTTGGGTTTTTAATTCCTATATTAAGTTTTTGGAGCAATCCATATGATTCGCCTTTAATAACACGTTTATGCATGCTACTCAAATTATAGTCGTGAACAAAATCATGCAAAAATATGCTTAAACACATTAGAATCATATCTTCTTCTCGTTTAAAAGGAACAACTACCTTTTTAACCCCAGTTTCTCCAAAGTTTTGTTCTGCTTTTAAATCAACTTTTATTATACTTTGAGAGCGATGGGGAGTAATTTCTGCTAAATTGAGAATTGATGTCATAATGTTCTTATATTATTCCTATAAAATATAATGAAAATTTAAAATCAATTACTTTTCCGAAAGAGTGAATTTATTTTAGAAAACAATATAAAGACTCTTCGTGTATGTAGAGTATAATGTCAAGTGAAGATTCTGTAGGAACATCCCCACTCGTTACACCCTCCGATCGTCTAGTAGGACGCGTAAAGTGGTTTAACAACAAGGCTGGTTATGGTTTTATTACAGTGACTGACGGCGACCGTTCTGGAAGTGATGTCTTTGTCCACCACAGTGGAGTTGTAGTTGGTTCGGAACAATACAAGTATTTGGTTCAAGGTGAGTATGTGTCGTTTACGTTGACTCATACTCCGGGTGGAACTCACGAGTATCAGGCTGGAGATGTAAGTGGTATTAATGGCGGCAAGCTTATGTGTGAGACTCGCCGCGAATTTAGGCAAACCCGCACAACCTACAATAAGTCTGATGATGGAAAGCAAGACGCCGACGAGGCGCCTCAGGTTCGCCCTCCTAGGTCGGCTCGTCCTCCTCGTGCAGAGGGTTCAGCTGATGTACCTCGCGTGCGCGGTTCTGGTCCTCGCGACGGAGCTGAGTGGACGTTGGTTGCAGATGCCGGAAAAAAGCCCGTTCGTGGTCGCGGAAGACCTCCTCGCGCTAAGGATACTGCATAAATTTGTAAATAAATAAATAAATAAAAATTTTTATTTAAATTTTTAGAGATTAAAAAATTTAAATACTTATATAACATAAGATGGATAGAAGTAATAATTCGTCAAATTTTGACAGTGCTAGTTTTTCTCAAGAATATAGTAATGACACAAAGAAAATGGGTGGCACACGCAAGCGTCGCGTTACTCGCCGAAGACAAGAACGTGGAGGTCAGAAATTTAGAGGCAGAGCAGGAGGAAAAAACCGCACAAAAAGAAGAGGTGGAATAAAGCGCAGATATAAAAAATAAAATTATGGTTAAAACTTTAAACAATTTATTATAAAGTTATTTAAAGTTTATAAAACAAGTTGTTATATCAATGGAAGCAAATCAAGCAATCTCTGAAGACATTGCAAATAATTTTGAGTCATTTGATAAAAATCAAATAACTATAACCGATCAGTTTGATAATATTTTAGGAATATTGAATAATTTTAAGCTTCAAATAACTACAATGCATCAACAAATTAAGTTAGTTGAAAAGAATGTGAAGCGAGAATTTAAAGTGTTAAAAAAGGAGGTTGAAAAGAATAAGATTAAAGGAAATAAAAAACCTTCTGGCTTTGCGACACCATCTAAGGTTACAAATGAATTGTGTGATTTTATGGATAAAGAAAAGGGTAGTGAAATTGCGCGCACGGTTGTTACTAAAACGTTGATTGAATATATTAAAAAGAATAATTTGGAAAATAATGAAAATAACCAGATCATTCATCCTGACGAAAAGTTGCAAAATTTGCTTGGAATTGCTGAAAATGAAAAGTTGACTTATTTTACTTTACAAAAGCACATGAATAAACATTTTATTAAGAAGGAAAAGCAGACTGCTGAGATTTAATATTTCACAATAGCGTTTTAGATAACCTTTGAATATTCAACAATGTCAAACAATTCGTTGCGCATGACCGTGTTGGAAATAAACGTTTCGTCGCTATCAATGTCGTATGAAAAAAATAAATCGCAATCATAATTTTTTTTTATTTTTGTGATCCATACAACGTCGCAATTTGGAGCGAATTTTTTATAAATAGATTCTCCCCCAATATAAAATATTTTAAAATGTCTATTTAAAAAAATGTGTCTAGAGCTATATTCATTTGCATTTCTAATGATATCTAAATGAATATTTTCATTATCTGTTACCATAAGATTTGAATAAGTTGATACGTGGTTGAAATACTTTTCAGGATTTTTTGTTAACACTATGTTTAATCTATCCTTTAGTGGTTTGTAGTCAAGAGATATAAATGTGTTACTTCCCATTATTACTACATTTTTAATAGTCATTCTTTTAAAAAACTTCATATCATCTGGTATGTTCCATGGCATGTTGCCATTTTTAGAAATACCCTTATTACAATCATATGCAACAATCGCTTCAACCTTCATTTTATATTACACGGACATTTTAGTTTAAATAATAATAACATAATAATTATAAAATATATGACAACAAAACAAGATTTTACTAATGAAGAGTATTTAAATAAAATGAAACATGCAAATGAAAGTTTAGGGATTAGTGATGATTTTACTAGTGAAAAAAATAAAAATATTATATTTGTTTACACGCCGCCAAAAGTTGGTTCAACTACATTGGTATCTTCCATAAGAATAAATGCTTGCGGAAAATTTACAGTATTGCATTTACACAATGAAATAATGTTAAAAGTATTATATAAGATTACAGATGTCACCGTTTTGGATATAATAAAATATAACAAATTTTTGGGAAAAAATGTATACGTAATTGACATTTATAGAAGCCCCATAGAGCAAAAATTATCTACTTTTTTTGAAAATATACACTCATTTCACTTCAACGTTCCAATTGAAATTTTAAATACGTTTGAAATAGAAAGGATTATTAAAAGATTTAACCAGGTGTTCCCATATTTGCTTACAAACGACAATTTTAGAACAAAATACAATGTTCCAGTTCCCGAAACGTTTGATTTTAATAAAAAGTTTATTTCTTCCGAGGTTGATGGAATTAAATATTTTAAAATTAGACTTAAAGACTCGGATGAATGGAGAAACATTTTGAAAAATGTGCTAGGGGTTGAAATTTATATAGCAAATGATTATGAAACTAATAAAAAACCAGTTAATAAACTTTTTTCTACATTCAAACAGTGTTACAAAATACCAATAAATTTATTTGAATCTATTAAAAACGACGATAATTTAAAATATTACTATTCAGATGAAGAAAGAAAACAGTATTTAAGTTCTTGGATAGTAAAAAATGATAAAACACCAGTTTTAACGTTTACTCCAGAAGAATATGTTTTTTATTCAGATATATCATTAGATAATAGGCACATTAGTGAAATACAGATGGATCATTACATTGATTTAGGATGTTTGTGTGTGGGGTGTTGTAGAAAGCGTGGATTATTATTATTTAAATTGCAAAGGGGTGAACAAATTACTGAAAAAATTAATCATTACAGCGCGGGAGCCGATTATTTAAAAGCCAAGGCAAAAAGAGTTCCTGTTTATTTAAAAGTTAATAATAACTCTAGAAACGTTGGAATCTTAAAATCAAACTTTATGAAAGTTTTAAGGTAATAATTTTTAAAATTTGTTATAAATTTTTATAACAAATTTTTTTCAGGAGGGGTCGTAGGGGAACCTGGGGTTCCCCACACAAAAAAAAAAAAGATGTATGTGTAAAAAAAAATTGAAAAGTTTTTTGGTTGAAAAAGAATTTACCAAAGAATAGTAAAAATGATGACGTCAAGTTTGAATGAAGGTTTGTTGC